TGCTTTCGTCCTTGTCTCTTCGCGTTCCCGCCACCATTTATGTTTCGTACCATTTTCTTATCTATTATTTTGGATTTTAATGATTTTTATTCATACCCTTCAATTTTATATACCACTATTATATATTATTCTCTTTTTTATGGCCGCAACACCTTCTACTATTGTATCAGAAACCCGTAGTTTTTTATTTACAATATATCGAATATTACCTTTCATAGTTGTTGCGTATTTCTTTATATCTTCTATTTTTTCAGGCGATGTATCTGGGTTTTTGATTCTGGTTGGAATCCTATTATCTTCCGTTGTAACAATTCTAGCGAGCAGAACACAATACTTTATGAATGGTATTTTTGAAACTAAAATTAATGGTTCTTGGGACAGTATTCCAAGTGATAAAAAAACAGTCGGCACTACTGATCCAAAACAAAAAATAATAGATTCCCTCAAATACTGTAATTGGTTTACAATCGGAAATTCCCCAATATCTTACTTACCTCTAAGCACCCATATTTATTGGTTCTTGTATTCCTATTTCTTTTACGTAATGGGTATAAACGATGTTTTAGCTAAGAACTGGTTTTTACTCCTAGTTATGAGCGGTCTTCTATTTGTGGACGGTTATTACAACCGAGAAGCATGTATCGGTAATTATATCATCGTACCCATCTTGATTGGAATTCTTTCGGGTGTAAGTTGGGCAGCAATCGTTGGTCCCAAAAATCACATGATCCCCTTGCTCTCGCAAAAAACCCAATGTAGTGCTCAAACAAGTCGTTACAATTGTCGCATAAAGCGCACCGGTCAAGTTATAAATGCTTAGTTCATTCATGGCGTGAAGTGCTGGATATTATGTTTTATCCAATTCTTAACTATGACTGCAATTTTAGTACGCATCATATCATCCGCCATCAATTTAGCGCTGCGATGTTTATCTTCAAAATGAAAAACAAACAAGTTGATCGAATCCACAAAACTCATTCCGTCATAGGTTTCATCCAACTGGTCTGCACTAAAAATCGCATATCCCTTTCGCTTATTCACTTCGTTGTGGAAATTACAAATCATTATTTTCAAATCTTGTTTTGTGCGAATATTATTGAAATTGATGGATTGTAAATATCGTTTAGCGTGTTCTGAACAAACCGGACACGGCAAAACTGTACAAATCGAAAAAATCGTGTTTAATAGTTCTAAACGTATCACGGCAAAATCTGTTTCTTTTACTTTATGGGCAAGTAAATGAAAAAACGTCCATATCGGTTTCCCCCACTTTAGTTTCACTTCGGGTGGAGGCGGCGGCGGCGGCGGCGATTTGGGTATGCTACGAGGCGCGTTCGCCAATCGTTGGGTCGCTGCTAAATACTGATTCGAAAATCCAAACACCACCGGAGAAATAGGTTGATTATTTTTTGCCGACTGTTTTACCTGGACAGGTTGTGTTAATTGCTGTTTTTTAGAAAGCATATATGGAGATGTTTGTTTATGGACGTTACTGAACATCATTTCGTTAATAAATATATATATATGTAAAAAATATTTTGGTGTTTTTTACATACAAATCCAAAAAATATAGAAAAATATATACAACATAGTATAATGTCGATTGCTAAAAACAAAGCCGAGTTGGTTCAACTCATAAAAGATTGGATTTCGACGGATAATGAAATTCGCGAGTTGAATAAGCAAGCAAAACTTCGAAAAGACAAACTCAAAAAAATTTCTCAAAACTTGATTAGCACTATGAAAGAAAATGATATCGACGAATTTAATGTGAAAGACGGCAAGATTATGTATGCGAAAACAAATGTGAAAAAACCAATCACTAAGAAAACCTTGATGACGGTGCTTTCAAAGTATTATAAAGGGGATATATCGCAAGCAATTGAGGTCAATAATTTTATACTTGAAAATCGCGAGGAGGTTGTGAAAGAAACGATTAAACGCACTATTGTCAGCAAGGTGGATCTTGAATAATATGTCTTCGATTTTTGATTAGACAAACACCTTTGGGCGGTCGGTTTTAGTTCATAATAAAATATATTTATGTACAATTTTCTTTTGAAAAACCAATAACAGCACAAGCGATTCTCTTACCCGCGTTGCCGGTTTTTAAACTCTCGGCATTTCCACCTTTTCCGCAATCGTCTTCATCTTCGTGAATAATTAAACCTCTGCCAATAATATTACACTTAGTTCCTCTAAGTTTGATAACATTATCATAGAATGTATATCTTGCATGACCTTTATTATTTGCTTGTATATTACCTAAATCACCGACATGTCTTTTACTCATACCAGGACATCCATGCGTATTTCCATATGGATTGAAATGAGCACACATACTATTACATTTATCAGTTAAATCTCCTGCTTCATGAACATGAAAACCATGTAAAGAATCGGGGCGTAATCCGGTAATATTTAACTCTATTTTTACTATATTATTCGTCAAATCTTCACTAAATTTAACATATCCTTGAATACCATCATTAAATACCGCAATAGCATACACCGGTTTATTTGCCATTATTTACATAAATAATATATAATAAAAAACAATTTATACCTAATAACAATATGTCAAGACCTTTGATTGGGTCGGGCTTCGCCCTTTAACAAAGTCCCAGTTCCGGAATACACAGCACCCCATTTATTTTTTTACATTTCGCAATAATTGCCGGGTCTGTCTTTTTCTCCAAAATGTCTTCCGTCTTATAAACATTGTTAAACTTATCAATATAATACACAATTCCCATAATGTCTGTCGCAAACACATCCAATTGTTTCGTGCATACCACATTTTCTTCCGCCGACAATCCATACGGTACTCCTTTCGCATGTGTCCCGCAAAACTCGCATCCGTCTTTGCGCTTTCGCGTACATTGTTCACCGTTTGCCCTCTTCGCATTGCATCTGTTCTGTGTGGGAATTGAGTTTTTTACGCGTTTTCGTTTCGATAAATCTTCCTTTCCAAATACCAATCTATCATACTCATAGACATATTCCAATAATTCATTTGCTTTATCATTATCGCTAAACTTTAACTTGATCATCTTTTCACGAATGTCATCTTTGAATTTCGTGAAGAATACGTTTGTCTTTAAATTTAATTTATTTTCCATTTTGTTATTTTGATATATAGAATAACAAGATGCCTCTAATCAATTTTATAAAACATATTTTTAAACTACTTAAAGCGTCGTGGGTTCCGGACATGCAATGGGGTCGGCGCCAACAAACTCCATATATTGTTCAAGGGTGCATGGTTTTAGATTCCTATTTCCGCATTTTACACATTTTTCATATAGACGTTCTTCTTCTTTTGTGATATCTTCTTCTTTTTTCGTATCTAGTTGTTTCAGTAACCGATTGTTCAGTATTATTTTATGTGCTTTACAACTGCGGCATTTTCGCTTCTTACGTGACTTGGCGCATCCCTTATGACTTACACCAACTTTGGTTTTGTTACGCTTCATAACTTCTCTAAACTGTTTTTCTGTGTGATTTCCATTTTTTGTCATTGCTCCCTCGCCATTATAACATATTGTTTTTTCGGGCATATCTATAATATATTATCGCAGTTTATTTTGCTGTATCATTGAAGAAATTATAGAGGAGATTGTCTGGATTGTGGTTTTTCACATCACCATCGATGAGTTTGATACTTTCGTATATTTTGCGCAACACATCGCTTGGTGCAGCAGAACCGACCTTGATAAACCCGGTTTTCAAAAGATATTTGCGAACTTCGGCGATGGGCGTCTGTTTTAACATATATGTTTGTGTGGTCACGTTGTTTTTGATGGTTTTATTTGGTAGCAGAACACCAACGGCGGGTTTGTATTTATCCCGCCCAACTCGAAATGTTCGTTTTGTTATTTTTCTAACTTTTTTAGGTATTTTTTTCGGTTTGTTTTTTGAATCCTCTATTTTTATCTCACGCAACTTCTTCATTTCATTGATTTCATCTGGTGTGCGAATACGTCCAACAATATTATTGGGGGCGGGGGTTAATGCCGAACCTCCACCCGGTTTGGATGTGGATAATGATTGTGACATTTGTTGTTGGTGTGGCATTCGTTGTTGTTGTTGTGGGTAAGGCATAGATAGAGTCGATGGCATAGACACGCCAGATTTCATTGTATAATTTCGATAAGTTGGCATCATACCGCCTTTTAAACATCCATACTGCGGCGGCGGCGGTTGTATTTTATAAGGAGTTACAACAGGATTACTCATATAGTTATTTATAGGATTCCCCATTTGTCTTACTACAGAACTATCAATGGTATCTATTAAATTAGTAAGCGGTTCTGAAATATTTGAAATCGTTGGGTCTTCATGAAATAAAAGCGATTGTGGTTTGTTGGGTTCTCCGGTCATCATCATAGGCGCAAGATTTTTGATTGTTTTATTTAAATTCGCCTTTTCCGTATTTTCTACAACTGATTCCATAAATTTCACCGACTCGTCAAATTCATTATTGAACACGGTTTCGACTGTATCTGGTTTGTTTTCTTTTTCATTAAACAATGTTTTGTATTGCTTTTCCTGGTTCGCACGTATCCGCTGTAAAATCTCTTTTTTTCTGGTTTTGTCTGATTTTTGTACAGGTGCCTTTATTTTCAATGGTTTTTCGGGTTTCTTTTTTCGAGTATTTGACGAACCTCCGAATCCTGAAAATATGTCTGGGTTTATCGATATTGTTTTTAATTTGGGTTCGCTCATATGTTTATCGTAGTTATAAAATAAAGATACTATAATTCAGTTATATTGGCCGCAAACTATTCTTCGCTAAATTACTTGCGATTGTTTTGTGTGTTTTCGGTGACTTTTATTCATGTATCGTTTTATGATACTCTAGTCGTCGTTTCACAAAATACATTTCAAAACAACTTATAAAATTGAATCGAATATATTTTTAAGTATAATATGAAAACTATTATACCAAACCATACTAAAATGTCTCAACAACAACAACCAGAAAAGAAGAAGCGTGTCAGCAAGAAGGCAATGGATGCCGAGATGCTCATCGACACGAACGAACCAAAGAAACGCACTAATAAAAAAAAGGTAGATACGACAAACGACACTACCATTCAACTCGAGCAAATAATGAAGGAAGAAATCGAACAGAAAGCAGAAATCGAGAAACTAGTAGAGGAAAATATGACAAATCCCAGCAGAGAAGTAATTGGGCACTTAGGCGAATACATTGAAGAACCATACACCATCATCGAATCCTATTTCAAAGGACAGAGTTCTTCCCGTCTAGTGAGACACCAAATCGAGTCATACAACAATTTCATCAATCTTCAGATGCAAGAAACCATCCGTATGTTCAACAACATCAAGATACGTTCAGTAAAAGATTACAATCCCGAAAAAGACCTATACGGGTTGGAAATCGAGATTAATTTTGACAGTCTTAAAATCTACCCTCCTCAAATTTACGAAAACAACGGGTCGACGAAAATGATGCTCCCCATGGAAGCGCGTTCGCGTAATTTCACATATGCTTCAAATATGACGATTAACGTTGCCGTCAAATATACCATTCGAGACACAGTTGAAATGGATCAACCCAGAGTCATCACCAAAGTGATCCCAAAAGTAAATATCGGCAAAATCCCCATAATGGTCAAATCGTCAATTTGCGTTCTCACTCAAAATCCACAGTTAAACCCTGCGGATGTCGGTGAATGCGAGTTTGACCACGGTGGATACTTTATTATCAAGGGTTCTGAAAAGACGGTGTTACCTCAAGAACGCGCGGCGCAGAATTCGGTCTCTTGCTACGACGGGAAAAACGCGTCCAGATGCAGTTGGTATGCCGAAATCAAGTCCATTCCCGATTTCAAATGTATATCCCCGAAACAGATTGAAATCGACATCTCAAACAAGAATAATGGATTCGGATTTCCATTGAAGGTCGTTATTCCCAGAGTGCGAGAATCCATTGATTTATTTGTCTTATTCCGCGCACTTGGCGTTATGTCCGACAAAAGCATTTGTGAATATATAATTTTGAACTTGGAAGATTCGAAACAGCGAGAAATGTTGAATTTCTTAAATGCGTCCGTCGTTGAAGCAAATTATTGTATGACGAAAGAGGACGCGTTGAAACAGATCACTTCTCACGTGGCGTTCATCCCTATAAATATGGACAAAGATTCTGGAATCAAAAAGAAACAGGATTTCACACTTGAGGTGTTGAGCAACGATTTGTTCCCTCATTGTGTATCTCCCGAACAGAAGATATACTTTCTTGGATACATGGCAAACAAGTTGATTCAAACCGCGCTTGGTTGGATTAAACCGAATGACCGAGATTCATATGTGAATAAGCGGATTGACTTGACCGGACAATTGCTGAACAATCTATTCCGCAACTACTTCAATAAATTGGTGAAGGAAATGCAGAAAAACGTCATCAAGGAAATCAACAATGGGTCGTGGCGCTCATCCGACGATTATGAGAATATAATCAGCGCATCCAATGTATGTAAAATCATCAAATCTACCACTATCGAAACCGGTATTAATCGTGCGCTTTCAACCGGCGATTTCAGTATCAAACAGAGCAATAGTAGTAAGGTCGGTGTTGCTCAGGTGGTGAATCGTCTTACTACCGCAGCAACTCTCAGTCATATGCGTCGCATCAATACCCCCATTGATAAGAGTGGCGAACTGATTGATCCGCGTAAATTACACGGAACCACGTGGGGATTTCTGTGCCCCGCGGAAACCCCGGAAGGTCAGTCGATCGGTGTTGTGAAAAACATCAGTTATTTGACGCATATGACGATTTCCACAAATAGTTCATCCTTATACACATATGTTGCGCCATTCATGAGTGATATAAACACGATTACCCCACGCGACGCGTATAACAAGGTGAAAGTGTTTGTGAATGGTTGCTGGGTGGGCGTCACCGACGATCCGATAACCTTGTATGAGTCTATGAAAGAGAAAAAATACAGTGGCATTATCAATATTTATACGTCCGTCGTGTTTGACTACAAGATGATGGAGATTCGCATATGTAATGACGGCGGACGAATGACGCGACCATTGCTACGAGTAAAGAATGGACAAGCACTTATTACGAAGGAAATTATCAATCGTTTGTCGAATGATGAAATCACCTGGAACGACTTACTCACTAGTTGTAAATTGGAGACCTCGGTGATTGAGTATATCGATCCCGAAGAGCAGAACTTTGCTCTTATCGCGCTTCGCGCGAAGAACTCCTACATACAAAAGGACACGCGTGTTCAATACACTCATTGTGAAATCCATCCAAGCACGATATTCGGTGTTCTTGCGTCGTGTATTCCTTTCCCGGAACACAATCAAGCGCCGCGTAACACGTATCAATGTTTAGATATTAATGAAACTGTTTTATTAAGTAATGGAAATAAAGTTCCAATTAAGGATATTAAAATTGGCGATTCTGTTATATGTTTTAACCCAGATACGTTTAAAACTTCACATACTACAGTTGTAAATCATTATGTTAGAGAAACTGATAAAAAAATATTTAAAATAAAAACAATCAACGGACGAGAAATTATTGCAACTGATGATCACAAATTCATGACTACATCTGGATGGTGTGAAGTTCGAAATATGTCTATTAATGAAACAATGATTGGCACAATGGATATAATTGATAATCCTGTCTTTGAATTAGTTTCTGTAATTGAAGAAGTAGAGAACCGCTTAATATCAGATATTACAGTTGCGTCTGATGACCACAGTTTTATTGCTGGAAACAATTTCCTATCAAGTAATTGTGCACAGGGGAAACAAGCAATGGGTATGTATGCGACCAATTTCGACAAGCGTTTCGACAAAACCGCGTATGTGCTTTCCTACCCGTCCCGCCCCTTGGTGGATACTCGTCTCATGAATTGGTTGGATTTGGTAAAAATCCCATCTGGACAACAGATTTACGTCGCCATCATGTCTCACACAGGTTATAACCAGGAAGACAGTGTGTTGGTGAATCAGGGATCTATCGACCGCGGTATGTTCTCCACCACGATCTATCACACCGAGAAGGACGAAGATAAGAACATTACCAACTTTGTGAGTCGCACAAAACCGGATCTCACCAAGACGAAGGGTGTTAAATATGGAAACTACGACAAGATTAATTCGCAAGGATTTGTTCCCAAAAATACCATGTTGGATGACCACGATATCATTATGGCCAAGGTCGCGCACATCAAGGAAAACCGCAATGACCTGACAAAAACCGTCAAGTTCGAAGACCAGAGCAAGACGTTCCGCACGGGTGGTGAAGAAATATACGTTGATGAAAACTATATTGGTCGAAATGGTGACGGATATAACTTTGCCAAAGTCCGTGTTCGAATCCATAGAAAACCGGTGATGGGTGATAAATTCTCAAGTCGCCACGGCCAGAAGGGCACTGTTGGAAACATCATTCCCGAGTGTGATATGCCTTACACCAAGGACGGATTGCGACCCGATATTATCATCAATCCTCACGCAATTCCTTCGCGTATGACGATCGGACAACTCAAGGAAACTCTGCTAGGTAAGGTCCTTGTCCATCTGGGCATGTTCGGCGACGGCACCAGTTTCGGCGAATTGGACGTCAATACCATCGCAGAACAACTCCAGAAACTCGGGTATGAGAGTTACGGAAACGAAGTCATGTATAACGGAATGTCAGGCGAACAGATTGATACCAACATATTCATTGGACCCGTGTTTTACCAGCGTCTCAAGCACATGGTCAATGATAAACAGCACAGTCGTTCCATCGGTCCGATGGTGAATCTGACTAGACAACCTGCCGAGGGTCGCAGCAGAGACGGTGGGTTCCGCATCGGTGAAATGGAGCGTGATGTTATGATTGCCCACGGAATGAGTCGATTCTGTCGCGAACGCTTGTACGATGTTTCCGACAAATACAGTGTCCATGTTTGTAAAAAATGTGGTATGATTGCTCAGTATAACAACAATGGTATCATGCAATACAAGACCGAAGGTAATTCGTTTGTTAAGTTGGATATCACGGTTCATAATTGCGCAATATGTAATAATACTACAGACTTCGCCTATGTCGAAATACCATATGCGTTCAAATTGCTTGCTCAGGAATTACAGACCATTAACTGTGTTCCAAGATTGCTCACTGAGTAATCAAATATATATTGTGTGTTTTGTTTGTTTGTTTTTTACGTGTATACACAATGATGTAATGGTTACGAGATAATATGACTGCGTAAAAAATGGATAACCCATCTGTTATTTTTAGTTTGTTAAATCAAAGTGTATGTATAAAATCAAAGTGTATGTATAAAATCAAAGTGTATGTATAAAATCAAAGTGTTAAATATATTTAATCAATAGTTCGCCTTCTTCCAGCGAATACTTACCTTTCTTGTAAAGTCTCAGTCTCATTCTGTTTTGTAGTCTGATTCTCAGATCTTTTTCAGAGACTATTTTTTTATTTTTTTCCAAAACAACATCTTGGGACGCATATTTTTCATACTTTTCCCGTTCTTGTGTTATTCTTCTATTTTTAAAAGCGATCAATCGATCGCGAAGCTCTTTTTCTTGAGCAGATACCGAAACAGTATCAATCTCGGCTAGCATAAATTCAGCAGCAGTTAACATTTTCGTAGTAGTTTAAAAGACAAATCAGCAAATTATATATATATATCAAAAATTGTATTTGGATAAATATTAAAAAAGGTGTTCAATTTTATAACATCAGTAAAAAACAATTATACGTCATAAAATATTAGTTCAAATATTTTTTTACGAAACCAGGTGTGATTTTCATGCATCGATTGCGAACAGATAGGTTGTAATGGTCTCGATTAACATGGTATCCACATTCCATCAAGTAAACAAATAAATCATAATTATCTTCATATATCACAGTTTGCTCAATTTTACGCATAAAATACGGATACTCACGTTGGAATGTGGCGTTTGTTATTTCAAAATATTCCTCTATCAAACGCAATACTTTCACATCTGTTGCGTACGAAATGCATTCATCGTATAAATCATATATTTCTTCTTTTCTTTTCTTTTTCGCACTTGAAATGTCTCGGCGCAAAACCAATTCTTCAAAGTTTTTTGCGTTTTTTATCGCATATTTTAATAGGTTTGCCGGGTCTTTTTTCTCACTTATATATTTTTCGAGGAAAATCACAAATATTTCAAGAGAAGCATTTTCACAGATATTTTTTTCGCCTCTTTCATGGATTGATATGTTTTTATCCAACAACATTCTAAACATAACAACGTCATTGTTATTTATCACCGGTCTTAATATGTCTTCTGTAAAAGGAATTTTCAATTCAATCCCACGAATCAGTATTTCCATATTGCGATTGTCTGCTGCATAATATAAAAGTGGAGTTTCCAATCTTTCTGTATCTATGTTGTCACGCACGATGATATAATCAAATAATTCTATTAGGTTCATTCGCATACATGCCAACATAACGTTTCGTTTTTCCTCTGTTAGCAACACCACGATTTGTTTGGCTAACCACGATTGTTCCTTGTTTGGTATTTCAATCATCCTCGAATTCGGGTTTTCTAACCAGAACTCATCGATACTCATGAAAATGTATTTATACATTTTTGTATGAAATCCATACATACAATCAGACAAGAGGATTTTTGTAATATCGGCATTGGACTGAACTCTTAAATTTTCAACATAAATATGGTCGAGTATATTTATAGTGGTTTCGTCGGGGAAAAGTTCTTTTATGTTGTTAAGATGCGCAGATTCTTTATAATGAATCGGCAGGTCATCAATGCGGAATTGTTTTCCAAGAATAGCGGTTTCGTCAATAAATTCGGTCATTTTTGTAATTTTATCATTTGTTTTTATATGATTGGGTTAATCAATTTTACACCATTTATCGGTATGAGGTGTATATTTATTTTTTATTATATATTTCAAACAGGTCATCATACGACAATCTATGTATTTTTTCGGATTCATTTGTTAAGTTTGTTATCTCAGTTTTGAGTGCCTCTATTTTTTTCGCAATCTCATTTTTTTTCATATGATTTTTTTCTAATATCGCAAATATCATTTGTGCGTAAGTTATTTTTTTAGGAGGCGATTCGACTATGAAACAGTCGTATATACAATCCTTGCAGAAAAACACGTCATTTATCTCTGTTGTGGCGGGGGTTTTACAATGTGAACATTCGGTTTGCATTTTACTATAAATATGATGTTGATTTGAATATGATGTGTAATTATATGTATACATCATATTCAATTTTACCATTTGTAAATATCCGTAAAAAAAACATTTTACTTTCTATTAAATTATTAAATTTTATACATACAAATATAAATTTTTATACACACACATATCTATTTCTAATTACAAAATACATCCAAATCTATTTGTCCGATCGCACAAGCGACTACATATCCATGTCCAAAAGGATACTTAATATCACACATTCTTTCTCTTAATAATTCTTCATTCACCTCTATACACATTACTCCTCCTTCTTCTGTTCTTGGACCATCAAAATCATATATTGTAATATTCTTACCTTCCTCAATTGCCTTCTTCCAGTGTAATGTCATTTCTCTATTTTTTATTAGTTCATAATACTCTTTTACATACACATCCTTTCGTGCTGTTATATAATCAATATCTCCTCTCTCTTCATATCCCTCAAAACGAGCACACAATACTCTCTTTCCTTTTCCCTTAGGATATCTTCTCTTAGGACTGTCTTGTTTCTTCCACCAGTCCTTCACCTCCTTCTCATCGATTCCTTCAAATATCTTTCCAGATTGCCATCTACTTTCAAAATTCCAATATCCCTTATATCCTCCCTCAATTGGAGTCATTGGACTAAAATCCCTTCTATTCTTACTTGCCTTTGCTTGAGCACTAGTAACATTTACAGTAATACTTTCAGGGTCTATTTTCTTACCCCATTCGCCTCTCATGTTCATACTGGCTATATATATCTTTCCTTTCGTAGTCATTTTATTGGTCGTAATAATTAATGTTTTATAAATTGTAATAAGTTATTGTTTTAATGTATTTTAAATTATCATATTTTCGGTGTTCAATTTTATTGATAGTAAGTACGTTCCTCTATCAACTATTATAAAATGTTTTGATTATTACCTACACATATGTAGATCGGTTTTATAAAAATCATACAAGATTGTTATAAAAGTATATAATCCTTAAAAATACCCCCTATTTGAAAGACCCCATGAGATTTGTGTTTTGGACATTTTTGGACATTTTAAAAATGTCCATTTTCGGATTCCTCGAGGGAATCTTTTTTTGCCGCACTGAAAAATCAGGGAACACAAAAGGAATACATTGTCGCACTGAGAATGGTAAGGAAAATGTTTATGTTTTTTAGTGATTTTTTGAAAAATCCGAAATTCCAAAAATCGGAGGAAAAATCCTGGCTACATTCTGGCGCGATTATGGCGCGATTATCAAATAGCACCAGAATGTAGCCAAGAATGCCCTCCTACATATTCTTGATACCGTGATCGCAATGCCGTCTATCAAGAGTATGTAGAGGGGCATTTTTATCATATATGTTTCTATAAAGTTTACAACAATACTTATAATGTGTTTCTACATGTTTGTAGGGTGATTTTATAATAATAATACAAGATTATCATAAAAGTATATAATCCTTAAAAAATACCCCCTATTTGAAAGACCCCATGAGATTTGCGTTTTGGACATTTTTGGACATTTTAAAAATGTCCATTTTTGGATTCCTCGATGGAATCTTTTTTTGCCGCACTGAAAAATCGGGAAACAAAAAGGGGGTCGACTTGTCGCACTGAAAATGGTAAGGGAAATATATATATTTTTTAGTGATTTTTCAAAAAATCCGAAATTCCAAAAATCGAAGGAAAAATCCTGGCTACATTCTGGTGCTATTATGGCGCGATTATCAAATAGCACCAGAATGTAGCCAAGAATGCCCTCCTACATACTCTTGATACCAAGGGTTCCAACGTCGATACCAAGAGTATGTAGAGGAGCATTTTTACATCGCAATATTTTCTAATAATAAGTAGGTGGTCTCTATATTTATGTAGGGTGGTTTTATAAAATAATCAAAATAATGTAATTCTTATAAATTCTTAAAAAATACCCCTATTTGAAAGACCCCATGAGATTTGCGTTTTGGACATTTTTGGACATTTTAAAAATGTCCATTTTCGGATTCCTCGATGGAATCTTTTTTTGCCGCACTGAAAAATCGGGAAACAAAAAGAGAGTTGATTGTCGCACTGAGAATGGTAAGGAACATATTTGTAAAAGTTGGTGATTTTTTGAAAAATCGGAAATTCCAAAAATCGGAGGAAAAATCCTGGCTACATTCTGGTGCTATTATGGCGCGATTATCAAATAGCACCAGAATGTAGCCAAGAATTCCCTCCTACATATTCTTGATACAATGGTTTCTAATGTCGATACCTAGTCCATGTAGAGGGACATTTTTACATCGCAATATTTTTCAATAATAATTAGGTGGTCTCTACAATTCTGTAGGGTGATTTTATAATAAATAATCAAAATAATGTAATTCTTATATAATCCTTAAAAAATACCCCCTATTTGAAAGACCCCATGAGATTTGCGTTTTGGACATTTTTGGACATTTTAAAAATGTCCATTTTCGGATTCCTCGATGGAATCTTTTTTTGCCGCACTGAAAAATCGGGAAACAAAAACGGATCAACTTGTCGCACTGAAAATGGTAAGGAAAAACTTTATATTTTTTAGTGATTTTTCCAAAAATCGGAAATTTCAAAAATCGAAGGAAAAATCCTGGCTACATTCTGGCGCGATTATGGCGCGATTATGAAATAGCACCAGAATGTAGCCAAGAATTCCCTCCTACATACTCTTGATACAATGGTTTCTAATGTCGATACCAAGTCCATGTAGAGGCATCTATTTTGGCTACATTTGATAATCTAGCCAAAAAACAAAATAAAAATATACAACCAAAATATACAAATGAATACAAAACATAAGACATATTTGTTCGAAATTGCCAATACAGATGAAAATTGGGATTTCGTTCGCGGTCTATCCGAATACGACTATATAATAATATGCAAAGAAGACATCAAAATAAAAGGTTTTATTCGATTTAAAAACCAACGCCACATTGATTCGGTCTCGCGAACGTTTTTCGGCGGAAAAGCAATTTTACATGCGTCAACCATGTTTGATATGGAATGCCGCAATATGTTCATTTCAAACCCCACATTTTATGAAAATGGAAAACCTCTACGAAAAAAACGAAAAAACTGCGAATCCCAAAAAGAAAAAGAACAAGTCGAACGCGAATTGATTCTATTAAAAGAAGAAAATGAACAAAAGACCAAACAACTTGAACTCCAAAACCAACTCATAAACCAACAATGTGAACTACTGAAACAACAAATACAAATTACACCTTCTGCTGAAAACGACAATTTCCAACAACTTATGAATATGTGTCTCACGCTCGCCAAATCCAACGCAACCGTTGCTGAAAATCTCACAGTTTACAGTAACACTATTATTCAAAATAACAACAACAATAGCAACAGCAATAACAATAGCAAAATCAAGAACAAATTCAATTTGAACTTCTTTTTGAACGAACAATGTAAAGACGCAATCAATCTCATTGATTTTGTGAAGGGCATTCAACTCGAATTAAATGATATGATTCTACACAACAAAGTGGGATATGCCGACGCAATTTCAACCATATTTAACAAAGAATTGAATAAAATGGAATTAACCAAACGCCCCGTTCATTGCACTGATTTAAAGCGCGAAGTCATTTATGTGAAAGATGATGGTAAATGGCACAATGACGAGAATCACGAAATCGCAGATAAAGCAATTACAATCCTGTCAACTCGCAACTATTTGCAAATGAAAAAATGGAAAGAAGAAAACCCAAACTATCTCACAAATCAAGAGAAAAATGTAGAATATCTCAAACTTACTAAGAATCTAATGGGCGGTAGCACCGACCAAGAGCAAGATGCGAATTCCAAAAAAATTATTAAAAATATCGCAAGAACTACGCATCTCGATAAAGAAGACGCGATCGTATAGATATTTCATATATACAGTCGAATGTAAACATGAAAATGCGTAAAACGTTTTACATTATGCGGATAAGTGACTAATGTATATAATCTTGGGTTGTATAATAGTTTTACGTGTATATCAACCCATATTGTTATTCTTCGTCCTTTACATATCGCGTACAACATAACCAATCGATCCAATATTCGCCATAGTTATATTGTTGATGGTGTAATAAATGGTGATTACCAATAAGCAAAATATTGTTATCATCGTGTCGCAACATACTGCGGACATTGATAAGTACAATCGCAAAAACAAAAGTCATCAAATCGAATTTCATAAACAGATAGGGAAAGAAAACACCCATTCCCTGGAACGGACCTTCAAACCAATGACCAGTATACACAGGATTGACAATTTGATGATATAATGTATGAATACTATACAACCATTTATTTAAAATAATATGCGATGTGTAAAACCACAAATCGTATCCTAAAATAACGCACAACACTTGTAAAAACATAAATATAACTTATACTTTACATTTATGGTTTGCCTTTATGCGATTTATACAGTTCACTTTATTATATGCCATTTATTCCATTTACGCATAGGTGCGTTTCAAAGCATATGGGTTCTGTTGTAAAGCACTATAAATATCCGGGGTGTTACGATTGACTTGCCCCAAATTTTGATGCTTTTGCTGAAATTCGCCCATCTGATTGATCGACTGTATCGAGTTCGGCATTCGCGGGATCGACGCACGATTGTTTTCCAAATCGAATTCCTTCGCCTTACCTACATAATTCACGTGTCCATTGAAAATATTCGTATTTGAGTTTCCAAACCGACCATTAATCGTAGACGCCTTCGTATCGCTTGGAACATGACTATATTCGGCATCGTATGTCCGCAATCCTGGAGTGGAATATCCAGCAACACCCGTATGTCCAACAAGGGTCGTGTCGCGTTCTTGACTAACCGTCGTGGCGGCAGTAGATAAATATCCATTGTTGGTCTGTCCTCGGTTCACATTCAAATGCACTGGCGCCTCACCAGTGGTTTCACGAATCGTCGGGGCAGGCGCGTCATTCGGATTATACAAATAGGATTGATTGACCGCCGTCTTTGCATCGCCATATACACGCATATTTCCAGTCACATTTTCTTTGCGCGACGGACGCATCATCTCCAATAGAGGCGCAACCACCGCACCAATGCCACTCTTCACGCTTCCGAAATAGTCTTCAGTGTTCTTGTTCGCAGTCCTGTTGTTATTATACATCTGAAACGATTTGCTTCCATAATCACCCTCCGAAGCAAAATTCCGTCCATTCGCATTTGCGACACCGATTTGTTGCTGACCCAATTCAATGCGATGAGACGGCAATACTTCACCGGGTGTTGCCGAGTGGTGATGAATGCTTTGGGAAACACCCCCATAATCCGTGGTTGTCTCTGGTCGAACCACATGTCTCTCTACAGGAATGGCGTGCATAGTTTGACCCTTTTCAGCACCGGTAGTGGTAAAGAGACGATCCTGCCCCCATTCAAACGCGGTTTCGGGACCGTTCTTCTGATATGAACCAATGATGCCTACATTGGTCACACGACTCATTGCGGGTCCTTCGTGATTAAGAAGCATTGTCTCAGTGGATTTCTGTTTATTGGCAGTTCTAAGTTCATCCACGGTTTTCGGTTGCCACGATTCACGCATCATCGTGCCGGCATTGTATCCACCCGAACCCTCGGCAGTGTATCCGAGTCCAAGACCTGGACCCACCTTGATTTCCTCGAATGGTTTCACATTGGCCATTCGCATACTGGGATTCACACGAGACTGGTAAAAATCGTTGGAATTCGGCGCACCGTGTGCCCACTGATATTTCTCATTCGGTGAAAATAGAGGCGACTGCTCAGTTTTTGAAATTTGTTGCGATCCGCTTCCTAAATAGTTATCCATAATGGATTCATTTGCCTTCTCATTAACTGCCGACCGAATTTTCCCCCCGAAAAATGGCATCATATTGCTATGTTTGAAATATTCGGATTCTACCTGCTCACCCGCGAGTGAATAGTATTGGTTTTTGTCGGCGTCTGCCTTTTTCGTAATCATATTGTTCTGAACGAGAGGATTGAAATATTTGTCGGTATATGCGGAACCGCCATCATACTTATTGGTTGTCGAAAGACGCGACGACAACTCCGTTTCGGGATTTGCGATATCATCGGTCGGATAATTCTTGTCCGGAACATTGGTGTTTGGTAAATTCTTAAACCCCTCGATTCCCTTTTCTTTCTTTGATTGATTCGAAACAATGTAGAGACCGCCTAATGCGACTAAAGGTATTACAACTTCCATTATTAATATTCAAATATATATATTATACAGTTGAATAAATCCAGTCATAAATCTAATGATTATTGATTGTAAGGCATCGGTTCGCCAATCAACACCGACTTCGTCGCCTGACGTTTAAAGTAGTCTTTTTCCAGCATTCGTGTGTTCAAGTCGCGCTGGATGGGAATCTCTATTTTGTCTAGAGGATTCAAAAAAGGTTGTTCCCAACGGTCCAATTCGATATCACGATATGTCCATGCCGGATGGGTAGCGCGAGACTCGTCTGTCACATAATCCACTGTTTCATAAGACATCGCATGCGACTCGGGTTTCACATTCCATTTCGAGTGCTCATTCACACCTACTAAATCGCGATTGTATGGACGGGTCATTCCGCGCAAATCACTGTTAATATCAACCATATTGTTTTTGAAATTGGCGCCCCACCCCTGGATACGAATATGCGGATCCGCATTAAATGGCATTGTATCACCAGGACCCGGTGTATCTAAAGCATACCGACCCGCAAAAGTGCTGATGGCGTTTTTCTTTTCAATACGTCCATGGTCGTTGTTGTATCGTGTGTTCGACATTTATAATACAATATAAAATATATCTTTATAAAAGAATGGAATGTAGAGGTTGTTTGAATTTCACATATTACTTCCTAAATTATGTGTGTGTCCAACGGTTTTACATTTTATTTGAATCCTATTAAAGACAACACTCATAAATATTCCATAATCATTATGGAAAAATTCAATAGTTTATATACCGATTGTTTATACAAAAACAAACCCAACACGCCTGAATTATACAATCTTGGAATCGATATTGTAATAAAATCAAATGACTTCGGCATTCAGGAAGACGTCACTTATAAATTGTTAAACCTCTATCCAAATGACTACAAACTCTATTATCTAATGGGATCCATATATAAAAATATTTCTACCGACAAGAGTCTGTTTTGGTTTAAAAAATGCTACTATATTGACCCTACATTTATAGAGAACATATTGGACTTAACTAAAATCCTATTTGATAATGGAAATTATGATGAAGTAAATCGCATTTGCAAAAATATGAAAAACGTGAAAGATCGGCGCATTTTGCTATTGATGGGCACATCGTATATAAAATCTGGACACTACAACGACGCAATTCGAGTGTTGGAAAAAACGATTACTGGACAAAACGATTCGACGGATTGTTATGCTTTACAGAATATGGGTATTTTGAAAAACGATTTGAATATGACGGAAGAAGCAATACGTTATTTAAAAAAGGCATATACTATTACGATCGATCCTGAAATAAAACAACACATACTTCAAAATACAGTTGTGACAACCGACTATATTTATTTTGACCATTCGGAAAAATATGATTTGATAAAAGAGATAAACAATGTTTATACCGAAACCCACTATTTTGGACAGCACAAAAGACGTGCGCAAACACGTTTGAAGATTGGTTATGTTTCTAGTGATTTCTCAACACATGCTGTCGCCAATTTTATACTACCGATCCTGGAAAACCACAACCAGCAACAGTTCCAAATATTTTTATATAGCACCAAACAACATATTTCCCCTGATTTTTTCAAATTTGGATTTCCGGTAAAAAACATTTACAACATACCGAGTGTAGAGGCTGCAAAAATGATATATGATGACCAAATTGATATATTGTTTGACCTGAATGGACACACCGATGGGTCGCGCTTAGACGTGTTTGCTCTGAATCCCGCCCCCGTCCAGATAACATATATGGGTTATCCGAATACAACTGGTTTGAAATCAATGCATTATCGCCTGACCGATAATATTTCCGATCATCCTGAGACGATACAACCCTATTCAGAGAAATTGATATATCTGCCATCGTTTTTCCTCGTGTTCAAATCCATCCTTCAAACATCACCCGTCGTGCATCGCAAAACTGACAAAACAATATATTTAGGGTCTTTGAATAAGGAAAATAAGAGCAGTCCTGATGTCCTACGTACATGGAAAGAAATTATGAAGAACAATAAAAATACGAAAATAATTATTAAAACGAATGGACTTATTGACCGAACCGAATATTACAAAAACGCACTCGGCGTTTCCGCAGATAGATTGACGCTATTAAATAAAAGTTTATCAAACAATGAATATATTGCCCTTTTTTCAAAAATCGACATATTGCTCGACACCTTCCCATATTCGGGGACGACGACCACATGTAATGCTCTCTATAATTCAGTGCCTGTAATCACACTTTATAATAAAGATTATCACTCGAACAATGTCTCGTCGTCAATATTGACGCGGTGTGGATACCCGGAGTTGGTGGCACACTCCTTCCAAGAGTATATAGAGAAGACAAATACGCTCATAAAAAACACGGCACAAATAGAGACATATAAGAGTACCATCCACGACGCATTTACCAAGTATATGAACGCATCCCAGTTTATGAAGTCATATGAAGAAACATTGGTGGGACTATATAACGAACGAATGTCGAGATAACTATCCAATACTTATATTTTTGTCTCTGGTTCGCCCCTACATATATTGAATGATTTTCGATGATATTGTGTGATCCCGTGGGCGCGAATCCCTTCGATGTGTGCTTTGGTTCCATATCCCATATTTTTATCCAACAAATACCGTTCTACCAATAGAGGATGTTGGACACACAAATCGGCAATATAGGAATCGCGGGCGTGTTTAGCCAAAATGGATGCCGCGGCAATCGAGGAAAACGTCCCGTCGCCTTTTTCAACGGTTTCATGAGGGACATTGATGAAGGATTCGGATGCGACGTCAAACCGCATGTAGGGACGGAAATAGTTTCCATCTACAAGGAGTAACCCATCGACATGTGTGGTTTTTTCAAAAATTTCATTACAGCACTTATGCATACAGCGAATCACACAGTTTAGAATGTTTTGACTGTCGATTTCGTCGGCTTCCGCATAAGTGATGCTCCAACTAAGGGCATTCGATTTGATATATTCGGCAAGTTCTCCCATTTTCTTGGCGGATTTGATTTGTTTGCTGTCGCGCATCCAATCGTGATGAAAAGATTCATGGTCTTTAGGTAAAATGACGGCGGCAACATAGACGCGCCCGAATAAAGGACCGCGACCTGCCTCGTCAATGCCGATTTCAAAGGCGGTATCTTCACTGAAACAGGGTTTTAAACAAACCTTCTCTTTTTTAACACGTGTCTTTACTGCTGGTGGTTCCATTATTCGTAATTATGAATATATTTAGGACTTTATGTTTATGTTGTGTACAATCATCAATTTTATTGATACTCAACAATAAAATTGCACCCTCAACAATAAAATTGCACCCTCAACAATAAAATTGCACCCTCAACAATAAAATTGCACCCTCAACAATAAAATTGCACCCTCAACAATAAAATTGCACCTCTAACATTTTATTAGTTTTATTTTTCGTCATAGAATATATATTTGTAATAATAATAATGCATTTGAGTCCATTTATTCTATTCATTTTGTTATTGCTAATTTTGATGGTTGCGACATTTGCGAAGAACTGGGGTTTGACCGAGGGGTTCGTTACATTCAATCAAAGTTTATCGGCATTTACAAAAGTAAAAGTTCCATCCTATGACAAAACAAACAACATTACGAGACTGCATGACGATATTTATTACGACCAAAGAAATGGAAATGCCGTTTTGGTAACCGGATCTGCGTCATCTCCTGCTCTTGTATCTGAATCAGAAGGCACATCGGTTACATCGATTGATATTTATCAACGCAAGGGTGGATCAAGTACAAGATACAATACCCCCGCAACTGTGTCTGCTACATCAACTACAGCATTTCAACAAACAACTGATGAAAGTAAGATAAGTTCCATCCCCTCTATGGTAAAAGAGTGGTCTGTAGTATCATCTGCAAAAAATCAGTTGAATTATTTGTCGTGGGGAACCAATACATATTTGTCGGTATTTGATTTGTCGAATACAGGATTAACACCTGTCGCCGCAGTAGGCACAGTAGGCGCACCTGAATATGTTCCTCCTGTAGTCCCCACCTATAAAATTTGTTTGGTCGGATATTATACAGGAAACGTAGATAATGTTCAAAAAACATACGACATAAACATCCCGATTGTCGCGACATCGTCCTATTCATACACGGATGATGCTTTCGTAGATAAAGACTATGTAGAACCGGCATATGACCCCAGTACAAATTTGTATAAATTTTTGAAGAATGTTTATTATGATGTGAAAAATGGAAATTTATTGATGAACACAAATACATCTACTTCCGAGAAATCAATCAATTTATATTACAGGACACAGACATCCGGGTTAGTTAGCGAGGCAAGTATGATATTATCAGGAAATACGCAATCGGTTGATGCAAAAACCGCAGCGAACCGGAGTTTCACAAACGCACAAAATGAACCGTGGTTTATTGTTGACAGTGTTAATAACAACACCATTATGTATTTGGCATCCGGATCAAACACCATTTTGGTAGCATTTGCAAATAAAAATGAGACTGGAAAAGGAATCCCCATTTTGAAAGTTCGTCGATTTACGAACAATGGAATATATTCGGACAGCAATACAACTACTCCGCCACCGTCCACTGCCGGCTCTTCTTCCACCGTGAGTGAAAATAAGATCGACGATTCCTTATTGGACGCATTTTCTCGATGGTATATTTATTTCAATACCAGTGCTATTGGATCCGGTAATTCAAGCGACTATTTGTTGAAAACCCAGATTGTACCCCCAGTATGCCCGGCGTGCCCGGCGTGCCCCAATGCTGGTGGGTCATGCACAAATTGCGGCGGAAAAGGCGGTTCTGGAACCTTGTATGGCGGTGGATCGCTTGCGGACGTGAAAGGACCATCCAGTGGTATTGCTTCTCTTGGACAAAGTGCAGGGTCGGCACTTTCAGGAACTGCGAGCGCAATCGGTGCCACGGCACTCGGAACCGGAATGGTTGCTGGAAACGTCGTAAATAAGACAGTAGATACTGCCGGCAGAATTGTTGGAAAAACACTGGATACTGCTGGAAATATTATTGGAGGTACCGTCGGCACCGCAGGAAATATTATTGGGGGAACTGTCGGTACTGCAAGCAATCTCATCCAGTCGGCAGGCAGCGGTGTTACGAATCTCTTAAATCCCAACCGATTTGGATACGATCAATCATATCGAGGTCCGAACCAGAACAATGTCGGGTCCTATGGATACGTCCCTCAACAGAATTATATGGCGTCGTCGGGAACCTATAACCAAGGTTCAGCACCAGGTTCAAATGTAGATATTTATTCCCAATATGGTGCACTCCCTGCGAAGGGAGGCAATTATCGCCCCATCACAACCGATTTCAGTTCGTTCCGAAAATAAATTGTAGAGGTGCGTTAAAGAATGCGTTAAAGAATGCGTTAAAGAATGCGTTAAAGAATGCGTTAAAGAATGCGTTAAAACTCGATAAAATAAATGTATTCGAATAGTAATTACACATAAAATCTATTTACTATTCAATGATGTCTCTCACAACCGATTTATTGAACAACATATTCGAGAGAAATCATGTTTCCAAAGAAATAAAATCGCTTCTTTCAAATTTTGATAAAAACATAAACAACTTGAATTTCAAAAAGGGGTTCTACATCTATGGTTCATCTGGCGTTGGAAAAACCGAGTTTGTGGTAAGCGTTTTGAAAGAGATGAATTACGACGTTATCCGATATGACGCCGGCGATTCCAGAAATAAAGGATTAATCGACAATATTGCGAGTAATAATATCGCCTCTCGAAACGTCTTGGATATGATGTATAAAAATGTTCGCAAAATAGCAATTGTCATGGACGAAATCGACGGAATGAACAGCGGCGACAAAGGCGGATTGACCGCGCTCATCAAACTGATACGTCAGAAAAAGACGAAAAAACAGAAAATGGAGAGTATGACTCTGAACCCAATATTCTGTATCGGCAACTACAATATGGACAAGAAAATCAAGGAATTGCTCAAAGTATGTAATGTCTTTGAACTGAAGACGCCGACCAATACTCAAATGGCGAATCTGGTAACACATATCTTTCCGACCATTCCCGAGGAAAAGAAAGTCATTATTGAGAACTACGTCATGGGTGATCTGCGCAAACTGAAATTCATCCAAACACTTTACAAGAAAAGTCCAGAATCAATTGACTCTGAAATATTAAGCAAGATTTTGAACGTGAAAACATTCAACGAAGACACCAACAAGATAACCCAGTCGCTTTTGATGCGCAAATACAATTTGTCGGACCACAACAAACTTATGAACGAAACCGATCGGACAACTGTCGCGCTTTTATGGCATGAAAATATAGTGGATCATATGCCCAAAGACCCGAGCATATCACTGCCATTTTACCAGAAATTCCTGGAAAACACGTGTTTTTCCGACTACATCGACCGAATTACGTTTCAAAATCAGATATGGCACCTAAATGAGATGAGCAGTTTAATGAAAACCTTCAACAATAACCGAATATATCATAAAATGATTGGAAACACGACGACAAAAACGCCTGAAATACGGTTCACAAAAGTGCTCACGAAATATTCAACCGAATACAACAACACGGAATTCATATACGCATTGTGTCAGAAACTGGATATGGATAAAAAAGATTTGATTGCGTATTTTCAAGAATTGCGGACGCACTATGGACTACAAGGCGACGAGTTTTTGAATAATATAACTATCATGAACGCGCTTGAGAAACTGTTTGATTCATATGAAATCACGAAACTGGATATAAAACGAATCTATCGGTATATCGACCGCAATGTGAAAAAGACAGACATCAAAGAAATTGATGAAATAGAGGATGAATAGAAAACGCGATCCGAATTATTACATATTTTGTAGAATATCTAATAATATTATTTATTTGCGGGTCTTATCGAGTTTTTATGGGTTTTTGATAATACTGTCAATTTGACTGCTGGTTACACTATATCGCACACTTACTGACTGCATTCATTATATATGGCACACTTTTACGCATTATATAATAATTAAATTAATCTGGGATCTGTGATAGTAAATGTAGGAGTGGATTTGTCTTCTGCTTGTGTAGGTATTTTAAAAACAGGATTTATTATTGGAACTGTATTAAAAGTTGGAACCGAAGAAGATGCTCCAGGCACCCTTTTCAACATACTAATCTCCGTATTCAGTTTTGAGATTTCCTGTTGTTTTGAAATTAACATCTGCTGCAATTGCTTATTCATTTCATCAAGTTGGTGTGCGTTTTTTGAAAGTTGTTCAAGTTGCGCCTGTTGTCCTTTTATTATTTCAACAATTTGTGTCGTATTCAATGTTATCGGTGGTTGCCCGGGTTGATTCATAACAATTTGCCCGGTCTTCGCCTGTTCTTGTTGGACCATTTGCGCTCTTTCCTTCTCAATTTCCCCGATTTGTTTCAATACATCTGGTTTCATCTTCGGTTCGCCCGGTTCATACTTTTCAAGCAATTTGTCGATATCTTCCATAAAAAACTTCTTAATATGCACCTCTTCCTTTTTGCGGATAAACATATCTACGGTCTTTGTGCTTTCTTTCAAAAAATCGGGGTGAGGATTGTCGAGCAATCGGCGCTTATCAAACGTATTGTGTTCGTGAGAAAACACCAGAATCGTCTTCATCGGGTCCAATTGAACAAAAGGCACCGTGTAATCTTTTAAAAATGCGCGCTCCTCCGCCAATGCGGCAGTGTCGTTGTATCGATTGTTTTTCAACAATTCTGCGCGGAAGGCAAACGTCCCCGCAGTGGCGTGCTTCGGGCCATAGGGACCACATTGAATCATCTTTTGAATGTGCTTGAAATAAATGTATATCTCACTTGCCCCGGCACACAAGGCATTGCGGTCTTCGTTCAACTTATCCACTGCGTGTTCGATACGCTCGGGTGGGTAATAGTCGTCGTCGTCCATATATACAATGATGGATCCCTTGCATTTGGTGTGCATGTAATTTCGCTTGGCGCCAAGCGGCAGTTTATCGGGAAGTTCAAAATATTTGATTTGGGGTACCTTTGCGGCTTCAATTAAATCGCGGACCTTGTCGGTTCCATCATCTACAATAATCCACTCAATACGGTCCTTGGGATATGTTTGGTGCTTGAAACATTCCAACATAATGGGAATAAATGGGCGCCGATTGAAGGTGGGTGTACATACGCTAACAAGTGGGTAAAACTTTTTCTTCAGTTTTGGTGTGTGCGTAGTAACTTTCGGCATGTGGAATAAATAGATTCGAATAAATATATTTATGTTGTTTTATCACATTATGTTTTATCACATTATGTTTTATCACATTATGTTTGGGATTGTTTCATCTGGTAATTGTGTTTCCTTTACTGTATCCGGAAAATATTCCTTCCGAACCGACTCCGCCCATATCAAAAATACGAGTCCCGAAATTGCCGCATAAAATGTTTTTAAATTGGTTGACTTAAGTGTGCCTACTTTGTAAAAGAAAAGAACCGCACTGATAAAAATGAAAATCTTGTATGAAGCGTCAATGAATTTTTTCATCCAGTCGCCCAAGTCGGTCATTCTGTTAAGTGTATCCATAAACGAATGTGGGAAAAACTGTCCTCCACTTGGTTTCGAACCGTCATAATAAAATATAAGCGGCATTATCAATGTATAGGCGGCCATCGTTATAAAAAATATAAACGTAGATATGTTTAAAAAAGGGAACATTAGAGCGCCAAACCATATACACAAGAATATTACGAAAAATAGTGGTATCTTTGCCCAAAAATCGAAATAATTAATGAACACTTTGCCCGCCAAATAAACAAAGTATACTGAAAAAATGGTTATTAGCAAGGGATTTTTGGGTTTGTTGTATAGTCCCATATCTGGAAACAATTTATCGTTGAAACCCTTCCCAGACACCAACATATTGAATATTTCCTTCCATTTCACATTGGACATCCAGTTTATGATTTCCGAAATTTTACTTAAAAAGAATTGACTCAACCACAACAAAGGAATAAATAAAAATAATGCGACCGTCATTTTTGTGTTTACAGACCAATTCAAAATATCAAATGTATCGGTTGGGTCTCCGCCTTTAAACATATTTTGACCAATATTGGATATGCCTTGTGCGGTTGAAATCACTGTCATAAGCATTTTTATTTGTTCGACAATTATATTGAAAATAGGCACTATGAACATTTTATCGAATGATGTGGATTCAAATGCGCCAGTTGCTTTATGAATTATATTTTTAAACATTGTGGTTGTTAGTAAAATGACAATGATGATGCGCAATCCATCAATCAAAGTAGAATTATCGGAATCACTTGTTTTTTTATCAATACCAAGGTTGATTTTATTTACAAATTCTTCTTCGACTTTTAGATATTTCTTCTGATTTCCTCCTTTCTTTTCATTTCCACCCTTTATTATGTTTTTTAAACCTTCTTTCAAGTTGTCGTCTTCTTCTTTCAAGTCGTCAGCATAACCTTCGTTCTTCGTTAAAGAATCCGCGTCTTTTTTACCCCCTCGAACACCAATGAAATCCTCAGCAATATCATACGCATCATTGTAAACCGATTTCATCAATCGAATTTGTTTATAATTTATTTGTTCTAATTCGTTTTGTGAAGACATCCTATATACTGTCTATCTAAACTTATTTCGCATACAACAATCCGCAATAACCACCAATAAACGACAACACATTGTATCTTTCCTCAAATAATTTCATATTAAAATTGTATTCGTAGAGGCGCCACGACGCCGCGTTGATTATCACCGACCCGTCCGCATTACACTGTACTTGGTAATTGGAATTCACAGTATCGATTTGCGGAACATAGGTGCTCATTTCCAATTCGATGGATTTGAATTTCGACATATTAACAGCGCCCGACGGTTGATATTCATGCGGATCCGTATTCAAACAGAAATTGTAGCAATACAACCCATTATTTGTAAACCCGGCAGTGCGTGTATATTTCTCTACATAATCAAATACCTCACGCGTCAAAACATTCTCGCGATATTCTCCATTAAAAAGGATACCCATCGTTTCCAAAATTTCCTTCTGATTTTCCACATTGAAAATACCGGAAACGAAAATACCTGTATTGGATTCATCTGGATTCAGCAGAGGACCTTTTCCGATACCAAGTGTACTGTTGGGCGCCGGAAATTGACTTGCCGACGTAATATTCTGCGGTATGTTTCGATATGGCCAGTTCGTGTAATTGCTCCATTCATTTCGCATAAATACATCATTGCGTTGTAGATACCACATCCAATTTGCGACCATACCCGTGGTCTGAAGTTTCACTTTTTTAGTACCCGTCACATTTTCATAATTGTATTCAGTGACATCTTTTATTAGATATATCTGATCTTCGCCCGTAAATGTGAGAATTTCTTCTTTCGACAAGAAACAGTAATTTGCTAAAATGTGGATATCGGCATTCCAACCCGTCATTTTTGTTGGATAATTTATTGGACTAATATCATCAGATGGTGGCGTTTGTAAATAGCGATATATCGGAAATTGTGGTTTTGTGAAATCGGGACGCACATAGGGAAACAGGTTCGTATAATCAAAGACGTCTCGCACTTGGAACAGTTCCTCGATTGGACGCATCGTCACGTTAATATGGAGTTCATTGTATTGAAGAGCGACCAAAGGAAACGCACATCGACTGTCCAAGGTAAACCACGTATTGATTGGAATATAGAGAGTTCGTCCGCGGATAGATGGTTCTTCACCGACAGATTCGCCTGAATAGAATGCCGATGGATAACAATTCGCACGTTTGAATGCGTTTGCAGGATTGTTTAATACATCCACATTCCCAGTCATTTCATTGAAAGCAGTCTTCTTTGTCGCATTAAAATCACGCTCCACAACGGCAGCTAAATATTCACCGGAATATTTCTGTAATGTGAAATTACCACATTTGATTTCGATTTCTTTAATCATATTTGTGCCCAAGTTGTTGATCCATCTAAAATCATATGGTGCCCACTTATTACTGGTCGACTCACATGGGTGGTATATGGGACTCCAAATATGAGGCAGCGTAACCACAATATAAGTGTCCATAAGCAACTCGGCATAACGCGGTATTTTGAACGAAAACACAGATGGTTCGGACAAACGCAAATCGCGCTGACCGTCATAGTCGATGCGAAATTTCTGCATCCCAAAATTCGTGTATTTAGAATAAGTTACACGAAAAAATGTTTTTGTAGGGTTTCCTGTTAGTATGATATTATTATTGCCTTCAGATATGATATTTAATAAACCACCTGCCATTGTGTTATATTGTATATCACTATTATTTTTAACTAATTTTTATGACCACAAATAAATATTATTATTACGACAAATAAATATTATGTTCTTATTGTATAATGCATATTATAAAAAAGTTTATCGTATTATTCATCGTCCTAATAACATCATATATATTATATAATTTATTCAAGGAGCGAAGTGAAAACCGTGTAAAGGCGACCGCGGAAATAGAAAAGGCGATAATTCAAAAAGAGGGATTCTCGATTACCCCCGCAGCAACTCCGGAAGAAGAAGTAAAGTCTCTACAAACCAATGGCGTGACGATTCAGGCAATTCCAGAAACACAAATGGATCTACCTCTGCGCGAATTTATTGTAAAATCATCATACAATAGCGGTATTAGTGGAAAGTTCGCCAGCATACACGCAATTCGATACGTTTTAGGACGCGGATGCCGTTTGTTGGATTTCGAGATCTATACCCGCGACGGTTCCGAATACATTTCGTTTGCGAATGACGAAGAATTTTCCAGTTTAGGAACGAATAATCGCGAACCGTATCGTCTGAAACTAACAAACGCGCTCAATATGATTGGTGGCAGTGCATTTTCATCGGATTCTCCCTCGCCGGGTGACCCCATATTTATTCATTTGCGCGTCAAAAATAATAACAGGGAAGCATATCAACGAATCGCAAAGGCAATCGACTTTGCATTTAACAATCGTCTTGTTACTGAAACCGTCAATAGTAGCACACCGATTCGTCGTATCATGGGTAAAGCAATCATTATAATGGACAAATCCAGTTCACCCGACTATAAGAATTACACCACTTGCGAATCCGACGATACATCGTGTTTATCATTGGACACATATGTTGATTTAGAAAGTGGAACGACCGAGTTGTCCAAATTTTTATACACCGATTTTGATAAAATTAGCAAAAACAAGGTGATGCCTGCGTCGTCTGGAAACACATCCGACATAACAACATTTATGATGATTGCGCCGTCCCAGTTCGACGAAGTTGGCGCACCGAAACCCGAAGAAATACTCAAAAATTACTATTCTCAATTCCTCCTCTATAAGTTCTATGAAAAAGACGCAAATCTAACGGCATACGAAGAGTTGTTCAACACGAACATGTCATCATTTATGCCGATGTCATCATTTATTGCGATATCGAATCGTAAAAACGCTGCCCAAGACCAATAAAATACCTCAATACAATATAGAATGTCGAGTATGTTTGATAACAAGAGTTGTCTCGATAAAATGACTTTTCAAGAATGTGAATTGGCGATTTTGAGAGACGCAATCGACGAAAGTGAGAAGGTGCAGGGGCAAAAAGTGGCGACAAACGAGGATGTAAAAGAAATCATCAAAATATTAGAGGATTTCTTACAAGCGAGACCTCTCATTTGCTATGGCGGAACCGCGATTAATAATATCCTTCCCAAATCCGACCAGTTTTATAATCGCGACGCGGAGATACCCGATTATGATTTCTATTCAAAGAGCGCGCTTGATATTGCGAAGGAACTTGCCGACATTTATGCCGACCACGGATATACGGAAGTAGAGGCGAAAGCGGGTATGCATTACGGCACATTCAAGGTGTTTGTGAATTTTATTCCAATTGCGGATATAACGCATTTAGATGAAGTGATTTTTGATGAATTGTTGAACGACAGTATCAAGATTGCCGGTATCAAGTATGCGTCGCCGAATTTTTTGAGAATGAATATGTTTTTGGAATTATCGCGTCCAGCGGGCGACGTGAGTCGCTGGGAGAAAATTTACAAGCGTCTTGTTTTGTTAAACAAACACTATCCACTCGATACAAAAACCAATTGTAACAATATCAGTTTCCAGCGTCTTATGGAAAAGAACAGTTTCCGGAAAAACAGGGTATCCGAAGAAGACCTACATATTATCATACGTGATTGTTTGACCTCTATGTCGGCAGTGTTTTTCGGTGGGTATGCATGCACCCTATATTCGAAATATATGCCTGAAAATGAGAAACGTATTGTTAAAAAAATCCCCGATTTTGATGTTATCATAGAGGATGTCGACCGGTCTGCGCTTATTTTGAAAGAACGTTTGGAAGAACACGGGTTCGAAAATATTGAACTTATACAACACGCAAATATTGGCGAAATTATTCCCCGTCATATCGAGGTGCGCGTAAATTCCGAGGCGGTGTCTTTTCTATATGAACCCATTGCTTGTCATAGTTATAATAAAATAATGGTTGGCAATGATGTAGAAGTGTGTGTTGCGACAATCGACACGATGCTCACGTTTTATTTGGCGTTTATGTATGCGAAAAAACAGTATTATAAGAAAGACCGTATTATATGCATGGCATTGTTTCTCTTCAAAGTTCAGCAAAAAAACCGTTTGAGTCAAAAAGGTCTTTTAAAACGATTTACCATTGAATGCTACGGAAAACAACCGACGTTAGAGGATATCCGAGCAAAGAAGGCGGAGAAGATTCGTGAATTGTATAAGAAAAAAGGGACGCGAGAATATGATGAGTGGTTTCTGAAATACAATCCGAATATGAATAATGAAAAACGAAGACGCGTGGTTTCAGAGGAAGATCCGATTATGAATTCCGTGTTTAAGAAAACATCCGGGTTCGAAAGAGTGATTGAAGAAAAGAAAAAAGAAAAGAAGGAAAGACAGGTAAAGGAAGAAAAAGAGGACAAAGAAGAAAAAGAGGACAAAGTAAAGGAGGAGAAAGAGGAAAAAGTAAAGGAGGAGAAAGAGGAAAAAGTAAAGGAGGAGAAAGAGGAAAAAGTAAAGGAAGAGAAAGAGGAAAGGGTAAGGGTCAAACCGCGTAATACTTTTGGTAAAAGACACAAAAAAAATAAGACAACCCGTAAAAAAAATAAGGTAAAAAGCGATCATGGATTTCTATTCTAACACTATCATGAAAACAATAAGACGATTCCACTTATTGTTTTCCGTTAAAAAATGTTCATACCTAATTTTCGCGGACGTTTGCCTTTGTTTTCAGCAACTGTGATTTCTATATTTTCAGCAACTGTAATTTCTATGTTTTCCGAAATTGCCGAAGAATCAATACCTACTAATGATGCTGTATCATCTTCGGATGCAACAACATCTACTTGTATAATTACGTTTTCTTCCACGACGTCTTCTGGATCCAAACCGTTTTCTTGGAAATTGATGTCTTTCTTGATTTCCTCTAAGAATGCCTTCATTTTTTGATCAAGTTTCGAAAAATAATTATATTGTGTCTCTTGAAAGAATGTCAAGTAATTGATATACAGTTGAATTTGGTCTTTTAAGATGGAGTTGTCATATTCGATGGTGTTGATTAAATTAATAATATGGATACCGGTCCGCGATTTGGTTCGATATCCACTGATAACCCGCTCACCTTCTCTATATTTTAAAATAAGTGTACTCGTCAGACAAATGACATCACTATGAATATTCGATATTTGTTCCAGCGTAAATTCGGTATTTATATCCAAATCCTTGTATTCGGGGTGTTTTTGAGTGGTCGGGTTTTCCAATTTGTAATCCTCATACAGTTTCAGAATAATTCCGTATAATTTATAATAGTCTCTATAGGTTCGGTTCAACAACATATTGAATGATTTGTGCAAATGATCGGTCTCGTTGATCATCATTTTGTTTTGAAAATTAAATGTTTCGAGGCAAAAAAGAAAGATTTGCTTATGACCATTTAATTCGGTTAATTCTATATAAATATTACGAAGGATCTGGATTTTTTCCTTGATTGTTTTTATTGTCATGTCGCTACTTGTTATATTTTGTTGAATTTTTGTGGAAAAATCCGCTGTAATGGTATCTATCGTGGTTTCCATGTATTTCTTCTTGTAATAATAATAGATTTTGTTAAAGCAATAAAACCCGAAAACAAATCCCTAAACAACATGATTTAGGTTGAATTGTGAAAAATGTAGTGTCATACGCCAAGTTTTTCTGAGTAAAAAATAAGTAAATATATATTATACACCATGAACGCCACAAAGAAAGAAATTAAAGGCGGTGTTGAAGATGTCAACCATGTCGAAGGTGACGATACCAACAGCACGACAGCAACACCCGCCGTGAAACCAGTCGATTGGTCTCCCGAAAATGAGAAAATCGTAGTGGAATGGTGCGACATCGCCAAATGCTACAAATGGTTACACACACGCGCTCATCAAAAATATTCCTATCTGCACGCCTGGTTTACTATTCCCGCCATCATATTCTCCACTATCAGTGGAACGGCGTCTTTTGCACAGACCAGTCTGCCCGCGTCAACCCAGACATATGCTCCGATGGTGATCGGTTCCGTCAATATTCTCATTGGTATCTTGACTACCATCCAGCAGTATTTGAAAATATCGGAATACAACGAGTCTCACCGTGTATCGGCAATTGCATGGGACAAGTTTGCCAGAAACATTCGAATCGAGTTGGCTAAACACCCAGACGAGAGAACTTTAGACGCAGGGCATTTTCTGAAAACATACCGCGAGGAATTTGATCGTTTGATGGAGACCAGTCCGTCGATCCCCGACTCGGTCACAGAGGAGTTCCTACATATATTCTCTGGCGTCCCCGTGAAATACTGTTTCTGCTTCTACAAGGGCAAGACAAAGGACTACAAGGCAAAGAAGATTATCGAAGACAAGAAGAAGTATACAGATTTCGACATATTGAAGAAACCGGATGTATGTAATATTATTGTTAGTTCCGACGGCGAACGCCATCCGTGGTATAAAGAAGCGGAAAAGAATAAAAACCTGGAACTCATCAACAATGTGGTCTCTGAAAAAATCAGTCAAATCGAAGAAAACGTGCGCAATGAAAATGAATTGAGACGCAGAACGGAAGAAATGATGAAACAGCGCCAACAAGAAAAAGAAAGACTCCAACAAGAGCAAGAAAGATTCCAACAAGAAATACAATTGTCTGAAAAACAAAATGAGCAATACCATCAACAACAACAGGGTAAGATTGTGGATTTCATACGAAAATTCATTGACTCCTATGAAAGACCCCCTCAGCATACTGAAATTATAGCGGCACTTACATTGGACATTGATTCGACCATTTTAGAAGATTATTTGAAAGCGTATGACCACAAGACGTATAAACCAGTGGATCCGTTGAATAATGTATAGATAATTATACATGATATTCTTGCCTAGATTGGAAAAACCGCATCTATGTCTGGTATGAACCAGTGATCTTTTCCATCTTTTCTGAAAAAAATACCGTCATAGTCTATAATTTTCTGTTCATCTGGTCTTTTTTGAAACGCCTCTATCATATCGTCTCCCAATAAATAGACAACATTTTGGGTAAAAAACGCATATCGGGTCTCGCATTTTCCATTGATTTCGAAATATTTGCCGCGTCCAAATAAACCCATATCCGGAATGAGTGTTCCCGAATGAGGCGGCGAAACCTGTTTTTCATCATAGTAGCGCAAATCGGAATTATTGTCAAAAAATGATGACAATGTTTCGGATACGGGGACTCCATTTACCATTTTCAAAAAATTCAACTCGTCCACTACGCACTTGAAGTAGGGTTTATCCAAAGAATATTCGTCGTCCTCTATTTCAAAGAACGCAAACAGGTCTTTTTCATAAGGTATAAATCCGCGATATTCGATATTGAGTCCCATCGCGGTTTTAATAGTGTTGATTTTTTCAGTATCGAGTCCGCCGTTTTCTTCATCACTATCTTTGTCTAAGTGTGTATCTTGGTCGAACGTTGGAAACGATGCGAATTCATTGTCGATTTTCACAATGTATTTCACAAACTTATGTTCTTTGTTTATACTGAAAACACACATGTGAACTGTAATTTTTGTTATACTTGTGTCTAGATCATTGATGTATGTAGATATGTCGATTGCCAATTCGCCAGGATAGTTTATTTCGCCGGAATCTGAATTATAATCCTCTGCGCTAGAATCTGAATCTGGAAAACTCTTGACAGTATCCGTTTCTGCGTTCGAGTCGTTAGACTCTTCATCGCCGTTAGACTCTTCATCACCGTTAGACTCTGTATCACCATTAGACTTTGTATCACCATTAGACTCTGCATCTAATTCCGAATCAAAATCTGTCTCTTTATAAAATTCGGACTCTGTATCTGTTTTCGAATCAAAACCGGACTCTTCAAAATTTGAAACACTTATAATTTTAGTTGAGTCGTTGGGCAAATTATTTTTGTTAGTGGATTCCTTTATAGATGGCATCGTAATTTAGTAAAATGTATAATAGTAATATATATTATTATTATAAATGGATTTTTTAAAAATTGAAAATATGATGCGTCAAGCAAAAACAATGATATTAAATCCGCAAGTTGCTACATATGCCGGTATTGGTATCACCACATCCATGCTAGCATACTTTACTATTTTTGATAGCAAAGGGTCGGAAGATTCAAAGAGAGAAGAGGAATCTGCAGAAGAGGAAGATGAATCTGTAGAGGAACCCGTAGAGGAACCTGTAGAGGAACCCGTAGAAGAAGAGGAAGAAGAGGAAGAAGAGAAACCTGCTGAACAAACCGGCGGCAAACGAAAGAAGAAAACCCGTATGAATAAAAAGAGGGAAAAAAAGAACAAGTCAAAGCGCAAGCAATCCAAATAATTATTCGAGTAGTAACGCGATTCCGTTCTTCTGTTCCGGCGTAAGTGATGTTGGAAAGTCGATTTCAAATTCAATAATAAGGTTTCCAGCAGGTTGTCCGTCCTTCATCATACCCATCGAATTAATCACTTTTTTTGAACCTGGCGGTATGACGGTCGTTGAATTATTAATACCAAATATTTTTCCATTCAAATGCGTGATTTGAAATGTAAATCCACACAACGACTCCTTCAACGAAAGATTCTTCTTAAAAATCAAATCTTGACCACTGCGTACAAATGCGGTTTCATTTTTGATAACAACTATAATCTTTACATCTCCTTTTATCGTATCATTAATTGTATTTCCGCAATCGTTTAATACAATTACTTCTCCGTCACATATACCTTTCGGTATATTAAAATGTATCGTTTCTGTCTCTATAACTTGTAAATCACCACGCTGAGTCATTTTTTGTATTTCGATTTGGGCGTTTGCTCCTGCATATGCGGTTTCCAAACTAATCTCGATTGTTTTGTTGATTGCTTGAGGTTTGCTTATGTGTCTCTGAAAAATAATATTGGGACCTCCGTTTCCATGAATGATTTCAATACCAGGTCCGCCGCCGTTCAAAAACATCTCAAATATGCTGCCTAAATCAGGTCCCATTCCTGAAAATCCGAATCCGGGTGGAAATCCAGGCGGGAATCCGTGTCCTGGAAATCCATGTCCCTGGAATCCGCGTCGAATCCCATTCAGTTCGTCATCATACTCGCGTCGCGCGCTTTCATCTTTTAATACTTCGTATGCGGTGTTTATTTCCTGCATCTTCTGATGCGCAGTCTCGCTCGAATCACGATCTGGGTGGTGCTTGAACGAAAGCGAACGATATGCCTTTTTTATTTCGGTTTCATTCGCGTCTTTCGAAATCCCGAGCGTATCGTAATGAGTCGACATTATATATTCTCACGCGCTTTTGTTTTACATACATTTACGAACAAATATGTTTTTCATAAATCATATAAACAATATTTGTCTGTATATTTAATCAATCATGCAAACAATCCGCACTTTCGACGAAACCACATTTATAACAAAATACAAACCATATCGCATCGACGATTTTTTCTTAGAACCTGCGCACAACCGCGTATTAAAAATGTTAATAAGCATCGACGAACTAAATATTTTGCTGGTAGGTAATTCGTGTTCTGGAAAGACGGCGTTGATCGACGCATTCATTCGCGACTACTACAATTTGTCGAATACTGCTTCATTCCCAGAAGACAACATCCTGCTTATCAACAATTTAAAGGAGCAGGGCATCCACTATTTCCGCAGCGAAATGAAGACCTTCTGCCAGTCGCGCTCTAATATAAGCGGCAAAAAGAAGATGATTATCGTCGACGATATCGATCTTATCAATGAGCAAAGTCAGCAGGTATTCCGAAATTACATCGACAAGCATAGTCATAATGTATTGTTTATTTCGGTGTGCACAAATATTCAAAAGGTGAATGAGAGTCTTCAGTCGCGACTTCATATTATCAAAATCAACTCCAGCAAGCGCGAAAATCTATTGTCGGTGATGGAAAAAATCATTGAAAAGGAGAAGTTGTCGATCGACGCCGACGCGCGTGAATTCATATTGGATATTAGTGACAATTCTGTGCGCGTATTAATAAACTATTTGGAAAAGATATATATTTTAGGAGAGCACGTATCCCTAGATATCGCGCATCGTTTGTGTGCGAATATTTCTTATATTAATTTCGAGAGATTTATTGATAGTCTCAATAAGAAGGATTTGAAGACCGCGGTGTTGATATTGTATGAGGTTCATGATTATGGATATTCGGTCATTGATATTTTGGATTATTTCTTTTCGTTTGTGAAAATGACGGACAAAATCGAAGAGGAGATGAAGTATCAGATTCTACCGTTTCTTTGTAAATATATTACCATTTTCCACAAGGTTCATGAAGATGTGATCGAACTGGCGTTTTTTGCGAACAATTTGCTGTTGCTCTTTAATCAGTATAAGGAACAGAACACGAATACGATCAGTTATAGCAGTTCGGATGACGAAAAGTAAATCGTCGTTCCTTTGGGTCGTTCCTTTGGGTCGTTCCTTTGGGTCGTTCCTTTGGGTCGTTCCTTTGGGTCGTTCCTTTGGGTCGTTCCTTTGGGTCGTTCCTTATAACGTTCTACGTAAAATAATATACAGTTATCTTATAGTATATATTATTTGTAAAATGCTCAAGCAAACATTTAAACAGTCGATTCCAAATAGTTTATTGTTTGACTTATTAGAGCAGGTTTGTCTGAAAACCGACAAATACTATTTTTTCGATTTAAACGCATATAAAAAAATGATTTTTTTAAATTTACATCCAGCTTTTATTCTGGCATTGCGCGACTACTATCACGCATCAAAAATATTCTATTTAGAGCGCAAAGTGACATACGGGGCATTCACAAACATTTTACGTCAAATCTGTAAATTCTCCGAAATCGAGGTGGATTCGGAAATGAAATATAATTATTCACAGTATTACATCAACTTTTATATTTATCATTCAAAATGATCACAAAACAGATTCGTTTTTGAACAATGCTCTAAATCCTGCGTTGTATATGGCGTGAATTTTTTACGCCACTTCCACCACCACTCGTCGACAAACTATGGGGTTTGTAATATACTTGAGCGTTATTTGTAAATAAACTACGCATAGAAGAAGGACGCGATGGTTGCGGTTGCGGCGGTGCAGTATACGGATATAAATAATAAAGACCCGTCTCAATTAAAGTAGTTCCACTAGTATAGGGTCCACCATTTGGCGATGGATCTGTACCATAAGTGTTACTAAAAATATTCCACGATGAAATATCATTTACTGTATCTACAGTATAAGAATAACTATCCGTGCCATTTGTCGCGGTACTTGCGTCGGTTTCATTGTTAAAATAAACAATATACGTAGGCACACCAACTCGAAACCCAGTTTCACTCATCGGTCCAATCATTAAACGCGCATCGCTTCCAGTATTGATAGTATAATGCTCAATTCCTTCGCTAAAAATGTGCGCATCGCCCGCGGTAATCGAATATGATTGACCATCTATGAATAAATTTCCAATACTGTCCGTTAAATACATCAGATAAGTATTACTAAAATGATTCTCTCCAGTATCAGTATGCGCCGGTGTATCTCCCTTAATCCATCTCATCGGGATGGAAGTAATGTCAGTTAAACGAATATTTAAACATGTTTCCAATTTGTTTCTAATTTCATCGGATACCTGAATAGAAAAATCTACTTTGTCTTGCGTTGAAAGTTTTTCCTGGTTGGATATGACAATGGGATTATTTACTATATCTGCGATTTCATTCGATGTTAGAAGATTCGATATCATATTATATATAATACATTATGATATATAATTCGGACGTTTCTTATTAGATTGCCGCGACACTTTTCACCTCTTTGTTTGTGAAATACTCGTTGGTTGTATCCACAATTGACGCCTTCAAATATTTGACAATCACAATGTTCGTTTTCATCACTTCTCCCGAAGAAAGTTGCGCCAACCACTGATACTTGGTGCGTTTCAATACTTCATCCGCCGGCACATAAATCCCATATGCGTCCTTGTCCAAATCCAGGTAGTCCTCGCTCATCAAATCCTCGAGTAAAATCGGTTTGCCGCGTGTCGTTTTCACGCCCATTTTTTTCCCACAAATCTGCTCCACGGTTCCTGCCGCAATCTTTTCTCTTAACCACCCTTGTGAAAGTCCCAGAAACTCGGCTTCCGAAGACAAAAACGTCTTGGATGTGCGCGCCTCCAAATACTCGACGAATTCGCGAATCACAGGACACCCTTTGCGCGCGCACACGAATTTCATACTCGGTGCAAATGGTGACCCCACACTGACGGTGCGGTTGATTTCTTGACCCACACACGGATTGCCTTCCGAGCAATCTTCATACATTGTCTTCAACGATTTTAAACAAATGAACGAGTTCGGCACCGTAATGCCCCCGTATAAATGGAGGAGACGCATCATCCCATATTCGCGATAAATCGCACGCAAAGGAGTGGGTACATTGAGCATATTCACCTTCCAATCGGGCAACAAACGCGTGAATGATTCGTCGTCAATGAGACAGATATTAAAATCGCCACCGCAATGATTGATGATGGACTTGATGATAAGGTGGATATAAGGTTGGTTCAAATCGGTGCTGTTGCGACTGTAGAAATCCTTCCATTGGCGGGCGTTTTTTTCGTAGGTGGAGTGAATCCAGAGTTTGGGGCGGTTCATTCCGTAAAGCGGGGATTCATTCAGTAAATATTGGCGAATCATCTCGTTCTCGGCGTCATTGCTTGTGAGTCCTTGCTTTATCTTGTCGCCGAGATAACTTGCGATTCCAATAATACAAATTGCCCCTAAATATTGATATATGTATTTTTTATCAAACATTCGATTTTGTTCTTATATATTCATGATATACTTTTTGTAATAATACGAACTACGTGTAGGATGGTTGGTATTATTTGGCTACGGGCGTTGGTGTCTCAGACTTTGTGGTCGCAAGCTTGGTCTCAGACTTTTCATTTGATCCAAAAATACTTCCAAGAAATGATGTTTCTTTCTTGGGTTGGGTCTCATCACCCACATTGGTTGAGACAATTGGTGATTCTTGAACCTGAGGTTCCTCTTCTTGAACCTTGGATTCCTCCTCTTCAATTTGAGGTTCTTCTTTCACCGTCTTTGGTTTCTCCTCATTCGATCCGAAAATGCTCTCATACACGGACTTCGATTTCTTCTCTTCTACGACCTTATTTGCTTTCGGAACCTTCTTTTTCTTCATAGTCTTGGTCCTCTTTTTTACAGCAACTTGTTTCAAAAGTTTGTCTAATTGACCCGTAGTTATACATACTTTGTGCGACCCAGACGGGCACGACTTTCCTCCCTTCAGAACCTTCTTCTTGGTATTCTTCTTGGCATTCTTATTTTTCGACGACGGCATCTATATATTATACGCATTTATTTTACGGCACTATCGCAATTGTAAAAACGCCGCGCGCACCGCCTTTTGTTTTTCCTCGTATTCTTTTTGGAGCATATAATCGCGGTGTTGTTTGTTCATAATGGACTGTTCATGCTCTTTTTTCTGACGCGCTAAAAGTGATGCGGCCTGATCTTTTGCGAGGGGCGTCGCCCCTCCTCCTGCATCCCGGTCTTTCACAAACTGTTCCACCGTCTTATATTGTGGTCGCCGATCGTAATCTTTCTCCGAGACTGAGAACACGGTTTGGTCTTTATGGACTTTACGCAAATCATCGAATTTCAATTTGCCGAAAACATCGCAAGCAACATAGTCGTCGTTGTCGTCGTCATCATAACAACTCGTCGCGCCGCCGCCAGGCATTCGCATATCTTGGACGCCTTTATATACTTGGAGCGCCGCCTGACGCTGCTTCACGTTTTCCAATTCGGCGCCCATATTTTTTGGATTGACGTGTTTATTACTAAAGTCGTCTAAAACCGGTTCTGCTTGTTTGAACCAGTCGTAGCGAGACGTGTCGGTTTTTCGCACCATATTTTTGTCGTAGAGTTCGTTGAATTTGCTGTTGAAAGCGCCGCCATCCATCTTTTTAGCAACATCGGCGATTTGCTGCGCTACGCGGTCGTCATCGGAAACGTTGCCGACGGATTTAGATGCGGCAACATTGGGACTATACGCGACCGTAGTCGCAGGCGCCGTCTTGTCATTGAACTTGGATTTTTGTTTGTAAATATTTAGGACAATTTCGTAAGCCTGTTTATAAAAATGGAAGTAATGAGCGGGGAGACGCGACTTGTCGGGATGCGTCATCAGGACTTTTTTCTTGGCGGCGCGCATGGCGTCGTCGGTGAGATTGTAGTCGAGTTCAAAGAGTCCGAAGATTTCTTCGAGCGAATAGTTGTTGATATCCAAATTGTGTGCCGACATTAGTTAATATGAAGACGGATTTTGTTTGGATGGGTTTTACGCTTGGAGTTATTGGTATAAAAAGTATATTCCCACATATCCGACATTTCCACTATTACCAGCGTTCGATGCACCTCCGTTCCATGACGCACCGTCTCCACTATTCCCATTGTTTCCAGAGTTTTGCATCGGCCAGACGGTAGCGTCAGCAGGCATTGAATATACATACTGACCATTATCTGTATAGTTTGCTGCGGTTGATTCGTCAACCACAAGTCCATTGGAAGTGCCAAGCGTCCCTGCAAAATTCCCTGCGCCCCCGTTTGAAAAAGCATTACCACCCTCCCCTCCGTCTCCGCCGTTACCTCCTTCTGCATTAATAATTACAGTATTGTCTGAAAGCGCAATATACGATCTAACCCCAGCACCACCCGCTGTACCATCGGGACCACTAACATTTTGATCAGGCGAAGCTGTTTTAGAACCGCCACCACCGCCATTACCGCCTCTACCATACTGAACAATAATATCCGATGTATTTACTTTAAAATTGGTTACTGCCGCATATCCACCATCGCCACCAACACGACCAGTTCCGCCATTTTTTGTATAATAATTCATCGCACCACCGCCACCGCCACCGCCACCGCCACCACCCCAAACATACGCTGAAATATGTTTAAATCCTACGTTGTTAATATTCATCGACTGTGTAACAGTCGTGGTTGTGCCTTGCACATTCGCACTAGTACCAGTATATTCCAAAAAATACGCATTGCAACTATTTGCAATGTCTTCACCATTTTTTTTATACATAAAATCAAATGGTTTATTGATTTTCGAAATATATGTTTGTCCCGTGTTTTGTTGGGGGAAATTATTAAACCCAAATGAGTTTGTAGTATTTCCTGTAGTTTGAATCAAATCTGCTATATTAGTGCCTTTATAAAAATAACGACTAGACATTTATATAAATACACTATATTTTTTTAAAAATATTTAACGTATTAAACAATATACAGATAAATACATTAGTATAATATTCGATGGAGGATAAATATATTTACACAAACAAGTGTTCTCTTTCAAGAGAAATTTGCCTAGATGTTATACAAATGTTTGAACAACAAGATGAAAAACATCGTGGGTTTACTATTGGTGGAGTTAATTTAGATATCAAAGACACACATGATTATGTTATTAACAAAAATAATCCAAAATGGTATAAATACTATAATTTATTGTTTTCCGAATTAAATCGGAATTTAAAAGAATATGTAAATTCACTAAATAAAGACAATGTTATGAATAACGATGATCAACATACAAAAAACACAGAGTATAAATTTTTTTATGATGATTTATCAATTGTATCATTTCAAGTTCAACGATATATAAAAAACATAGGTAGATATATATATCATAACGATTTCACAGTAGATTCTTTAGGAAAAAAACATAGAGTAATAACATTTATATGGTATCTAAATGATGTCGAAGAAGGTGGCGAAACTGTTTTTAATGGAACCACTTTTATAAAACCAGAAATGGGAAAGTTAGTATTATTTCCAGCTACATGGACATATCCCCATTGTGGTAGGATGCCAATATCTTCTAATAAATATATTATTACTGGTTGGGTATTTGTACCTCATAAATAATTTACATTTATAAATAAAAAGAAAACAAATATAAAAATATATCTTATACATTTTTATAAAATAATTATGACAACTCAGACTTGGAAATTTGATTGCGACTCAGATTATTATAATATTTTATTAGATACTATTAAAAACACTGAACATAAAAAAACATTACATATTCTTAATACAAATAAAGATAAATTTGATATTATTGAAAAATTTGTATATGACACTTCAAAAAAACATTTCGAACGACTTGGATTAGACATAGAAAAACATGTTGTTGAATTTTGGTATAAAAAACATGTATCATTTGATAACAATCCTGCCTACAAAGTAAATAATTTTCATGTCGATTGCGATGAGGAAGAAGTAAAACACAATAACACTTACTATAATCCGTTATTATCCTGTGTTTCATACTTTAATAGTAATAATTTTCCAACGATGATAACCAAAGTTAAAATGGATGATTACAAATTCAAAAATTTTGATAATAAAACACAAATACAATTAGTTTTTCCGGAAGAAAAAAAACAAATAACTTTTGATGGTACTCATTTTCATGGCGTGACAACGATCACATCAGAAACTGAAATTTGTGAACGCTTTATGTTAGCAATTAATTTATGGGATAGGAGTGTAACTGATATATCCTTTTATCAAAACAGTCTTGAAAATAAATATGATAAAAACAAAAATATATTCACAGTAAAAGAAACAACTGATTTTAAAATAATAACAAATAAAAATCCAGTATTTAATTTTAATTTTTATGAAAAAATGCTGTATAATAAAACAAAATTTATGTTGCCAAATGAAATTATTAGAGAAATAAATTTGGAAACTTCGCGAAATTATATATTTACAGATTGTGATGAAATAGAGTTATCTGATAAATCAGAGAGAATAAAAGAATTATTAAAACTAAAAAATGATATAGATAAAATCAATGCTATATCGGATTTACAAAATGATAATGATATGTTTTATAATCGGTTTCTTCAACGATTTGTATATAATTCATTTTTTTCCAAAAATGTATGCGAATGGATAATTTCTGAAAGCGAATTATATGCTTCAAAAAATAATGGTTGGACAACACATAGACACAAAGAGTATCCAACAACTGATTTACCAATTGATAAAATAAGTAGTATTTTTAATTTTTGTTTATTTTCAATGAATGGTATTTTTGATAAAATAAAAAAGTCTTATTGTCTTCCTGACTATTTATTATTCAATATAAATGATATGTTTATTGTAAAATATGATTCTGAAACACAAAGTAGTTTAGAACCTCATCATGATGGAAGTTTTTTATCATTAAATATTTTATTAAGTGATATCGATGATTTTGAGGGCGGCGGAACAAGTTTTAATGATGGAATAACGATGTTTTTAAATCAAGGAGACGCAATGGTCCATTCTGGAAAAATAATTCATTCAGGTAAACAAATTACAAAAGGGAAACGATATGTATTAATTGTCTTTATAAATACCTTAGTAAAAGTTGAAAATGATTTGAAAGAATATTTTCTCAAATAAACGCATATTCCAAAAATAAATATAAAGCAAACATATATTTATTTCTATCTTGAATGCAATTCACCCCACACATTTCAAAAGTCTATAACTCCGATGAATTCACCCGCGCCGATTTTGAGCGTCTTTTAACTGAAAATCCCGGCAAGGTTGTCCTCAAGTTCGGCGCCACATGGTGCGGTCCTTGTAAGCGCATCGAGGCGCACGTCGATCAGTGGTTCGCGTCATTTGATGACTCCATCAAATGCGTAATTATCGACATCGACGAGTCATTCGACCTCTACGGCGTATTCAAATCCAAGCGTCAAGTAAACGGCATCCCCGCCATCCTCTGTTTTAAGAAGGGAAATCTATCGTATATACCCGATTTCTCGGTAAATACGTCGGATTTAGAAGCAGTCAATATTTTTTTCAGAAGGGTGCGCGACGAATAACGCGTCAATACAATCGGTATTTATAAACTCATATTTATATAAAATAGTATAAATCTAAACATACTATTTTATAAAACAATGGAAGACGGTATCGAACAGCATATGCAAACCTTTATAGAAAATCGCGTCCTAATCTTCGGCGCCAAGGGATGGATCGGGCAAAAGGTCGTTTCAATTCTAAATCGGTCTCCTTCCATTCTCGTATTCTGTGCCAAGTCGCGCGCAGATGACGCCGACTCTGTAAAGTCCGAAATCGATACCTGTGGCGCAACCCACGTAATGAGTTTTATCGGTCGCACCCACGGCGAAGGCATCGGTACCATTGACTACCTTGAAAAACCCGGTAAACTCGTGGAAAACCTACGCGACAACTTATTTGCTCCGCTTACGCTTGCCGATGTGTGTGCTGAGCGCGGCATCCATTATACATATTTAGGCACCGGGTGTATTTTTGATTACGATGACGCCCATCCATTCGGGGACGAAACCACGGGGTTCAAAACGACCGATGTCCCCAATTTCTTCGGGTCTTCTTATTCGGTGGTTAAGGGATACACCGACCGCCTGATGCGTCGCCGCGACCACGTTCTAAATGTGCGCATCCGTATGCCAATCACCGACGAGGTGTGTCCGCGGAATTTTATCACCAAGATTACATCTTACGCGCGAGTATGTTCGATTCCGAACTCGATGACCGTTTTAAATGACTTGTTGCCGACGATGATTGATCTAGCGCTCAAAAAACAGACGGGGACGGTGAATCTAGTGAATCCGGGACTCATCACACACAACGAAATCCTGGACCTATACAGTGAAATCGTCGATCCCACCTTCACGTGGACGAATTTCACCATAGAAGAACAAAACCGAATTCTAGCATCAAACAACTGTTTGGATACGAGCGACAAGGCGATTGCGTCATTGCCGCACATCAAAGACTCAGTCAGACGAATGCTTATCCAGATGAAGATGCGAATAATAGAACCAGAACCGCAAGTTGGTTCTAAAGATACAGACTCTGACTCGTTGCAACATATTTAAGAACCAGTTTATCGATGGTCGCCAGTTTATGCATGAACTCCGTTTTATTCATAACCTCACAAAACCCCTGGAGTTCCCTGGAAATCGTAGATATTTTCATAAGTGCCTTGGTGAAATCGCCGACGGAAATGCCCTTCTCCTGGTAAATAAACATGATCAGTTGCCGACACTGGAGTTCGGTCTCGCATCCGCACCATTCCAGCACGTCATCCATAATATCATAGCAAAAATCGTCCAATCCCGACGATCCGTATATGCGTAGTTTCTCTTCTTTCGCAATAATCATCTCACGGAAATACTCGAATTCGCGTATACGTCCATTCAAAAAATCATCATAACAACAATTTGCCACAGTCAAACGTATATCCTCGGGAACGCGAACGTCGGTAAAAAGACTGAAAAACGCGGCAAGTTGGGGGACCGTAAAGTATTCAAAATAATTCCAATTCGAACACAATAGCGACATCAACACCGGATGTATTTCGGCAACATTCGCCGCGATAATGCCCTTCTCTGGTGTAAGCGAATAGTGCCCAGGTTCGTCTTGAACAATGATTTCAGTGTCTTCCATCACAGCAAGCAACGCTTCAATCGACGATTGTATGTATTGCTGCGTGCCGATCAGTTGCGATTCTTTTTGTTTTTTCACATCCAATAGTTGTTTGTATTCCAAATAATAGGTGTAATCGCGTTCCAGACTATTTGATGACATTTTTATATTACGAATTGCGATATCCGCCTCCTTGCGCCGTTTATTGGTGGCGTATTCTAATGTCCCTAATATCTTATCATACTCATCAAGTGTTTCGCGTGGAGTTTTCAAATTATCAATCAGATCCAATTTGACCTGAATCTTGTTATCATTTGTCTCGATTTCACTATATAACCCCCTTTCAGCAGCGCTCAATTCGGATTTCATCATCGATTTGTTTGCAAAATCAACGAAATCGCCGATAGTTGCATGACCGCCATTCAGATCTGTATGCGTTTTAGATGCGCAAAATCGTAGAACATTCAAAAGCGTGGGATAATATATTTGGAATTTGCTCACCAATTTCTGCGGTTTGCCACAAAGGATTTCCTTATATACTGCGAGTTCGGGTTGGGCGAACAGATTCGCACAATGTATTACGTGTCCGACTTTGTCCAGACCACGGCGTCCGGCGCGTCCCGCCATTTGAGTGTATTCGTGCGGCATCAAAAACCGTTGTCTCGACCCATCGTATTTGGTCAAACTTATAAATACGGATGTCTTGATCGGGCAGTCGAGTCCAATGGCGAAACTCTCGGTTGCGAACAATACCTTGATGTATTTCTTGGAAATCATCAATTCGACGATTTCTCGTAAAATGGGAATCATACCAGAATGATGAATACCGATGCCCTTTTCAAGGAGTGAAACCAGTTTTTGATATTCAGGCAAATCCACGTATTCGCGCCAATTGGGGAGTTTGCGCAGAACGGTCTCGCATTCCCTGCGCACAGTGAAAGGGTTGTAGTCTTCCAACTCGCTGTTGTAAAGAGGAACCGTGATTTCCTCGGCACACTGCTCAACCAATCGACGCGAGAAAATGAAAGCGATGGCGGGCAACATGTCGTTGGATTTTAGATGTGTGAAGAGTTCGTTTAACGCAAATTTGCGATGACACATTACGTTGTTGTCGGACAACATTTTCACAACGTTGCGTGTTTCGAAATAGGTTTTTTCTATGAAATCGCCGGTTGCCGTTTTGATGGTTAAGCATTTATTGAGAGACGGGCGTGTTTTTTCCTCGAGTTCCTTGTTGTTTATTTTTTTAAACAATCCCTCGGTTGAACACATAAAGACATAGTGAGTTAATGGGACTACGCGATGATTGGTGGCGCAAATTACGACTTGCTTTGTTGGCAAATTCACAGGTTGGATTGCATCAAGATCTTCAATCGCAGTGCCTTCATGGTCTAAGGTACCTTCAATCACAGTGCCTTCGTGGTCTAAGGTGCCTTCAATCATGGTGCCTTCGTGGTCTAAGGTGCCTTTATGGTCTAAGGTGCCTTTATGGTTGGCACCTGTGGTGCCTTCACACCAGCGCGCAAATTTGACCGGATCATCCAGCGTTGCCGAAAGCATGACCATCTGAACATGTTTCGGCAGCATCAGAATCGACTGTTCCCAAACATGCCCTCTATGTTGATCATTAATATAATGGAGTTCATCAAACACCACCGCCCCCAGTTCGTTCTCAATATCCATTTCAAAACTGAGCGATGAAGCATTCGTATCTGGTTTAGACGTCTCGTCTTCTCTTTTGTTCATCGTCATCGTGAAAAGACGGTTCATCAAAATCTCGGTTGTCATAATCAGCACTTGGGCAGTCGGGTTCGTCTTGATATCACCCGTCAACAGTCCAAACGTAATATCTGGGTATTTGTGAGTGAAATCGAAAAGTTTCTGGTTGGAAAGTGCCTTGATTGGCGAGCAATAAATGACTCGCTTGCCGAGTCCCGTGAAATGGCGAATGGCGAATTCGGCAGGCAGCGTTTTACCCGACCCAGTGGGGGCGCACACAAGCGCATGGTCGCCATCGACGATTGCTGCTATTGCGTGTTTCTGAAACGCGCTGAGCGGATATGGAAATGATTCAAAATAAGAATTATACTTTGAATCAGATGAAAATTCGGTGTTGTCGTCTGTTATTTTTACCATTTTGTTTGTATGTTTGAGATACATATTTATACGTGTTTGTGTTTATATTTTTTCCAATTATATTTATATAATGGAGTTGCCGCAATATCGTATTGTGAAACACGAACCCGACGAGTATGGTCGCAAATATATCGATATTTTTATTACGGACGGCGATAAAGACCTCGCAATAATGACGGTGTATCTGGAGCAAACACCGCGGAAAAATTTCAAACCTCTAGACAAGATAAATATAAGTTATGTAGAAAAATATGACGAATCATTGAAAAGGTGTTTTCGTGAATATATGAAAATCTTGGTTTCCAAAACTGCTGAAATATTTGGACGCAAATTATCGAAATCAAGTGAAATCGCGCTTTTTATTGCGCCCCAACCAAATTTGAAAATCGATTTTAACGAGTCATTTTCGGTGAAAGAACTGAAAAAAATATATAACAAATCTGGGTTCACAAATTATGATCCCAATAATTCACTTTTCATGGTTGTTACAATGAAAACCGCAGAGGAGGTATTAAATGGAAAGGTTATGCAAAATGATCCTTATAAAACACCGTCAACTAGCATTGACTATGGGTTGCCCGAAAAACCGGAAAAGGAAGAGAATAAAGACCCGTCTATCGCACCGCTAGAACCGATACCACTAATATATAAGAAAGATGTTCCTAGATATATGAGACAAACGACGAGTAGTCGAGGGAAAAGAGTAATCAATCGTAGAGGAGGTAAGACTCAACGTAAAAAACGATTATAAAAATAAAACCTCTACATTTCCCATTTCCAATCTTCTGTTTCGACGACGTTTGGAATAAATATTTCCGATTTGATATCTTCATTGTTGAACATTTCCATCCCACCGAGTTTCTTACATATTTCACAATCACCATTCATATTATTCATCTCTGCAAGGAGTGTGAAAAATGATTTTCCACTGAATGTAAGATCGCCGCCATATACATACTGTTTCCACTTGTTTCCCTTGTCGTCAAACATATACAAGGTTTTCCCCTTGAATGAGTCATCAATCACTTTATTTGTGTCTTTTGTTCTTAATAACATATTTGTGTAATTAGACGCTTCCCTCTATATTCTTTACAAAAAAACATAGAGGAATACCTTCAAACTACTATTATTCACAGAATGGAATCTATTATTTACACCATCGAATATCACAACGGCACGACCGAAAACAAAACCGCTAATGAACTGCGAGGACGCATCGATGATATGATTGATGATATTCGGAAACTCCGCAAAAGATATAAGTGGAGGAAAACCAAGTTTTCAATGACCCTCTACAGTTCGGAAGAGGATTTTGAAGCGATGGAATACATTACGCATTATCGGAGTTTGTCGGAAGAAACCTATGGTGTCAAGTTTATGAACGAATTTGATATTGAGATTATCAAGAAACTCAATTTTTAAACATTCTTTATAATTTAATGACGCATATATTTTTGCGCTGTTGAACAGGCGGTTCATAAATATACATAATAGAGGTGTTTGAAAATTCAGTGTTTTACGATTGCCTCTACATTCATGTTTTTAAATATCATTTTTATATTCTATATTTTTGTAGGTAGGGTTTTATAATAATCATACAAGATTGTTATAAAGTATATAATCCTTAAAAATACCCCCTATTTGAAAGACCCCATGAGATTTGTGTTTTGGACATTTTTGGACATTTTAAAAATGTCCATTTTCGGATTCCTCGATGGAATCTTTTTTTGCCGCACTGAAAAATCGGGAAACAAAAAGGGGTCAACTTGTCGCACTGAGAATGGTAAGGAAAATATTTGTAAAAGTTGGTGATTTTTTGAAAAATCGGAAATTCTAAAAATCGGAGGAAAAATCCTGGCTACATTCTGGTGCTATTATGGCGCGATTATGAAATAGCACCAGAATGTAGCCAAGAATTCCCTCCTACATACTCTTGATACAAAGGGTTCCAACGTCGATACCAAGAGTATGTAGAGGGGCATTTTTACATCGCAATATTTTCCAATAATAAGTAGGTGGTCTCTACATTTCTGTAGGGTGGTTTATAAAAATAATACAATATTGTTATAAAAGTATATAATCCTTAAAAATACCCCCTATTTGAAAGACCCCATGAGATTTGCGTTTTGGACATTTTTGGACATTTTAAAAATGTCCATTTTTGGATTCCTCGATGGAATCTTTTTTTGCCGCACTGAAAAATCGGGAAGCAAAAAGATGTCAACTTGTCGCACTGAGAATGGTAAGGAAAAAAATTGTAAAAGTTGGTGATTTTTTGAAAAATCCGAAATTCCAAAAATCGAAGGAAAAATCTTGGCTACATTCTGGCGCGATTATGGCGCGATTATGAAATAGCACCAGAATGTAGCCAAGAATGCCCTCCTACATACTTTTGATACCATGGTCATAATGACGTCTACCAAGAATATGTAGAGGCGTTAAAAATAGTAAATTTGAACACAACCTCTACGATTTGATAAAAACAAAATGATAAAATGATGTTACTAAAAATCGAAAACCTTGTAGAAGGGCAAATTACAAAGCGCCCTTCCAAAGACGTAAAATCACCCTATGTCGCAGACGTGAAATGTGGCGAAGAAGAAATTCTGGGACACGCCCAAGCACTTGGTAGACGGACGCAGGTGCAACCATATTGATGTCACCGAGTCCGTCCGCCAAATGTTCACATACTATTTATTTATCTGTCTGTAAAGACCAAGTGATTGGAATTCATCCAAAACTGGCGGAAAGCGCACTTACAAACAATTGTTTGTCTGTACTACAAAACGTGAAGTCGTATCGCAGAGAAACCAAAATTCATATACCCGATTGAGTGGATTCGCGATTCGATTTCACCGGAGTAGATAAAGATGACATCCCATTCATAATGGAAGTAAAAAATGTCCCACTCACAGGAACCTGCGACCAATCACACACCGCAATATTTCCAGTCGGAAACCGTAAAAAATCCAAAGACCCAATTAGTCCGCGTGCGCTAAAACACGCACGGGAACTGACTTTCTTGCGCAAAGACAAAGAAAATATTCGTTGTATAATGTGCTATGTTATACAAAGAACCAATGTATAAAATATCACATTTAGACCCAGAATACAAAGAAGCGGTTCGACTTGCTTACGACGCTGGAGTAGAAATAATAACCTTGGTGGTAGAGTGGAACCTTGAAGGAGAAGCACACTTTGTCAGAGACAACCTGCCGTTTATCCTATAATTTGTATTGAATGGGTTTCTTGTTTTTTACAGTGCCTCTATTTCTTCCATATTTACAATGTTGTTTCTGCGAGAATCCGCGCGGATTCTTACAATCAATGCTCTTTTTGTATTTTGCAGACCACTTACGTGTTTTGTTTTTCATATATAGGAAGCGGAGGTATTTGTTTATCGTCGCTCCCCATCATTTTGTTCCTCACAATATACACGGACGAAATCGACAGAAGCGTCAACTCTATCGAACTTCGCACTATCATCGGCATATCATTCATTTTGCTGCTGTAATATACCCACATACTAGAGGATACCACGCTCAACAAACAAAATAGGAGTGAGAATGTATTGGTGCTTTTGTTCCGATAGAGTAAAAACATGAAAATAAACCGACCGACTACGGACAACGATGTTGCCGTGTAGGGTATTATTTTCAAGTCCGATGCGTCCATTCATCTACACAGTGGTATGCCTTTACGCTTGTTGAATATGAATTATTTATAAAATTTTGACAAAGGTGTAAAATATTTGACCCCCTTGTAAATAATGATTTAGTTATATATATATATATAGTATAAATGGTTGTTTATACAGTAAGAGTTGTTGGAAATAATTTAAGAATTAATGATCAAGATGTAGGACAACCCTTTAAAACTGGAGACGATGGTAACACCGGTATAAATTTTAATGAACATTTTTGGAAAAAATGTTTTACCGGCGATTCGAACAAAGACGGTTGCCCTATAACGGTATTGAACGGATTTTTACAGAACGATAATCCTGCATTGCCTAACTATTTTGTACCAGACGATCGAGTTAGTGGGGATACTATAAAAGGTATTTCTTCGCAAATGACCTCTAGACTTGAAGAAAATAATCTAATATTTAAAGCAGAAATATTAAGGTTCAAAAATTATAAAACAGGTCTTGGTATGGATCCGCACTTACAAACACAATTCAGCACCGCATTTCCGGAAGGAAATCCTATTTATACAAATAAAGATTGTGGATTAGATCCGCAATATTTTTTACCACAAGGTCTTTGTATAAAAAGTTGCAATATTGCGTCTGACGTAATAGACCCACATTCATCAAGTATAGCAGATTGTGGTGTGATGTTACCTCAAGTAGATAGCCAACTTGTTTTAGACGAGTCTGTTTTTACATATTTACAATATCCGTGTGCGTGTAGATTAGTGGCAAGAACCGATGGAGTAGGGACATATACTGCGAGTTTTTTTGTCAACGGTGTCGATTTATTGGAACCACAAAATCAAGCAAAATATTTTTCCGGAAACGCAACCAAAAATGCTCTTTTCAGTACAAAGGGAACACCAGCAGCAAAAACCGAAAACATGAAATTATGTGTAGCAAAATATTCAGGCGATACATTACAAAGTTTTATTCAAAGACTATTTGAAATTATTAATATTAATAATAATAATAATAGAACATATGTAATTTCTACATGTGACTCTATTGTTTCGCTTCGATCATACACATTAAACGGTTCCTTCATAGAGGTTTGTAAAGATCCGATACAAGATAAGGTAACACAAGTTTTTGTATGGCGTCCAGAATTAGCGGATATCGGTTCTCTGGCAGTTATTTTCAATGCGGAAAAGAATAAAATCCTTGCTGAATATAATAATTTTATCTCACTTGTGAACGGAATAGAGAATCCCCAAACTCAATTAAGAAATGTTTTTGTTTCTGGATCAAATACTACATATAAATTTACACAAGACTTTTATGAAAGAATTGCTCTTGATCTTACTATGATTCGCGATGGTATTCAAGGGTATGACCTAGTAGCAGGCGCAGATGTAGCAGCAATAGCGCTAGCAATTCGGACAATACGAACATTTAAAGTAAATGATTTCTTGAAAATAAATGGACCAAATGGACAACTGTACTGTATGTCTATGGCTACAAAATATACAAAGGGAAATTTGACTCAATTGGGGTTACTGGCGCGGATGCCGAATATTAATAAACGAGTTAGTCAACCGTTTTTCGAGGTTGCTACCCAGCAATATATGGTTCGTCAAGGTGGTGCCGGATCACAAGAACAAAATCAATTACCTTGCGATATGGAAGATATAATTGAGGTATTCAATACATTTTTTGATATGAATTTTTATAATGATAATCCTAAAATTTTTTTAAGCAGATATATTGCCCCGTCTAATATTTTTGAAAAAAATGAAAATGAAAATGAAATTGAATTATTTGCTGCCAAGCGTGTTCAAATAAAACCAAACACACCGATTGATTTACATCTACAATTTATTACTGATTTTATGAAATTGTTTAATAAACTATGTAATCAACAACAATACACAAGATTTAAAACACCGCTTTTTATATTTGATTGTTTTAGTGATGTTATCAATTCATTTGCGAGTTTGGATATATATCAAAATGGTGTACCCAGAAATGGCAACGAATATTATAGTAAAGAAGCAATCGCGTATTTGATAGAAACTTATTTTGAAGAAAAAATAGAGGAACAACAGGCAGAACAACAGGCAAGATCAAGAGCAAGAGCAGCAGTAGAATACCCGGACAAACATCGCATAAAACCGAATAAGGTGATTAAAAATATAAAAAACTTCCAAAAAACACATGACTCAAAAATTATTAAAGGTAAAACGCAAAGAAGAGAAAGAAGAGGTGCGACCAGAAGTCAAATTAAATCTGGATATAAACCTGAATATAAATCTGGATATAGACAAAGAGTACACACCGGAAGGGGCGGTTCGAAAACCCGTAAAATCCGACAATAATATTTTATAATGATTACATAACCATTATACAATCCAATCCCACAAATGATTTTAGAACAATACGTATTTTTATTCCTGGTCTTCGTCGTCGTCGCATATTTTTTATACACCCGACTTCGATACCCCTTTTGGTCGCATATGCCGGTTTCCCACACCTACGACATCATCCATTTTTCCGACGGCGTCATCCAGTCAAAACCAAAGCAAAATAAATATACGAACCTTGTCCAGGTAAAAACTGCGTCATTCTTTGAACTCAGTGACGACCAACACAAGGCGGTGTCCCAACTGTTCAATTGTTTCTACATTCCGTCCGACGTGATTTTTTCAACCCTTTCACCCGAGATTTTGAAAACCCGATTGTCGGGACATCTGGAAACCCCGTTTGTTTCTGCCGACCCATCGTTCGCCATCGGGTGCGCCATCAGTTATCCGGTCAATATTAATTATGGCGGCGAACAAACTTTCGCCAACTACTTGGCATACCTTGCGACCGATCGGAACCAGAATATCAGTCGCGCGCTTATTTCCACACATGATTTCAATACGCGCACTGCGAATGAGCGGGTGAACTCGACACTTTACAAAAAATATGTAGGTAAATGTGCGGGGGCGAAACCACTGGTCGAATTCAAGACAAGCGTGTTTTATATTAATGTTGAGGGGAAAGATCTGGATTCAACAAAAATGATGGGTTCTAGCACATCTCTGGGTTCCGCTACAGCGATAGCAACTGCTAACGCCGCTCTGGGTTCCGCTACAGCGATAGCAACTGCTAACGCCGCTCTGGGTTCCGCTACAGCGATAGCAACTGCTAGCGCAGCTCATATAATTCAGATCTACAAACCCAATTGGAACTTATTACAGGATTATATGAGCTGCGCTAGCAGTTGCTATCGCTGTAGCGGAACCCTCGCCGAAGACATAACCCAGAGTTTAACCAATATGTTTGATTTTATCGCCATGATCGATATGGGCGCGCTCAAATCGCGCGTGGACGCAAACCAACTGTTCATATACGCTTACAAAATCGGCGCACAAACGGTTGCCTTGTATTTCATAGAGGATATGAACACACTCTATGAAAATGTCGCGGACTACGGAGGAAAGACACTGTCGCTTGTCGCATCCGTGAATAATATTATGGAACCCGAAGGAATCCAAGTTTTTTATAATGGGTTCGTAGAGGCGGTTCAGAAAATCAGCAAACAGAACCGTGATTACAAAATGATGGTGATCGACGACGTGGGACACAATGCGCAAATCGTGGAACAGGCGAAGAAGAGGAAACCCGCGATATTTGAGACGGAGGGTGGATATTATTGGATTAATTATAAAGTGGATACACCCGTTATTAGTGAGCGATGTTTGTTTCTAATTTAATGTTTGCGGATTTTCTTGCGGGTTGCGCGAAACCCTTTGCCTCCTCGTTTTCCGACGCTTTGCTTACTGTTGCTTTGCTTACCTGCGCTTTGCTTATTGTTGCTTTGCTTACCTGCGCTTTGCTTACCTGCGCTTTGCTTACCTGCGCTTTGATTATTGTCGCTTTGCTTACTGTCACTTTGCTTAGTAATCATTTGTTGAATTCGTGTAACCCACCAATCACGCATTGTCTTATCGGTTGTTTGTAAATATATATTTTCAGATGAACCATTTGATTTTTTATGTGTTATACTTAATTCAATATCCTTTGCACTAGTGTTTTGTGTTTTTTGAACATTTGTGATGTCCGAATAAGTAATTTCCTTATTATAATTATTATTAAAAATTGTCAGTTGTGTCCCAGCAGATGTCTTTATTGCAAACCCAAAAGTGTCTTTTGAACAATTCGCAGTCATTCCAGTTCCTGTGCCAGATAATGTATTTCCAGCATTATAACTACATTTAAACAGTGGTTTATTAGTTGAATTTATGGTAGTAATCCACATATCACGATTTGTTTTGTTTCCTTTTATTGTTTCAACCCCTTGTGGCGCAGGAGCTTTTAAAAACACAACCGACAAATTTGTTCCATTATAATAGTGTAAAACTAAATGTTGTTCTGGGTTATTTGTATTGTTATCAGGCACAGCGTATACAACGTTTTTATATATTTTTGTAAATGCATTTTTTTTATCATTTGGGTTTGAAACAACTATAAGCCATACTATACCATCGTTTTCGATAAGTGTTCCTATTGATGTTTTTTCTGTGCTATTACATTTTCTTGAACCTGGAATATTTCCCTGTGTGCATTCAAATAATGGGGCATTGTTTAATACGGTTCCGTTTCTTTTAAAATTTTCAATATTTTCATCTCGCAAATTTTTAAGTTGGATTTTTTTGTCATTAATTTGATTATCACGTTCTGCTTCTTTACGTTCTGCTTCTACCTTCGCCAAGCGTTCTTGATCAGCAACACGTTTCGCCTCCAAGCGTTCTGCTTCTACCTTCGCCAAGAGTTCTTGATCAGCAACACGTTTCGCCTCCAAGCGTTCTGCTTCTACCTTCGCCAAGCGTTCTTGATCAGCAACACGTACCGCCTCCAAGCGTTCTGCTTCTTTACGTTCTGCTTCTTTACGTTCTGCTTCTTCCTTCGCCAAGCGTTCTACTTCAGCAACACGTACCGCCTCCAAGCGTTCTGCTTCAGCAACTCGGTCTGCTTCTACCTTTGCCAATCGTTCTACTTCAGCAACACGTGCCGCCTCAAGTCGGTCTGCTTCTATCTTTGCCAAGCGTTCTACTTCAGCAACACGTTCCGCCTCAAGTCGGTCTGCTTCTATCTTTGCCAAGCGTTCTACTTCAGCAACACGTACCGCCTCCAAGCGTTCTGCTTCTTTACGGTCTGCTTCTTTACGTTCTGCTTCTTCCTTCGCCAAGCGTTCTACTTCAGCAACACGTACCGCCTCCAAGCGTTCTGCTTCTTTACGGTCTGCTTCTTTACGGTCTGCTTCTTCCTTCGCCAAGCGTTCTACTTCAGCAACACGTACCGCCTCCAAGCGTTCTGCTTCTTTACGGTCTGCTTCAGTAACACGTGCCGCCTCCAAGCGTTCTGCTTCTTTACGTGCCGCCTCCAAGCGGTCTGCTTCAGCAACACGTGCCGCCTCAAGTCGGTCTTCTTCTTCCTTCGCCAAGCGTTCTACTTCTGCTTGCGTAGCAATTTGTGTAAACACGTCTTTCAGACCATTTATAATAGCGTTGCGTTTCTTATTATAGGATTCTTCCGGTAAAACTTCAACATTGGTTATTTCTGTAATAACAATATTTGGATTTGCTGCATTTTGGGTTTTAAGCGCACCAATAAAATCATTTGATGATCCTGCAGCTTCTATTTGTGTTTTGATTTGATCAGGAACAAACATTTTTTGTATTTTTTTCGTTTCAATTACAGCAATAAGTTTTGTAATATCAGAAACAGTGGCACCAGTATCAAAAAATCCAACTTCGTCAATCGATTCGACGGCGCCACCTCGATAAACCATTTTTTTCCGCCTACTTTTGTTATTTGTTCCACCGGAAACCTTTCGACTCTTGTTTTTTGTAGACCCTCCTGGAATTTGTCCTGGTGCTCCGCTTCCTGGTGCTCCGCCAATGCCTTCCAAATACGCAACCAAGTCTGGTTTTATATTTGTACAACTAGTAAAGTTCAACAAAGTCATTTTCACATTGTTTGTTTTAAAATCTGGAATAGTATTCAGGTTCGAGCAATTGTGTACTTTGAACGATGTCATCGCAGTTCCAGCATATGTTATAGATTCAAGAGCGTTCATATTGTTAACGTTAACCGAGGTAACCGTGTTTGGAATTGGCAAATCTTTTAACTGTGGCAACTCAATCACTGTGTAACTTGTAATTTGTTGGGGCACTGCAAGATCGGACAACGACCCACAATCTACCAATTCAACAGAAATTATGTTATCTTTTTTCATGTCTTTAACAGACAATGTTTTAAGTTTGGGATAATTTTGAAGGGTGATTCTTCTATCCTGTTTTTCACCCACAATATTCAATAATTGACAATTATCAATATTCAATTCGAGCAAGGTGTTTTTACAGTTTTCAGTTAAAACGTCATTTACACTACAATTATTTATATTACATGATTCAACGAGTGCGGGCAATGTTATTTTTGTTGTTTGGTTGTTTTCAGTCATAGTAAGTGTTTTAAGATTAGTGATATTAGATATAGTTGGATCATACTCACCACCACCATTAATAGTTAAACTTGAGATAGTAGGAGGGAGAGAAACGTTATTTTTATTATTTCCCAATGTATCGCAACCCTCTATAACAAGTTCTGTAATTTTGACGCCTGCGATTTCCAAGTTTTTAAGAGACGCAAGACCAATTAGCGACGATGCTCCTGCTCTTGCTCCTGCTCCTGCTTGTACATTCAGTTTTGTCAATTTGTTATTCGCATCAATTTTCATAGACTCAAGTTGGGGCGCAACTATATCCATAGTATTCAATTCAGTACAATTCTCTATTTCTAGTTTTTTCAAAATATCAAATTCATTTTCAAGAGTGGTATTCAGCATATTTTTAAGAGTCAGACCCTCGATTTTTCCTTGGATCTGCGACAAATCATAATTTGATTGGTTATCGAGTGTAAGCATCACGATTTTGGACAAATTGTTTAAAGAATTAAATGGAAAGTTTAGCGAATTATTTATCGTAACTTCTTTGGTGGATTCGTGAAGCTCGACATTTGAAAGTTTTGGACAATTATTAAATGATACTGATTCTTGATTAATTTTTCCTAGTTTAACGGTTTCAAGCATTTGAAAATCTTGAAACCTGAACATATTATGTCTTGAATTAACGGGTGGTGTTATTTTCAATGTTTTCAATGTACCTTTTTGATCATCCAAATTCACCATTTCAAAATTAGAACAATTTGTTATTATCAAATCTTCTATACCATTTGGTAAAACTTTTTCGTTATTACTATTAATCGACTGTTGCAAATTTGAGTTATTCTGTATCGTAAGTGATTTGAGTTTATCCAAATGTCTAACGTTTGTGAAACTGATTGAGCCACCGTCTAATACCAGTTTCGTGATACGAAAGTCGCCGCCCCCTTGTGTAAAGGTTGCGCTACTACCAGTATAAACATACGTTTTGCCTGTGTTTGCCTTATCGTTAAGAAGTGTATTTATTGCTGTTATCTGGGTGACTCTTTCAGCATCTGGAATCGCCAATATAAATTGTAAAAGCGTTATATCTAACATAATAGCACCACTATAAACGATTCCTCCTACACCGTTTATGAAATTTGTTGGTACCGGGTTCGGATCTGGATACGCAATTCGGTAATAATTATAAATTTCTGGTTGATCTGCGCCAAAACCCTTATTGACTGCGGCATACAAACCAACCACTTTTTTTGTTTTAATAGTTTCTACAACTTTACTTGCGTTATCTAATGTAAGACCTGCGTTATTATCCAGATTCACAGTCTTATCTATATCTCCATTCAGTGAGGCAAGAAAAACATCGAGACTCATATTTATTGCGTTATCATTTAATTTAAACAATGAACAATTGGACAAAACATTTAGTTTTTGAACAGTTTGTAGACCTGGGTTATAAGTAATAGTCAGCGCTTTGACATTAGGAACACCTTCAAAATCGAGTGATGTAAAGGTAGCACCATTATCATTTGCAGTAAGGGTTGTAAGCGCATCTAGATTAGTCATAGCGAGAGTGGTTAGCACAGGATTTGTATTGACTGTTAGATCGGTTAGACTTGTACAATCAGTCATGGTCAAAGTGGTTAGCACAGGATTTTCATTCACTGTTAGATTGGTTAGACTTTCACAATTAGTCACGGTCAAACTGGTTAGCACAGGTTTTTTTGAAATATCGATCGTTTCAAGACCAACATTATTATATTCAATATTTTCGATTGCATTACAATTTTCATGACTAATTTGTGTAAGCGCTTGACATTCGGAAACAACCAATTCTGTAATTGGTAGACTGTCAAGAACCAATTCAGTAAGGTTCTGCATGTTTTTAATTTCAGGAAAATTTATTAGAGAATTACACTTTACAACATTAATTTTACCCATGTTCGTGTTGGATAAATTTAAATCTGATAGTTCTGTAGAATCGCGAATAGTCAAATTTATTGGGATATCGTCATTAGAAGTATTGGTACTTTTACAATTCTTAAAAGATGCTGTCTTCATATTTCCTGAAAGGGTTATATTATGATTTGTGAAAATACAACCTTCCATTATAAACGCATCGGAAACAGTGAGTTTTAATTGAGAATTATTTTTAATATTAATATCGTTATTATTTGTTCCTATTATAAAAAGACTATTAATTTGTTGTATATCAAATGAAACGTTTGCACGATTTGTTAAATTATCAAATCCCAGAGTTTTAAGTTCACTCATACCAGTAAGACCATATACTGAAATACATTCTTTACAATTTTGCACCAATACGGTTTTCACTGTTGGACACTTATCGATGATTAAAATAGACAGTTTAGTAAAATCTTTAAACTGTAAATCTGTAGTCAGGGATTTACAGATATCAATTTGCAAGGTTTCAAGTGTTGATTTCAAATTATCCATATTTGTGATTGTAGTCATTTTGTCTACGTTGTTTATTACAAGGTCTTTAACGGAAGGTATTATGATTTTATCAGTTGTTGTTATTTTTGTTATATTTGGTGCCGGAGGAACCGTTGTAGCAGCCCCCATCGCTACAGGTACAACTACTTCAACTTCGGTAACTACATTATTATTTGTAATTGTAAAATTTGTAAGTCCGGACAACCCTGTAAAATCAAACCCCGCGATATTGCTATCAATGACAAGGTTGGTAACCTTTTTGGGTAAATTAATGGAAGTAAGAGCATCACAACGAACTATCGAAAACTCTGTGAAAGCACCGTCATCTATATCAATCGAAGTAAGACCTGTAAAATTTTCAATACTTTTAATATTGACTTTTGGACATTGTTTGAGTTCTAAGGTTTTTAAAGTAGTGCGTTCCGATAAACCTCTATTTGTGAGTACGTCGTCATTCGTGATTTTGACAGATTCAAGATTCAATATGTTTTCAAATATTGTCAAAACACTATCACCACCTATTGCGGAATTCTCCAATTCCAAGTGTTTCAGAGTTGCGGGTAAAAAATCCGAAACGGTGTATTTCTGTGTTTGCGTTATGGTAAGCGATTCAAGTGCGTTCAAGTCTTTTAAAAAACGCGTGCTCTGGATAATGGATGAGAGAATCGACAAATTTTTTAGACTCGATGGCAACCTCTCAATATAGGCAAGTTTTGTGCAATTACTTATAGTAACACTGGTCGTGATACTTGTCGTGACACTGTCCCGAATTTCAACTGTGGAAAGAGACGTAAACCCGTCGATTGTAATATCAGCAATATTCACGTCGAGTTTTAACGCCTCCAATGTTTGATTCAATTTGTTTATAAAATCAAGATTTAATATTCCTGTGCCCGATATTTCAAGAGAAAGCAATGACGTTGGCAAATTAATTTTATCTGATTGTAATACTGTGAATCCTTTTATAACGAGTCGAGTAACGTCGGTGATTTTTACTGTATTCAAACTAGAACAATTACCTAGCGTTAATTGTTTGAGCATTGGGACGGCGGTTGTTGTAAATGTGTGTAGGGTTGGAACATCGTCCAGACCAGAAATAGATGTAAGCGTATCACACGATATGATTTCCAAGGTTTCGATTGTTTGTGCAAATGCTTTACAATCGATGGTTTCAATGATTGGACATTTTTGAATTGTTAACGTTTTAAGCGAGACCAATTCCGAAAAAAACGTGGTATTCGGCAATGTGGATGCGTCGTTGATCGAAAGGTTTTCAACAGAAGAAGGTACCACTAATGTATCTAGAGCATCACACCCAATAATTTCTACTGTTTTTAAAGACATTTCAACTGGATTTGAAGACGAAGAAGTGCCGGAAGACGAAGTACCAGATGCGACCACACTTACATTAGGGTCAGGTGCTTTTACTCTAAGAGTTTTGAGCGCGTTATATCCATCTAATTTTAGTTCTGTGAGCGAAGCACACTCATTCAAAATCAGTTCTTTAAGGGTAACTGGTGTTGGTGTTCCTTCCGGTAACGCAAGTGTCTTAAACTGTGAACACTCAGTCAAATCAAGGTTGGTCAGATTTACCAATGGTTTCAAAAAATCAGTATTTTGAATTGGCGCCTCGGTTATTCTAACACTTGTTAAAGAGATAGGTAAAATTACGGTTTGTAGTGCTTTGCAACCACCCAATCTTAACTCTTTCATTTTTTCCCAATTTATATTTACCTCGGTCAAAGTATCTAAATTCTCTATATCAATAGAAGTGGTTGCTGCAGGGACTGTAGTCGCTACGCTTGTAGTCGCTACGCTTGTAGTCGCTATGCTTGTTAGACCAGTGATAACAATTGAAGTAAGATTTGGTTGATTTGTTTTAACTGTTGTTACTGTCGATGTAAGTGAAGAAAACTCGACATCAAAATCCGCGTGTTTACAGTCAGTGATTTTTATTTCAGTCAATACAATATCGGAATCAATTGATACCATTGTAAGTTCATTAAACCCGTTTAGAACAACCCGCGTCATACCTTTTTTGAAATTGATTGTTTTTAATTTTCGACTATTTTTCGTCTCGTCTCCCATCGTGGTTGTTAGCATGCATAGAGGTTGTCCGCCCATCACAGTTCCTTCGGAAATCGTATATTTAATATCAGAACCTGATTTATCTTCTTCTATTTTGAATCCAGACGGGAATAGTTGAACCAGTTCCGAATATTTTTCGATGAGTGTTTCATTTATCTTCTCGGTTGACACCGAGACCGACGTGCCTAACCATTTGGGAACAAATGTTGGTTTCAACGCTTCGGATAGTCTGGCATTATTATCATTAATATCTTTATCCATCTGGTTCGGAAACGCGATTCCTGTTATTTTTTTATCTTTTATAACCTTGACCACGCTGGTAATGTCGCCAAAATCCAACGCATAAGAACCTTTCAAATCAACCATCGTCTTGTCTTTGCCAGACGGGAGCATGTTCAAAACACCAGAAATGTTTCCTTTCAAATCCTTTGATTTGATTGTGATATTCTTCAACGCTGGACACGTATTCAAAAACGTTAATTGTCCAGAATTGGTTACCGTATCTGTATCTATAATGACCTCTTCCAAAGTAGATGACTTGATATTGGCATATTTGGTAATATCCTCTAGAATCGTTATTTGTTTCAGACCTTTTAGTTTGTCCAACTCGGCAAGTTTCGCACCAGTAATTTTCGCACCATTTTTGAAAATAATCGAATATACAATGCTGTTCTGGAGTGCGATCTCAATGTTACCATTTGTGCCGCCAACTGACGAAAAAACGCCGTCGATGTACTTATGTTGACCTTTCGCGTCATTAAACAACTCTTTCAAAAATGACTTTTCCTGTAATGCGGGCGCAAGTGTTTTCTCAGCAGCGTGATAAAAAGCGTTTATCAAATCCTTTAAAAAATGATTTTGATCATTATTATACAAATCTCTAATTGTTGTTGTACCTAGGTAATTGGTGTTTAAAATGTTTTCTATGAAAGTTTCGGATGTATATGATCCAGTAGCAGCAACAGCAGGAACGCCTTGAACTAACTGTGGATTCACATTATAAACCTCTTGTTCTGCCGCGTCAACAACAACATTATACAATTCAATGTCCAAAATTCCCGGCGATTGTTTGGGCGCCAAATCCTTGCTCGTAAAAAGAATGACATCCCCTTTCGTCATTTCATCAATCACCGATTTCCGCAATTCCACATTTTGAATCAACCCATAAATTTGGGCATACGCCATATCGCTTTCCGGGTAAGAAAATACTGTCTTGGTTTCATTGCCACCACGTTGTTTTTTTCGGTACCGCCTTTTTTTCGAATACCCCATACTATACAAAATACAACTATAATAAAACGCCAAATCAAATGTAAAAATAGCACATTTGATTTTTATTATTGTTCAAGGGGGTCATTGTAATAAACGTCTCGCATTTGAAACACCGTCTTATCATCAATACGACCTCTCAAAAACGTATCTACATTTTTAAAATCTTTCAGCATCTCGGTTATGAAATAAATCGAATACATCCCGCATTCAGTGTCGCCTTTCTGATGTTCCACTTTGTTTGTATAAAACTTCAAATTAATATCAATCTCCTTGGATTGTTTCTGAATGCGTTTCACAAAGGCGCTTATCTCTTTTGGAACGCCGCCAAGAGCACTATCAAAAAACACAATTGTCTTATCAGGAATCGAGACAAACAAAGAAACCCAATGCGAACCTGGTTGATCGTGTTTATCTAAATTAAACACGGCGCCAAAACGTTTTTTCCCCTGTTTGTATTCGGTTTCCAATGAAAAATCGCATAATTCGCGCTCGACACATTGCCCCCACACGCGCGCATCAAAATCGATGGGGGTTGTACGTAATGCTTTGAAATCGCTATACTTCATTTCAATGTCGTCTAAAACCTCATCGATATCCTCATTTGTGAGCCATTCGTCGGGATTTTTGATCCACGATGCGGGATGATTGGGCGCATACAGCATTTTCAGGTATTTTTTTCTTAGAGACATGTCGTCGATTACTCCGAGCGCGCACCGTTCGTCGTCTGTATTCGAACACCCAACGCTTTCCATGATGATTCGTAATATTTTTTTGGGATCGGTTTCGGTCAAAGGGGTTTGGGGGTGGTCTTTATTGTATTCTTCACGCAGTTTATGCATTGCGTCTCCAGGCAAACAAGTCCCGTCGATGTGTTTGTCGTTTGCAACGTTGCAATTGACAGTATTTTGACCGCCGACAAAAATTCTGTTTATGGTTTTTTTCTTATATCTTCGTTTTTTCAAGGGTCGTTTTTTACGAGTCCGAACCATTGGATATACTATACATTATTGTACTATTTGTTTATCACCGAAACATTAAATGTGTTATAGAAACATTAAATATGTTACCGAAATAGGCAAAAAAACGTCAATAATTAAACCATACAATCCTCTGGAAACAAAACTATATATGTTTTGAAAAAAACGAGTTTTGGGTTTGGTGATTTGGTAGAACCCAGTTAAAAAACTACCAAATGTTGCGCTAAAAATAGCGGGAACCAAAAATGCACGAATATGTCTATGTGTGTTTATATATATGTTCATTTATAAATGTATGTGAAAACATACGTTTATATGAGTTGTAAAAAACAAAATTATATGTTGTTAGCGCTTACCTCTCGCTAACATAGTTGCCGACTACTTTTTGGTCGTTTTAAAGGCAACATAGTTGCCGACTACTTTTTGGTCGTTTTAAAGGCAACATAGTTGCCGACTACTTTTTGGTCGTTTTACTTGGACGCAGCAACCTTCTTGACAACCTTCTTGACAACAGTGGGTGCAGGTGTAGGAGCAGGTTCAACAACAGTCTTGACTACTGGAACCGGTGCAGGTGCAGGAGCAGGTGCAGGTGCTGGAGCAGGCGCTGGTGCCTCATCCTCACTATCACTATCCTCAACAAGAGTCGAAGTAGTTGCTGATGCTTGTGCTGACGGTTCATCATCAGCGTGCTCATCACCCTTCTCGATTGCCGACAACTCCTCGTCAGACAACTTGATGTGACACTTTCCAAACACACTCATCACCTCCTTGGGTTTGACGACTGCCTGAACCAACTTCCAGGTAACACCCCAACCCTTGCCACCAATCCAAATACCACCGCACTGTAAAACACACGCGGCGCCACTCAGACGAGGCACAAAATGACTGGGAGTGAGTTCCTCATTTTCACAAGGGAACAACAATCCTCCGGCAGTATCGTAAATTTCAACATTCCATCTGTTCTCCTTCTCATAGAAAGGCACCTTCGCATTAATATTGGGCATCTTGGTCAAATCGGGTTTCTTGGTTCCCTTCACCTTGGGATACTTGAGAGTAGGGAAGAAGGTATGCTTCAAAATCCCAATGTCGAGTTGCTCACCCCACCAGAGTTCGCTATTCTTGGCGGCAGACTCAATGATTGACGCCTCAAACTGCTTCAACTTGTCCAAGAACATCTCGGTATTCTTGGTCGCATAACTCTCATTGGGGAAAGTAAGCGAGATTTGGAACTTGCCGTCGGATTCGCCGGTCTGGGGATCGACGAAATCACTGATACCCCAAGTGGTGAGCAAAGGGGTGCTTATATGGAGAGAACGATTGGTTTGAGTACTGATAACGTTGATTGACTTTCCACCCTTGTCATTGACTTTAGGGGGCATGAACTTGAATGCGCTGGAAGACCAGGCATTGACATCGAGGACAACGGGTAAAGACTTGTTTGCGTTTGTGGAAGACATTTTCTGATAATCTAATAATGAATATTGCTTTATATAAGTTTGAAAAATATAATTTGGAAGGAGGCGCGATCAATTTTATAGCGCTTACGCCCGCCGCAACAAAACAAAATATATAGAAAGATTATAGAGATAATACATATATATAACTATTATGTTGTCTAAAATGACCAAGACAGAAGATTCATCAAAAGAATATGATAAAATGAAACTACATGAATTGAAACCAATATTAAAGAAATTTGGACTCAAATTATCTGGTAATAAAAGCGAAATCGTTGGACGATTGCAAAACTACAAAGTCCAATGTGAAAAGGTTGTCGTGCTCCAGCGTTTTTTCCGTGGATACATGGCGCGACTATGGATAAAATTAAAAAAAGGAACATCAAAGTCGTGTGTGAATGAAGCAGATTTTTACACAATGGAACCGATATGCGAAATCCCCTTTTATTATTACATCCATTACACGGAAGAAAAATCAAACACGAGTTATGCGTTTAATATGATGTCTCTTTGTACTATGATTTCGAAGAGTGGTAAATTTGAAAACCCCTATACGCGCGAAAATATGAAAAAATCGTGTGGTCCATTGCTTGCGAAAATCATTCACTTGACGCTGATTTTGTTCCCACATCATGAAATTGTTGGCGAATTGAAAGAAGTATACTCGACTGATAAAATTACGGTAGATACGCTTGCTCCGGTTATGAGACAGGCGCCGGATCCAATGCTGAATTTTGATAGACGAGTCACCGAACTGTTTATTGCGATTGATACACTTGGTCATTATACGCAGAGGGAATGGTTTTTGAGTTTATCGAATGCTCAGATATGTACATTGGTGATGAAAATTAACACTTTGTGGGCGACGACGACGAATGAGGTTCGGCAAAATATCAGTCCGGGATTGTCGCCTTTTTCAGTGCAGAATACGGGGGTTACCCGAATGACGCTGGACCGGACGCTTGATGAAAATCGGGCGATTGCGTTGAAGATTGGCGAGTCGCTTGTTTATAAGGGGATAAACAATGAATATAAGATAATGGGCGTGATGTTTTTCCTTACGGGACTCACAACGGTGTCGTATCCGGCGAGGATACAAATGCCGTGGTTGTATGATAACTATAATTTTTTGGTGGCGCGCCTCTAATAAGGGGAACTACGTTATTCAGCGTAGCTTCCGCCCTTTGACCCCTCCTTTAAGGGGTAACTACGTTATTCAGCGTAGCTTCCGCCCTTTGACCCCTCCTTTTGGTTTGAGGTGTTGCGTTGTTATTTTGGTGTTGCGTTGTTATTTTGGTGTTGCGTTGTTATTTTGGTGTTGCGTTGTTATTTTGGTGTTGCGTTGTTATTTTGGTGTTGCGTTGTTATTTTGGTGTTACGTTGTTATTTCGGTGTTGCGTTGTTATTTCGGTGTTGCGTTGTTATTTTGCGTAAAATTGAACAAATATTCAAAATATATATCATTGTAAACTTAATAATTATACATAATGACAAAATACATCTTAATACCTCACTACAATAAATCCTTGACTGAGATCCAGACTTGGAACCGAACTTTGAAATCCGGCAAATGCGTTACGCTCAAAGTATTTAACGTATATCGATGTTTTAGAATCGAAATCGAATTAAATGATCTAGAGAAAATCGAGATGCTCAAAATGAATACAATTCTGTTAGATAATTATTCATTTACTCCGGATGAAATGGAAGGTTGTGAATTCTGGAGTGAGATTGTAGATGAATCTGATTTTACCGAGGAAGAAAAAGAAGAAATCGACCAAGATAATATAGACATTGATTTCTTAGATGATAGTGATGAATGGACATCCACTTACGATACAAGTTATGAATTATCTTGTGGGTGTGATTTAATTGAAGAAACCAAAATATAATTTTATTCAATAAAAATATCTCAGACGTGATCCATTTTGGAATCCTCCTTTGTTTTTTTACTTTTGATGATTGTTTTTTCCAAATTGTGTAAAAATCTAGATTTATTTCGCTCGAAAACCACACCAAAAGCGAAATAAATTAATAAATGCTATAAACTACTTAAAAACGAAGTGCTATACAGTGTATATAATAAGATGGTTCGTCAAACAAAATCTACTTCTACTGCTTCCCCCGTTGCTACCCCCGCTACTGCTCCCGTTTCAGTTACAGTCTCTGTAGTTGAGGAGAAGAAGCCCAAGAAGACCAAGGCTGCTTCTGCTACCGCCCCCGTCGTCGAGTCCCCTGTTACTAGTCCCACTCGTTCTCCTGCTACTTCTGATGAACGTGTCCGTGCCCCTGTTGTCGCTCCTGTTGCTGCCCCTGTTGCTGCCCCTGTTGCCGACGCAGATGCTCTCTCTTCCAAACTCAATGACTTTGGTTCCAAGATTGCTCAGATCGCCACTCTCCTGTCTACCATGAAGTCTGACTACAAGGCACTTGAGAAGCAGGTTGCCAAGGAGGTCAAGCAGAAGGCCGGAAAGGGCAAGAAGGTGAAGGCTGCCCCCAACCCTGATAGAAAGCCTTCTGGGTTTGCCAAGCCTTCCATCATCACTGAGGAACTCAGCAAGTTCCTAGGCAAGGAGGTTGGTGTTATGTTGTCTCGTGTTGAGGTGAGCAAGGAGATCACCAAGTATATCAATGAGCATAGTCTCAAGGATAAGGATTGCGGAAGACAGATCAACCCTGATGCTAAGTTGTCGAAGCTCCTCAATATCCAGGCGGGTAGTGAGCCCCTTACCTTCTTCAACCTCCAGAAGTATTTGAAGGTTCACTTTGTTAAGGCACCCGTTGCTTAAAGTAAGGGAACCAAGGTTCCCTCTTTGTATTGTAAATACATTGTGATGGATAAACAAAGAACTGTAAAAAAATAAAAATAAGGTCAACAAATTTATAAAAAAATAAAAAGGAGGGGTCAAAGGGCGTAAGCTTCGCTGAACACCTTGGTTCCCCTTCTTTATGCTTGTTTAGCTTAGTGGTAGAGCATTACACTTGTAATGTAAAGGTCTCGAGTTCAATCCTCGAAGCAAGCTCGGAGCGTCATTGGTGTAGTGGTAACATGGATCCCTTCCAAGGATCAGCTGAGGATTCGATTTCCTCATGACGCAAAAATGGAATATCTTAGACAAATAACAAAAACTCTTTGTTATTTATCAACAAAAAATGGATACCCAAATATTTATTACAGAAAAACACATACATATTTGTATATGGTAATTAACGACCGCAATATTGTTATTTATGGTTAACATACCGCGGCGTATTTCTTCCAAATTTGGTTTCTGGTCGCACGAATAATACCTGCGCGAACCAATAATTTGTAGATTATTTTTCAAAGGTGGAAATCTACCTTCCTCTCGAATCAATAATTGTCTTGGCATACGGATACTATTTACATATACCCCCTTATTCAATGGAACCTGTTCTTTTTCCCTTAATAGTGCATTTCGTATATTATTAGTAGCAATTGATTTAGTCCCATTGTTTCGAGAAAACAGTTTCCGTAAAAACATATTATAATACACTTATACTATCATGTATGTATGTTATTTTCGCATAAATCAATCTTCTATAAATATATAAAATGGCGCGTCTAAATGAAAAACTGAGCGCGCTTATGGAGACGCTCTCTAATATTATGGCAAAGAAGGGCGACCGTATTAAATCCATCGCATACAAGAGGGCGCACGAAGCAATACTAAATTTGGACCACGATGTTCGCACATTGGATGAATTGAAAGGGGTTTCTGGTATTGGTGCCTCTAGTTTGGCACATATGCGCGAGTATTTAGAAAAGGGCACTCTCGAAATCATAGAGGCGGAACGATTGAACCCTGAAAATGTGCTCAGTGACATTTACGGCGTAGGACCCAAAAAAGCGAAAGAATTGGTTGAAAAGGGGATAACCTCTATTGCTGATTTGCGAAAAAAACAAGACGAATTGTTGAACAACGTTCAGAAGGTGGGACTCAAATACTATGAAGACATATTGGAACGCATACCGCGATCAGAAATCGACAAATACAACGAGGCATTCAAATCGGCGGTTCCGTCCACTGCCAAATATGAGATTGTAGGTAGTTATCGCCGCGGGGCGACCGATTCGGGAGACATCGATGTTATTATAACATCTGAATCGAAAACGGATTTCCAAAAATTCGTTGATAATCTCATTTCAAAAAACATCATCTTAGAGGTTCTCTCAAGAGGAGATTCCAAGTGTTTGGTGGTTGCGCGTATTTCCACTCCCAAATATGCGCGTCGCGTCGATTTCCTCTATACTTCACCACAAGAATACCCGTTTGCAGTGTTGTATTTTACAGGAAGCAAGGCGTTCAACACTGTTATGCGCGGACATGCTTTAAAAATGGGATATTCCTTGAATGAACATTTATTAACGGTTAAGGTTAGTGGCGAAAAAGTTGCTGGTAATTTTGTCGAGGAAAAAGACATCTTTGACTTTTTGGGACTACAATATAAAACGCCGAGTGAAAGGGTGGATGGAAGAATGGTAATTCCAAAATTACAAACAGAAAAAACAGTTTCAAAAAATACAATCTTAGAGGTTGATTCAAAACCCAGAATCTTAGAGGTTGATTCGAAACCCAGAATCTTAAAGGTTGTTTCAAAACCCAGAATCTTAAAGGTTGTTTCAGAAGTCGATTTGTTGAAGAAAAAATTGGATGAATGTAATAAAAAACTATTATTACAGTGCAATGAAGTTGCCGATAAAAAAGTCCCTTCACAAACGGTTGCTTCACAAACGGTCGCTCCACAAACGGTTGCTTCACAAACGGTCGCTCCACAAATGGTCGCTTCGCTTTTATCGGTCGCTCCGCAAACAGTCGCTCCGCTTACACCTCTAGATTCCCCTGAAATAAAACCATCAAAAGAAGTTAAAACTAAAAAGAATATTATTCCAAAGGCAACTAAAACCCGAAAGAATATGAAACCCCTTCAAAAGAAAGCATTATTATCTGAGTTCGCAACCCAAGGTATCTCCCTTCTTGAAATGCTCACCGAACCTCAATTATCCGAGATGATCTTAGAGGCAAATCACACTTATTACACTTTGAGTAAACCTCTATTATCCGACAACCAATATGATATTTTAAAAGAATATATCGAAACAAAATACCCAGCAAACGTCGCAATCACCCAAGTCGGCGCACCAGTAATTAAAAACAAGGTTGAACTCCCCTATGAAATGGCATCGATGGACAAAATCAAACCCGACACCAGCGCATTGAAAGATTGGCTTACACAATATAAAGGTCCATACGTTCTCTCGTGCAAACTCGACGGCGTCAGTGGTATGTATTCCACCGAAGGAGACACACCCAAATTATACACACGCGGCGACGGCAAGGTCGGTCAAGACGTATCTCACCTTATAAAAACACTCAAGTTACCAAAGCATAAAGGATATGTTGTTCGCGGAGAATTCATTATTTTAAAAGATGTTTTTAACACCAAATATAGAGACAAGTTCGCAAACCCGCGAAATCTGGTATCCGGAATCGTAAATTCAAAATCGGTCGATGAAAAAACCGCGGATCTCCATTTTGTCGCCTACGAGGTGATTCGACCTGTATATAAACCAAGTGCCCAAATGCGTATTCTCACTGAACTCGGACACGAGGTCGTTAGGAATCACATTGCCCCGTCTCTTTCAAACGCCATGCTCTCCGAAACATTGGTGGATTGGCGCAGCAATTATGACTATGAGATCGACGGCGTCATTGTCTGCGACGACAATATACATTCACGAGGATCCGGCAATCCGCGCCACGCGTTCGCATTCAAGATGGTCTTGTCCGATCAAATGGCCGAGGCAAAAGTGGTGGATGTAATATGGACAGCAAGCAAAGACGGATACTTGAAACCGCGTGTTCGTATAGAACCCATCCACATTGGCGGCGTTACTATCGAGTATGCTACCGGTTTCAACGGCAAATTCATAGAGGACAATAAAATCGGTGTCGGCGCCGTAATATCAATGATCCGGTCAGGTGACGTAATACCCTATATTAAATCAGTGATTGTACCCGCCTCGGCGGGAAAGATGCCGGATGTCCCCTATGATTGGACAGAGACCCATGTAGATATTCTGCTGAAAAACAAGGAAGACGACCCGGTCGTGCGCGAGAAAAACATCACCGGATTTTTCACGGAAATCGGAGTAGAAGGGTTGTCAAGCGGCAACGTCCGACGTATTATTGCGGCAGGATATGACACGATTCCAAAAATCGTCAAAATGGAAAAGACGGATTTCACGAAAGTGGAGGGGTTTCAACAAAAGACGGTGGATAAATTATACGACGGAATTCGTGACCGTATTTCAAAGGCAACACTTGTCCAACTGATGGTTGGATCGAATATGTTTGGACACGGAATGGGCGAACGTAAATTGGGACCCGTCATGGAAGAGTATCCGGATTTTCTGGTATCGACAGAATCGAATGCCGAAAAGGTGCGCAAACTCGGGACAAAGGGTATTCACAAGAATGCCGAGGAAGTGGTGGAGAACATTGCGCCTTTCTTGAAATTATTAGATAAATGTGGAATCAAAATACCTAGCGCAAATGTAAAGGCAGTCGTAGAAGATACATCGCATCCTCTATACGGAAAGACCGTTGTTATGACAAAAATAAGAGACAAAGAAATCGCAGATTTCTTAGAGGCGAAAGGCGGACGCCTGGGAGAAAACGTGAAGGCAGACACACTCGCGCTAATTGTGAAATCGAAAGACGACGTTTCGGCAAAAACCAAGGCTGCCGCAGATAAAAATGTGCCTATCATGACACCCGACGAGTTCAAGCGCGCTTACAAAATATTATAAATACTTGAATTGAGTTAAAGCAAGGTTCATATTATAAATCATATAATATGTCACAAGACCAAGGAATACGATATCAGATTTTCGAAGACAATAAGGATGAGATAATTTTTAAACCGATTCAGAATGTCACGGCACCACAAAATTTGGCAGTACCCACATTCAAAATTCCAGACATTAATAAGGATATTATAAGCAAACTTACACCACCTGCTCCTCCGTCCACACCTGAACCTGCAGAAAACGACATCATGGGAAGAATCAAGCAATATATTGCCGAACGAAATCCCGGACTCGTGATTTTAACCCCTTGTTATGGCAGCGCCGCATTTGTTCCATATATGGAATCCCTGATTCAAACGTATTCAATGTGTAAAGACCTTGGTCTCCGCATGAAAATCCATTTTTGCCGCAACGACAGTTTGGTTTCTCGCGCCCGCAACAATCTGATTGCGAAGGCGATGTCGGATACTACCGCAACTCATATGTTGTTTATCGACGCCGATATTACGTGGGAACCCGTTGATATTTTGAAATTGCTGTTGGCGGATAAGGGCGTGGTTGGCGGATTGTACCCCATTAAAAATTATAACTGGACTAATATTTCATCAGACCCCAATTTTTACACTTCATTGATGAAGCGAAAGCAGAATTCGGAATTGAATCGTATGATGAGCGACATGGATTTTCTGAAAACCAATATGGTGAAATACAATGTGAATTATGAATCGACCACCCTGAATGTCGCCAATAATATTGCGAAGGTAAAGCATTTGGCAACGGGATTTATGATGATTAAGCGTGAGGTCATCGAGACCATGTATCGCGGATATCCGACCACCAAATACACCGATGATGTGGGGTTTTTACACGGTGTCGAAAATGATTATGCGTATGCGTTGTTTGATTGCGGTGTAGAGGAGGGGCATTATTTCTCGGAAGATTGGTTGTTCTGTCATCGATGGTCGAAAATGGGCGGGGGAGTGTATATTGACGTCACTATTAATTTGGACCATACCGGTATTGAGACCTACAAGGGATCGTATATTTCGTCGGTTATGTAAGCATTTGAACACTCTTTTATATAGTAAAATAATTACAAACAAAATATTATAATTATTTATTTCATAGAGTATCACACCCAAAGAGGTACTTTATTGGTTACTGGTGCACCTTCGGTGATCGCTTCGCTTTATTAGTTACTGGTGCACCTTCGGTGATTGCTTTGCTTTACGGTCGCTTTGCTTTACGGTCGCTTTGCTTTACGGTCGCAAACCCTTCGGTTATGCTTTATCGGTCGCACACCCTTCGGTTGTGCTTTTTCGGTTGCTTCGCTTTTTCGGTTGCTTCGCTTTTTCGGTTGCTTCGCTTTTTCGGTTGCTTCGCTTATACATGCTCGTTCTTCAATAGTTGCGCCACGAATCGCTCCACATTCTGCTCCGAGTTCAAATATATATTGATTATCTCAGCGGGCGAATAAAACTTGTCTTTCACATCTTGCAACACGCTCTCCTCCAAAACCGCACCAAATAAATGCGAATACATTTCACCAATTGTTTTGCGAGTCGCAAACGACAATTCCATTGTTATATCGATGCGCCCAGGACGTTTCAACGCCGGATCCAAATCAGCATAGTGGTTCGACGAAATCACCATAATACGCCCAGGCGTCTCTCGAATCCCATCCCACAAGTTCAAAATATCATCCAGTGTAAGCGGCGGGTCTTCCATTGGCACCGTAATTTTCGGAATCGTAGTTATATCAACACCCTCTACATTCAATGTATGAACGCTGCTTGTCGCGAGTTTCGACTCTTTTTTCTTCGACCGGTCCATAACGATATCCCCAATACAGTCAATGTCTTCAAACACAATGATTTTACTATCAAATCCAATGCTCTTTTTCTTATTATCTGTATTGTATCTGTTCTCAAAAAACACAGCATCCAAATGCTTCTTGGTTTTAATCAGTTTCAAAGAAATCGTGACAATGTGTCGTTTGGTGTAGTTCGCGAGAGCCTTTATTAGCGACGTTTTACCCGTGCCAGGCGGTCCATGAAGACCAATCCCAAGCGAGTAGGGGATTCCAATATTATAATACCATTCTTTGTTCTCTAAGAAAAAATTCACCTTTTCGAGAACGTCCGACTTACCCTCAAAAAACAGGTTTTTGAAAGTGCGTGTGCTTTCAAACACGGATTCGTCCCAGCGCTCACATGGACAATCTTCATATTTAATATTCGACAAAGTATAAATAAATCGTTTATTGGAACGCAACTCCTCGATGTCCGAAAGATACTTTTTCGTAATATCTTCCACAAAGGTTTTGATGGTTTCGATGCTGCACGTATATGAAAACAACTCGATCACGATGCGCTCTATTTTGTTTTTGGGTTTATCGTCTTTCTTTTCGCTCGAATCGTCGGTTGAAATCACATGAGTGTATGCGTATATATCTAGAGGTTTTGAAACTAGGAACTTTTCATATTGATTCACCATATAAAACCCATCATTTAATGGGGTCCGTCGTTCGATTGAGGTTTGTTCTTTGATACTACGAATTTGCGATTCTTTGTATTTGGATTTATTGATATGCTCCCAAAGTGCCTTAAATCGGTCGCTGAAAAGAGAAGATTGACACAACTCATTCGTATATACACCAGTAGAACATGTGATTTTGCCTTCATATTCAACGACGTTTTTGGTGTGAAAAATATGAATCAACCGTTCGAGACTGAATATGCGGATTATATCGAGATACTCGCTGAGACGTTTTGAAATAAAGGTGATGGCGGACATCACGATCGTAAATATGATGGCGTCCCGGAACGGTTCACCCGTCTTGAATTTTTCAAAAATCATCATATTTGAGAATTGTTGTTGCATTTACTAATGAATATGTAGGATTTATGATTTTATATATTTCTATAAAATCATTTTGTACAAGTGCTTTAACGCTTTACCTACTTTTGCGTGTTCCCCGTCCCTTTCCTCCACTACGTTTGCATCTAGTTGTACTATTTTTATAATGTGATGTGGCGTTTCCAGCAGAATACGCCATATGTAGGTCCCAAACATCACCCCATAGATCACTTCTTGGCGTTTTCCATCCCATTTTGGTCTTCAAGTTATCGTACCAGAATTCCTTATTAAAGTCAAATCCTTCCGGCGGAGTTTTAATTTTTAATTCTTCATCGCTAACACTATGCATGTTGTTATATAGTTTTTTCACCTTTGTCTCAATTTTACCAATCTTTCCACCATTATCTTGAGCATTTTTGATGCTATCTAGGATACCTTGTCTCACTGTGGCAATGTTGTTCACTTGTCTTGCCTCTAGTTCCCTCTCATTTGCTGCGATTCGTTCCTTTACACTTATTTCCTCAAAATTCATTATATATAATAAACATATTTTTTTCCTAAAATTTTATTTACACCCAGTATATAATGAACGAATTGGATGTTTTGACTTTACAATTATTATCAAGCAAAAAAAGATATAACAAGTATTTGGAACAAGCGCAACCCAACAAATCCAAAGAAATCCAAGAATACCATGGGAAAATCAAGAAACACCATTCGAAAATAATAGAGATGATTGAGAAATATTTAGAAAAACCGGAAACGCAGACCACCACCGAAGTGGATGAAATCATAGAGGCGTGTTTCAAAACCCTTATCAAACATTATGAAATGCTAAATCGGGAACACAAGGCGTTTTTGAGAGACTATGACGAGACGGATTCGAGTGACAACGAAGAACCAAACGAAGGACCAAACGACGGTGAAGAAGAGGAAGAAGAGGAGGAAGAGGAGGAACCAACCGAAGTCAAAAAACCCACCAAGTCATTGTGGGGAGGAAACATCTCTAAAACATCGGGTTCCAATTTAGACGCATTTATTTGTCGAAAAAAGAAAGAATAAACGCTGCCTATACATCTAGGAGCATATGAATAATAACATTGCTAATATTGTTGGTTGAAAAAATGTCTTTCTCGTTGGGAACTGGTATGCCTTCACTTATATGTGCTATTATTTGATACCGCATCAGTTTCAAATCGCGCGTCAAAATCTTGAAAATACGCGGTCCGACAACAACCTCTATTGTGTCCATTTTCCAAACGTCTGAAATCAAATAAGAAAGTCGAACGTGAATATTGTTATGTTCATCCAACGTGATGTGTTCTGGTAATTCGGGAATACATTCTACAATTGTGTTTTCTTTTTCATATATTAATTCACTGAACCATAGAGGCACCAGAACATTGGTGTTTTCGCTGATTTTCAATTTAAAAACAGATTGATTGTATAAATCGTCGATGTTGGGGTTCAAAACCACCCTTAAGGACTCAACCTCTATAATGTCTGTTTTAAAATCTAAAATATTTTGTGCCTTTTCTAAAAACGTCTCTGAAATATGGAAGGCGTCGCGATACAAAGATAATATATCCATTATTTTTTGGGCGCGCGGTTTATCGAGCGATTCGAATAATAGGAGACCCTTTTCTTCGCATCCGAGCAGTATGCGCAGCAATATGGGATGGAAAATATGCTTTTGGAAATTTTTGTTGTTGTAAAGAGACTCTACAAAGGATGCGACAATTCCAATATAACTGTTTGATTCCTTTATTTTTTGGTATATCTTAGAGGCGGGAGAGGAATCATCGTTTTCTTCGTTCTCGTATCCTTCGTTACTGCTTTTATGTGGTGCACCTTCGGTGTAAGTTGCTCCGCTTATTCCTTTAATCAAATAGTCATGCGCTTCTTTGATTTCCCTATACACATCCGCCGCATTGTCCGCATTATTTTTATCCGGATGATATTTCAACGCCAACAATTTGTATTGTTTTCGAATCACCTCTAATGATATGTCGCCCGGTTCAATAAGTAAAATCTTACACGCTTTCTGGTAATTCATCATATTTGAATATTTTTATTATCATATAATGTGCAATACTCTCTAAGTGGTAAATCGGTCTATAATTATTATTGAAATACTTCAAGAAGGAATACATTTTTATTAACACGTCGCTAATCTCATCGCCTTTCAAAAACCCATTCTCTATCATATGACTCAATATATACCACATGCAATCCGCAACATCCAAATTATAAATCAAAATATCGTAGAGGGCGTCTCGAAACGCGGAATGAACCAATACAGTCGGTTGCAGCATCTGCTCGATTATCGTGTCGCACACAATATTAAAAATGTCTTTCGGTACCTTATCTGGTGCCGTCATTTTCCCAAAATTGTTGATCTCTTTCAAATTCAATATACCCGATGGTTCTACATTTTTCAACAATGCATTCGCAGTGTCGAACACACTCGTTTCTGCCGACCATTTTTGCTTATAATTGGCGACCTTGCTCACAAATAGGTTTTCCGGGGTATGTTCCACTGGTTCCAGTTCATGTTTCGTGTATTTGCGCACCTTGAGTCCTTGAACACGCTGGTTCAGAACCAATTCCAAATACATTTTCTTGTTCGGTCGTTTCACCTCTATGATTTCGCATACAGACAAGATATTATTTGGGATAAAACTAATATGTTCCGTCATGATCACGAACCGCAACTGGATGTTTGAAAAACGATTGTTGTATTCCTGAATATAACTATAAAAGATTTCCAACAATTCAGAATGGATCCAGTGGAAACTCTTACAAACGACGATGCCAATCTTTTCGGGTTTAACTGCAACAATATCGACAATCTGTTGTATGACTTCGTGCCATAAAATCTTGGAATTACACCCGAGAAGCGACATATCCACCTCATAATGGATATCACTGATTCGATATTGGTAGTCATATTTGTCGTTCTGCATACAAATCTTCTTATCGTATCCAAGTCCGCTTGGACTGTAGCGCTGTATAGCATTCAACATTTGTGTATATTTGCCTACACCGGACGGTCCGTAAAAAATGAGATTGGACAAGCGCGATAAATGTTGGGGGAATTTGGAAAAATGTAGATTCAATTCGGGATGGAGATTGAATTGCTGAAGAGATTGAAGATAATCTTCGTAGTGGGTTTCATAAAATTTCATAGGGAAGACAATACATCTATATGTTGTCGATTCTGTAAATCCTTTACTCTTGAACAATTATAATCGCACAATGTGTCATTATAATTCATATTACTGTTCTCGTATAAAAACATTAAGATTGAGTGACATGCCCATTTTATGCAGTGGGCATTCATGATATGCTCGGTCTTTATCTACATCACAGTCTTCTCCGCATAGCAGAACAATTTCATTGTCTTTGTAATATCGTGTAACAATGTCAATAAGAGGCAAACCTCTATGATAACTTCCGTAAACAACGATATCATATTTGTGTTGCGCAATATCATTCTCAATATTATTATCATATTCGTCGTTTCTATTTTCTTTCTTAATTATTTTTTGGTATGTCATTCCTCCGCCCCAATGGCGCACGAAATCACCCGTATAATCATCATACAAATGCGACACTTTGGGGTAGTCATGGCATTCAGCACCGAGTAGGTTCTTGAACCCGGACAGCGTGAGACACCTCATGTAGTCAGCATCCAAATTACCAGACAAAAACAATATCCGCTTTGTGTTTGGCGCGCCGATCGAATCCAAAATGTTTTGAGCGGCGCGTGTGGTAGTTAGATGGGTTCGCGTGTAAGTCAACAGGTTCTCGATATGCGCATTCAGACGTGATTTGTCGACGTCGTCCAATGATTTATCTACCGTTAATGATTTGTTATCCAATGAATTATTATTTCCAGTCAACTCAACATAGAGTTTATTGGTTTCGGCAATTAATTCACGCGGAAAATTTGCCATTGTTTTGGGTGGAAGATTCCAAATGCCACAAAAAAGTGGAATACACCCGTTCGCCAGAATCTCATAGTGCCGCATACAATCCCATCCTCCTTTTTTTCCAGTTATTCCAAAGTAACTATCTTGGTATCCTTTATAGTAATCTTCTTCTGTCTTATAAATATAGGTTGATAATTCACCTGGGATAATATGAGCGACCATACGAGTTTTTGGCGGAACGGACGCCACTATCTTTTCGGGCGGCATGGAGAACGATATCGGAAAAACTGGCATTTATATAGTAAATAAATATATGTGTTTATATTTATTTATTCGGAAATAAAACCTAATAGAAAGTATCAATTTCAAGCAGAATTTCAGATGGCAGACAAATTTGGCATTTCAAAATATCGTCTAATGTATCAGCTCTTTCTATCCAATCATACGGCATAGTTACCATCCCATCCATTCGGGTTTTTTGCTCATATTTTTAGACGCAGTGTTTTGTAATTTGACGATTTTCTGTTTACAACGTCTATCACGGTTGCTCTGAATTTATCACCGTTTTTTGTGGTAAAGAGATATCTACTGTTAGGGTGTAGGTTCATTGTAATTGTGATATGGTATAAATGTATGGTTTTATTTTATTTTTATGTTTTTACATAAAATTATAAAAGCATATTCATTTTTATAAGCAGTTTACACATAAACCGTACCTATCGGTCCCATCATCCCATATTCATCCGTGAATTCGCGATAATGAACATGACTCGTGATATGTTTTCCACTTGGAACCACATAGTCCGTCCCCTTGTCAAACGACAGTGTCGCAATACCTTCGCCGTCTGCCATCACAACACCACTGTTTCCAAATTTGGCATAGGCGTCGCGCACATCAATCTCCGCATCATCACCTGGCATCGCCGACCAATACGCAACCTTGGCGCCCGGTGCCACCTGAACCTTTACATGGGTGTTTCCACTATGCGCCTTCAGCGGCACTAAAGTACCAGGTAAAACCGATTCCCCGAGGAAGGGCAACCACGTGGTTCTATCGAAGAGAAGACCCAGAGCGCAGAGTCCCACCACTATGTAGATAAACTTGTCTAAACGGAGACGCGTCCGAAATCGATCGGAAAGCATGCGGTTGATTTTATCGACGATGTTGTAGTCGAATGCGGTCAGTCCCCAATTGAGACCGCCCACCAACAGAAAAAACACAGCAATTATTCGTAGTGTATGTGCAATCATTTATAGTCTAGTCTTAGATTTTATTCCACCTACGTCGAATAAAATCATTTTAGTTGTTATTTGGTTCATAAGTAAAATATTCATCGTTCACAAGACGTCTAAAATGTTTTCCATTTACAAGTTGAAATCGCAAAAAAAGGTTGTTACCAATGTATTCCAACCCAAGGAACTGAACTTTTTCATACAAAATGTGCTTACTACAACTATGAATTTCTTTGTAAAATCCAAGTTTTTTCATATCACACTTTTCTTGTGGGGTGCTCATATGTATACTATATGTATACTATACTATATGTATACTATACTAGATTTTACTACCTTGTTTTCTTACAAAATCATATTTCATGCCTGAGAACGCATATGAATATGCAAACTGGAGTCCGACAAAAACAAACGACACTAGAGGCGTGCCCCACAAGACCCATTTATTCATTTCGATACCCATCATCATTAACATTAACAGTCCCATCAACAATACCGTCGACACCACAAATGATGCGTTAAAAACAGAGACATTTTTCTTGTGGTATTTTGTTAGTGGAATATCGTAAGTCATGTATTTGCCGATCAAATAGTTGTAGGTGTCTACCATTCGAACCAGACTGTACAAACTGAAAAACACAATTAGAAACAGGAGTCCTTTGAACACATTATTTTGCGATAGGATAGAGAACAACCCAGGTGGGATGATTGTGTTTATAATAAGTATAATGTCTTTACTTTTCATCATAATGTAGAGGATGTTCACCAAATACACGATTAGCAGTAAAATGTATCCAATGTAGTGGAAATGCGTTTTCATAACAAATATAAGGGCGACTATATAGAAGACAATAAATATGATCGAATAACTACAGTCGTCCATATCAGATATTATATAATAATTATATAATAATTATATAATAAATATTATATACATGTCACAGAATCATCAAAACCTTGTTGTCGCAGCGCAAGAGGGTCGCATAGAGGATGTGCGAAAATATATCGAGGACGGCGCAAACATCGAACATCAAGATGACCAGGGCATAAACGCCCTCATTGCGGCAACTCAAGAGGGGCATAATGAAATCGTTAAAGTGCTTTTGGAAAGGGGCGCCAACATCAATCGACCCAACGCAGATGGACAGACACCATTATTGCTTGCCGTGTCTTTGCGACACCCGATCGGATTGATACGTATTTTGCTGGATGACATAGACATTGATGTGAATCCTTTACCGAGCGAAGCGGAGGAGACACCGATGTTGTGCGCAATCGATCGTGCGATCTTTAATGGTTATCTAGATAAAAATTTAGAAATTCTTCGAACACTTATAGAGGCGGGCGCGAAAGTGAATAAAAAGACGCTTATGTATGCGATAGAAACAGACAAATCGCGGTCTGCGAAGTGGGAAGAAAATCGCAAACATGTCGTAAATATGATATTAGAGGAGGGTGTAAAAGCAAGTAAAAAGATTATCGACCGAACAAATGAACTGGGACGAACCGAAATTGCGGAGATGCTTGGACAAAAGAGTTCGAGTGACAAGAGTTCAGGTGGTAAGACAAGACGTAAAACCCTCAAAAAATAAATATATAAAAAACAAATATTTATTTGCCTTATAACCTGAGTTCACCTTACAACCTGAGTTCACCTTACAACCTGAGTTCACCTTACAACCTGAGTTCACATTACAACCTCAGCGCTCGCTTTACATCCGACTCCACATTCCGTATATGGATGCGCTCCCAATATTCAGAGTCCGACTCTTTTTGGTCCGCAAGAACCCAATTGATTTTATGATAATCATCTATGATTAGAGACGCAATTTTGGCGGCCCTCTCATAGTGAAATGCCGATGTAGCAATATAAACATCATCGTATTCGGTCAAATCCATGTTGCGAACGCGCAAGAAGTTCTCCGCTGTATTGGTTGCCTCCGTGTCCATAATATAATTCCATTCGGGCGAACCGTATGCGGGTTCTTTCTCAAATATTTGTGTCGCCATTCTCTCCGCCTCGGATACTATGTTGTCTGTGTTTGGTTTTATGCCGCCACTTAGCAACCAATCCACCTGTGAATAATTTGACGCCAACTCCACTGCGGCGTTGATTCGCCCATTGAGCAAATGTGCGATGTGGCATCCAAGTAAAATGATTAAAATTCGCATTCTATTCTGTATTGTCTGTTATGTTATGTTTGAGTTTGGATGGATTTTGTGAAAGGACTTCAATTTTATATTTCGACCTACGGCGAACTCCGTTTATACTTTCACTTTATATGTCCGCTCCACCCAATCAATCATATCTTTTGCTGAACACACGCCAAACCCTTGGTCAAAGTTCCGCAAATTGAAGAACGACGGTTTGTCCATTGTCTTCGACTTGTAATACAAATACGGTCCAAATTTTCCCTTACGCACGCTCAGCGTCGGCGTGAAAACACGCAACACCAACTTATTTGACATGTCCTTAATATCGTCCCCCGACAAAATCGGCAACACATCTTGAAATGTGATTTTATCAACTGGTTTCACAATCGTTTTCAAACTCTTGTTTTGCGCATTTCCGTCGTCATCCAAATACTCCATAAACGCGCCGTATTTCCCGGTCTTCACCAGCACGGGTCCACCATTCCACTCGCCTAGCACATTGTTATCCAATTCGACCAAATCTTCATAGGTGTATCCGCCCGCTGCCAATACTTCCAAATCCAATTTCAGCGTCTTCTTAATCGATTTGAACACGGGTTTGCCTTCTTCCGTGATGTGTGTCTTATGTTTGAGTGTCGCCCCCGTCTTCTGAAACACCACAACATAATTATCATCGACATTGTAACTGGTCTTCTCGATTTTGTCGATTGCTTTAATCATACGTTTTATTTCGGAATAGCAATCGCGGCAAATGTTTGTCCAGTCCTCTTTTCCTGCTGCAACCGCATCGAGTCGCAATTCCATCGTTTTCGTGTAATCATATGAAAACAAATCCGGGAATGCCTCTATTAAAAACTCGATTACAATGACGCCGACGGGGTCAATGACCAATTTCCGCTGTTCAGCACCCTGGACTCGTTTCACAACGTTTTCAATCACTTTCACTCCGTCACCCAAATCCACTTGTTTCTCTCCCGCCGCCAAAATATCGTGGTTCTGAAGCAAATATTCGCGACATTCCACTTCTTTGCCTTCGATATTGGTACGCTTCACATAACCGCGTGTCTGTATCACGTCGGTGAGCATTGAAAATGTGGATGGGCGACCGATCCCCTTCTCCTCGAGGTGGTCAATCAAACTGGCCTCTGTATATCGGGAGTGTTTGCCCGTGAACCCGACGGTGGTCTCGATCTGATTGTAATGGACCACTTTGTCTTTGAGTGTCTGGAAGCGGAGAATGAGTCCCGAAATCTGTGTCGTATCCTTGGTCGTCGGGTTTTTTAAACTGGTTCCCTTGTCTAGCGCCATAAATCCGGCAAATTTGGGGATTTCTACTGTGTGTTTATACTTGGCGCCCTGGGGCGCGGACACCTCGAGCGGCAGCGTATTAAACGTCGCCTCGGACATACAACTCTGAACCGTATTCATCCATATAATGCGATACACCCTCTCGATATGAGGATTGTTATCACTAATGAGAACGAGATCATGCATCTGAATATTGGTGACGCGAATTGCCTCATGAGGATTGTTGGTGTCATTGTTTGCGATGTCCGTGGTAATGTGCGGATTCACGTGCGCCTGCGACCACTTTTCGCCAATATATTTGGCGGCGACCTCCGTAAAGACAGGCGAATAACGGCGATTCTCTGTTCTCATATAGGTAATGTGTCCTAATTGGTAAAGTATTTGTGCGCATGCCATCGTCTCTTTTGCTCCGATATGAAGCGCGTTGCTAATCGCCTGTAGCAGCGCCGATGTGTTGAACGGTTTGGGTGGCGACCGCGTGGAAACTTTCTGTGCACCTACGGTGAGTTCATGCGTGTGCTTGGGGGATGCTTTTAAAAATGCGAGTGCGTCGGATTCGTTGTCGAACTCTATGTTCAAATCAAAACGCAAATTCTGAGGGAAAAAGAGTGCGGCGACCTTGTGTTTTGCGGCAGCAGTCTTTGTCTTTGCTTCCGTCTCATTATCATATACGAGTCGTAGTGCGGGGGTCTGACAGCGACCCGCGGACAAAGAGTTGTCGGAAACACGCTTCCATAATAGGGGAGAGATTTTGAACCCGACCAAGACGTCCAGGATTTGACGCGCCTGTTGGGCGCGGACCATATTCATATCGATGAGACCGGGGTTGGCGACGGCATTTTGGAGTGCTGGGCGAGTGATTTCGTGGAAGAGGATTCGCGGAGTGGTTTCTACTGGAAATCCGAAGATATCGCACAGGTGCCACGCGATTGCCTCGCCCTCGCGGTCGTGGTCCGTTGCCAAGATGATGTTTGACACAGGGAATGTAGTAATGATTTCCTTCATTTTACTGAGATGCGCCTTCTTGTCGGGATCCACCGAATACTCGACGCGGAAATCGTTTTTCACGTCGATGCTTTTCAAACCGTCAATCGTGCGGAGATGCCCATTACAAGAGATGCATTTGTATCCGTCGCCGAGGTATTTTTCGATAATGGAGCATTTGCTACTTGACTCGACAATGAGCAGTTTTTGGTCTGATACAATTTTCGTTTTCTTTGGAGGCATTTCAATACATAAATAAATCATTATTGTTTATGTATTTTTACAATCTAATAGTAAGGCGACGAAGTCGCCGACGGAAAAGGCAATTTGGTCGCCGACTGAAAAGGCAATTTGGTCGCCGACTGAAAAGGGAACTTCGTCGCCGACTGAAAAAGGAACTTCGTCGCCGACTGAAAAGGCAATTTGGTCGCCGACTGAAAAGGCAATTTGGTCGCCGACGGAAAAGGCAATTTGGTCGCCGACTGAAAAGGCGACTTCGGATATAATTTGTATGTGTATACAATAATCTGGTTTATCGAATTATTCATCGACACTATTTGTCATTCTGTATTCTACAGTGAGTCGAAGCACAAAATCGGCGAGTCCCAATAATAAATTGTTCATCAATAAAATGGTAGAAAAAGTTTTCGATTTCATATTTGAAAGTGCGAATGCTAACCATCCAAATACGATTGTTTGATAACCGTAACTAAAAACCAAAGCAACCTCTATTTTATAAATATCACTTTTTGAATACAAAAATATACAAAAATTTAAAAATATTTTTAGAAAATAAAACATAAATAAGACTGGTAATAAAGACTGGGTGTTATACTTTGGATAACTCCGGATTACACAAAGATTGATGATATTCATAGTCGTATTTGATAACAGATGAATCGTCATTATGTGTGAAAACTGTTGTGCTTGTCGTGCTTCTGCTTGTCGCAACAATAAATTATTTTGATAGATTGGGTGAGGGACCGCTTGTTGTCCAGAAAACCCCGGTTCCAAAACAAGCGCATATTTTGTTTTACAATGGGGACAAAAGTTATTATTTTCTCCGGACTGTAATAATTGGATTATACACAGAATATGGTATGCCGAATTGGCACAACCGCATGGCAATTTTACAAGTTGATCCATTGATACCAATCTCATCGATTCCAAACATATCAAGCATTCTTTGTCATTCAAAAAATCCTTGTCCGGGTTTTCAAAACTTTGCAGAACCCGTTTGTGTAGGGTTTCGTTTTGTATATTATCCATTACTAATAAAATACACATTGGTTTATATCCCTTTCAAAATAATCTCGTCTTTGATACAAATCTGTTCGTCTAATAAAAATCGATACACACTGTCTTTATGGTCGCCGGTAAGCATAACCACTTCGCCGAAAACATCGCTGTCCACAATAAACCCATTGCACTTGTATGTTTTTTTCAAATGAGAGACAATCTTTACTTTATCCAGGTCGTCTGCCAAACCGGTTATAGATGTGAAAAACTTTTTACCGTTTCTTTGGGTGACCTGTATTGTTACGGAAGTCGCGTTCATTTTACTTACAACGCAAAAAATCTTTATATTATAACCAAAAATTAAAATATAAAAAATACCCCAATCCGTGAACAAAGTACTTCCCTTTAAAGGAGGGATCATAAGGACGTAAACTTCGTTGAACAACGTAGTTCCCTTTAAAGGAGGGATGAAAAGGCGTAAACTTCGCTGAATACCTTTTCCCTTTACACCTTTTATCATTTTAAATGCCGATTTAATTATATAATTTTTTATATTTTTGGCGAGATTTTTGTATTCTTTCTTCTGCCTTTTGCCCCATAATACTAGTACTATTATTTGCTGTTTCTGTTTTTTTTACTTCCGTCAAACTTAATTGAATTGCTTGATTTAGCATAATATCATCATCCTCACCATTATTTATTTCCAAATTAGCATCTGCATCTGCATCTGCGATATTATCGGTTTCTTCTTCCCAAGACGCACTCCAATAAGAGTTATAACGAGACCTGGCACTATACTTCTCTCCAATTTCAGTAATTTTAATGCCTGGAAATAACCTTTTTATTTCATTAATAATATACGTTTTGTTACCAGGGGTTGCTAATTTTGTATTAAATTCATAATATTTGTGTATTAAATCTTCAATGATGAAAGCATAAGTAAACTCACATTCTGCCGCTTTTTTAATAATTTTTTCATATATGTGTGTAATAATAGCATATAGTGGAATTAATCTCAATTGATTTGAAGGAATAATATCTAGCACTGTATCTTTGTTATCGTTATCGTCGTCACTATTCATTTTGATTTTATATAATTATTATAAATATATATTTAATTCAATTTTATTAATAAATAATAGACGTTTCAAACGAGAAAAGGTGTAAAGGAGGGATCATAAGGCGTAAGCTTCGCTGAACACCTTTGGTTCCCCTTTTATAAGTATATAAACTTCTCAAAATATTGCTTGCTCGCCAACATCGGCGCCGGTTGCCGATTGTTTTCGATCTGCGTCATATAATTACAGTAATGCGCATACGCATCATACACACTAATATTCATATTCGTCAACAAATTATATTGCGAATCTTGTGAACATAACGACAGCGACGAATTGGATTTCGAAATACGCATTTTGTTTTCAGGTATCACAATGTATTTTTCCTTCAAATCGTCAATCGCCATCAAAATATCCATCTGTTTGTTCCACAATGAACATCGCATCTTATACACAAACTTTTCCTGGTCGAGTTCTACATCCGGGTAAAAAAATGCGATCAAATCCACCACTTGTTTTTCACTTATATGGAACGACGTCTCCTTACGCATCTCACACCAGCGATTAAAAAGCGTCGATATCTCACTCACCTCGAATTCAATCTCGGTTTGGTCGGGTTCCATCGTGTCTTCCCAAAACTGAATAAATTTACAAACACTCGGCAAATATTTGCTGTTGATACCATAAAATGACTCTTCAGATTCCTTGTAATACGTACCTAATGATAACAACAATTCTTGGCGGAGTTTGGTCGAGATAACCACATTGGGCAGACGACGCGCCTCTAAGAAATGCTTCCACAAATACATCATATTTTTCCAAGAAATAGAGGATGCACTGAAAGTGACTTCGCCCACGACGATACCCGCCCCCATCATTATCTTTGCCGCATTCGGAACAACACGCAAATACTCACCAATAAAAACGGACACCAATGTTTCAGGACTCATATCTTTCAAATGGAAAACCGATTTATAAAATACGTCGTCGTTGCTATATTTGGCAACATAATTGTCGGAATTATGGTATCGGTTCGAATAATGGCACGCAACACACAACAAGTCCAGACCGTTTTCGCTCAACATCTTGTTTATCCAAATCGTATCATTTAAATAAATAGAGGACGACGTGTTTATGATGCGGATGTTTGCGTAATTGTGTTCCGCGTGGTATTTGTATTTGAAACTTTGCGCCAGATTCGAACCGAACCACATTTGACACCTCGCATTCAAATGGTTGATGAGATTCTTGAATACCGATGACACCATATGGATCACTTGTCCGGATATTTCCTTGCGATGAATGTTGTCGCCCAGAACGGTGAGGAAATATTTGGCTTCGTTCTTGTTGTGAAAGACCGCGGGATACAGCATATTCAGCACGCGCTGGATGGTGGTCGATTCAGGGATGGAATCATAGAGGTGATTCTCCTTGATGCGTTTCATAACGGAGACCTTCGTCTTGTGTTTCCACGACATCAGTTGTTGGTCGCGACTAATCGAAGACAAAATGTTGTATAATACGTCGTCTTCGCTGTATTGTTTGTATTTATCTCCGTCATAATAGAAAAACGATTCGGTTGCAGGCAAATAGAAATAACGAGTGTTTGAGAGGAAATAGTTGATGAAGAAATCTTGCTCCACGGTGAGTTCCTCTAAACGCTGGACCCGTTCAGCGTGGGTCTTCTCGATGTTTTCGAGAATCGAGGGGAGGCGATTACAAATATAGTTGTGAGTGGCGTCCTTCATGTACGGATGGTTCATGTATTTTGCGTATAAATTAGAGACACAGTCGGTGAGTTGGACGACTCGATCTGAGTATTCAGAGATGCTTACTGCATTTTCTGGTATGCTTACTGCATTTTCTGGTATGCTTATAGTAGTTACTGCATTTTCTGGTATGCTTATATTATCCATTATCAAGATAAACATACAGAAGAAAATATGTTTATTTCATTTTGTATTATCAATAGATAAGCGATTATTGGGTTACATATTCAAAAATTTCATAAGATACGGGTAAATAATAGAGATTGCGGGAGTGGTCGCTTTTCCTTGAGACAATCCACGCATCTGGTATGTGAAATAATCGACTGCGTTCTTTTTATTTATGAGTAACCAGAACGCATATATCACAACAACACACAACATGTAAAAAAATTGGGATACATATTCGATGGATTCATTTCGCAAAATGTAGAGGGGGATCGCTTTTATTAGTATTGTGATGATGACGAACAATCCGATGTAATAATTGGACGCATTGTTGAAAATCATCGCGAACAAGATACCGATCTCGAAAAAAAGTGCTAAAATGAGCGCCAGATGTGGACTGTATGGAACAATATCGTAGAGGTATAGAAGAAACCACGCGAAAATCCAATAAGACAGAATCAGGTCAAAACGGGGGTTCATATTATACGCGATATATAATATGACTTGAATGTAATTTATAGAGCAACAGGTGCTTTTACCTCAGCAGAAGATCCATAGGTAGCGGGAGACAAATCGGCAAGTTTTCCGCCTCTCATTCTCCTTTTCATAGTGCGTTTCTCGACACCGAATTTGCCTTTGGTCGCAAAAAATCCTAGTTTTTGAAGACGCTTCTCCTTCTTTGCGGCGCGGTGTTTCTTGGCACTAACAATCCTGCCCCACTTGTTAAGAAGCAGGTCAGACTTGGTTAGACAACCGGGGGTTTGAAACGCGGTTTGGTGATAAACCTGAACGCGGGAACCATTGAGGTTCTTGTATGTTTTTCCGGAAATATGGTATAATCCGTCTTCAGCTCGTGTATGTTTGGGCATTGTATATATTAGACATCTAAAATATCCTAAAGTTGCCGGTACAAATTCTTTTTTACACCGATTTAATTGTTCAAAGGTGTATAATCATGTTAAATGTAAAAATTTAACGACGCTTTTTGGACTTGTTTTGTTTTTTGGATTTTCCTCCGGGTTGACCAGTAGCAGTAGAATTAGTAGTAGTAGGAGGAAGAGTGGTAGTAGTATCAGGAGCACCAGTAGTAGGAGCAGCATTAGTATTAGTAGAAGCAGGAGGAGCATTAGTATTAGTAGTAGCATTAGTATTAGTAGGAGGAAGTTCAACTACAACTGGATTAACAACAGGAGGAGGTACAACGACAGGATTCAATTGAGGATTCAGCGCATTATCATCAGTATTCGTAGGATTAACGCCTTCAGGATTAGGATTAGTAGGAACATTGGCATCCGCACCACCTCTCTTCATCTTCCTCGAAACTGCCCCAAACTTACCTTTCTTAGCAAAGAATCCATACTTCTGTAATCGCATCTCCTTCTTGGCAGTCTTATATTTATTCGCACTCACGATCCTTCCCCACTTATTCATCACTAAATTCTCTTTCGTAAGTCCGCCAGTTGTCTTATGAACAGTGCCGTTCATAACTTGTTCGCGCGATCCAAACAATGTCTTGTATTTTTTACCATCCACATGATAATATCCATCCGCTTGTCGATAGGGTTTCTTCATTGCTATACTATATATTTATAAAAATCTAATTTGTCAGAGGTACAATAATACTTGTCCGCGGAAAAAACGAATTGGGATACTTTCGCTGAGCAACTTCACCTGTCATCGTGGTTTGTCGACCTTCTTTGGTTGCCGACGTGACGATTTGTGCATACCGCATCTTGGCACTTATCCCAGGGTCATTCCCGCCAGTTTTCAACTTCACATAATCTACTTTTTGCGGTGAACACCGCAGTATCTGACATTGCGTTCGAAACATATATACTTTAATGTAATAAAAACAATCGTAATAAAAAACAATCGTAATAACAATAACATCACAATCCAACAAAGTGATCTCACTTTATTTCTTTCCCGCCTTCTTGACGACCACCTTCTTGTCCGTCGCCGCCTTTTTTATATCCGCATTTTGTAATTCTTCGCGCACCTTCTTATACTTGGAATACTCAACTTCCAGCGCCTCCAATTCCTTCATCCATATTTGTTCTAAAGTGGTTCCGACCAACACATCCAATTCGGTCTTGGTATCGTCGCGCTCCTTCTTGAGTCGTTCAACATTCTCGTTTGTCACCGAGTCCATCGGCATTTTCACTAAATACTTGTAGTCGCCGTCAATCTTTATAAACGCATGCTTCGAAAGCATCTCTTCCACCGCCTCCGCGCTCTTACGTCTCAAATCAATCTTATCAATCAGTGTATATTCAATGTATTTCGCCTTATTCGACAGCAGTTCCATCCGCTTCGTCATCGCATCTACTAAATACGCCTTGCGCTTGCGATACGCCTCCAACCGCACCTCGTAGTATTCACGAATGATTTCATCCACGCTCTCGAACTTCTTCAACTTACACTTGTCATCAAACATATGAATGTTGGACGTCTTAATCGTCGTGCTCAGTTTCAACACCTTCTCCACGTCCAGTTCCGCGAGTTTGCCGCGAGGAAACACCACCGTGAAATGGACGCCGACTTCCGTACACAATGATGTGAAATCCTTGATGATCGGCGGTGATCGCTTGCCGTCCTTATCTACGCTTCCATCCACAAGTTCCTCCAAGAACTTGGTATATTGCATCGTCCATTTTCCAATCGGCAGTTCGGTAATCACCACCGTGTCGTCGCCCACCTTCTCATAGACTCCCGTAATCAAATACTTGTCTGACTCAATCTTTCTGACGGTGCCCTTGAACCCCTCATAATAGGGGACGAGTTCATCGGGCGCGGGACGCGCTGTAAGCAAACACTTGACATACTGAATCAAATCGGCAGGGTTATACGGCGGAACCGAGCAGGAGAAACCCGTGCCAATGCCCTTAATACCATTCACCAAAGCAAAAGGGATAATCGGCACGTAATTCTCAGGTTCTACCAGTGTGCCGTCGTCATTAATATACGCCAGAATATGGTCGTCGCCCTCAGGAAATATGAACCGAGTGAGCGGATTGAGCATTGTGAATATATATCTTTCCGATGCCGAGTCATCGCCGCCCTGAAGTCTGGTGCCAAACTGACCATTGGGTTCCAACAGATTGATATTGTTCGATCCCACAAAATTCTGCGCCATATTCACGATCGCGCCATTCAAACTCGCCTCACCGTGGTGATATGCGCTATGTTCTGAGACGTATCCCGAGAACTGCGCCACTTTCACCTCACTGGTCAGACGTCGCTTGAACGCACAGAATAAGATCTTACGCAAACTGATTTTGAGACCGTCGATGGCGCATGGGATGGATCGACCACAATCATAATTGCTGAAATGGATGAGTTCTCTATCTACAAACGTCTCATAATTCACGCGCGGTTGTGCCGTGTCCAAGAAGGCGTCCTTGTCGTATTTCTCTATCAACCACGTCTTGCGATCATTCGCACGCTTGTCATTGAAGACCTTGTCAATCACATCATCGCTCTCGCCACTATGGACGAAATCCACGATTTTCTTGTTTGTGAAATACTCCTTGAACTCCTCCGACTTGGAGGTGCCGAGACCCTTGAAGTATTTGATTTTCCAACCCGCGGCTTCGCCGCCGACGCTGGTTTTCCACGTCTGATACTCCCCATCATTGTAGAAGGAAAGCGTGGAAGACCCGCGCGAAGCGCGCAGAATAGGAGTGTTCATAAAGGAGATGAAACCCGGAATCTGTGTGAGCGATTTCCACTCACAATGGAACAAGTTGATACAGAGACCCTTGATATGAGACCCGTCCGTATCTTGATCGCACATAATCATGATTTTGCCATAGCGCAATAAACGCTTGACATCTTCCAGGGATTCATATACGCGACTGTTCTCGAGTCCTAGGATTTTCTTCAAATCCGTGATTTCCTTGTTGTCGCTGATTTTCTTGACGGTTTCGCCGCGGACATTGAGGAGTTTTCCACGCAAGGGGTAGATGCCGATGACGTTGCGATCCGACGAAGACAGACCGGAGACGATGCCTGACATAGCACTCAGTCCCTCGCACAAAATCAGGATACAGTCACCTGACTTCTCAGTGCCACTGTAGTTGGCGTCCATGAAATTCTCGATGCCGCGAATCGTCTTGGTTTTGGAACCGTCGGTTTTCTTGGCGGCGATGTTCTTCTCTTTCGCCTGAGTGAGGTCGCACGCGGTTTCCATCACGCCCATTTTGGCGACTTTCTCAATGAAAGCGTCGCTGACCGAACAAGACGACCCGAACTTGTTGGAAGGTGTGTTCATGAAATCCTTGGTCTGACTGTCGAACGCGGGGTTCTCAATATCGCATCGCAAGAACAATATGAGTTGTTCCTTGATGGCGGGACTATTGACTTTCACCTTCTTCTTCTTCTCAATATAATCGGCAAGTTTTCTAACGATTTGACCAATCACATAATCGACGTGTTTGCCGCCCTTGTATGTGCAGATGCCATTGACAAAAGAGACTTGTGTGAATTCCTGCTTTGGCGCCATCGCGACGGCATATTCCCAGCGCCCACACTCGGACGCCTCATAGACGCGCTTGGAGTCCTCCTTCTTTCCAATATACAAGTCGATGTATTGTTGGAAATTCTTCACATTTGAAAGAGAACTGTTGTAAGTGAATTTGATTTTCTTCTCGGACTGGTCGGTGACCGCGCAAATGTCGTAGAACCGCTTCTTGAAAAGCGTCGCCATGTCGGGGGTCAGACCGGCGATGCCGAACCGACGATAATCGGGTTTGAACACGACCTTTGTATAGGGTTTTGCCGCGGCACCTTTGACTTTGGTGATGACCGGGGGGTCAATGATGTCCAGATTTTGACGGAACGATTGTGTGTATTTGAGACCGCGCACGTGATCGACGGTTTCGACGGAACCGAACTCAGACCAGATGAGAACCAGTTTGAATCCGAACCCGTTTTTGCCGCCGACGATGCGCTTCTCGTCCTTGTCGTAGTTGGTGGATGTGCGGAGATGTCCGAAAATCATCTCGGGGATCCAGACGTCGTATTCGGGGTGCTTCGCCACGTCGATGCCGTTGCCGTCGTTCTCAATGGTGATGGTGCCGTCGGCGCTGATGTCCACATTGATATAAGAGACGAACTTGGTGTTGTCGGGATCGGTGCGGTGACGCTGAACGAGACGAACCACGTGATCTCGGGCATTTACAATGCCCTCGTCGAAGAGTTTGTATAGACCGGGGATGTAATGGATGGGACTGTTGACTACCTTTTCGGCGGCGTCATCGAAGACCCATAGGTTCTCGTCGACGTTTTCAATGGAACCGATATACGTATCGGGGTTGTCGAGGATGTGTTGCTTGTCGGTTTTCTTTTGATATTGCTTGGACAAATCGATTGCTTGTGCTTTGCTTGACATTTTCTAATAATAATGGGTTTGGTGAATAATAGTAATAAATTTGTATTTAATATTATTGGAATTGTATTGTTCAATTTTATAAGGCGAGTCCTTTGGACTCGCCGACGGTAGGCCGCTTCGCTGCCTTTAAGTCCACGAAGAGTGCGACGGATAAGGCACCCTTAAAGGCAAATAATAATTTAACACACGCCATTATTTTTTCTATATTTTCGAGTTTTTTTCTTACCGTCGTTCTTACCTCCCTTCTTAGTGTGTTTACGTTTAAACCCAAGAACTTGAACAACATTATTGCCCAGTTTTCGTATCAACCGTTCATCATTTGTTGGATTAACCGGGTTCTCAAAATTACTACAAGAATAATCAAACACACACAAATAATCTTTGTCTGATAACTTACATTTTTTGGTTAAATCATTAATAATATCTGATAAATTAAATTCAATTCCAATATCTTCGTCATCATTTATTTTTGTGTGACGTATTCCAGGTATTAATTTTATATTTCTACCGTATGAAATACCACAATTATTATTGTAAATGAATACCCCCCAATGAGGGAATTCAACAGTTTCAGGTTTTCCATCTGTGGAAAAAGTTTTATTTGCATAAGTATGACTAATACCAACTTGGTTTTTGCAAATAAAACTGTTACGACATACATCAACATCTGTTTTATTCCTCTTTTTATATTGTTCTGTTCTATCACGCGGTTCTATTCTTAATTCTTTCAATCCAGTTTTTACATATGCTAAGAAATTTTCTGATATTATTTGGTCTTTATTCTTTGTTTTTTTATTATGAGATTGAATAGTCTCTGTCGTCAAATCAGTATTACTATTTTGAAAAAAATAATTTATCAATTTCTTATTATCGGAATCTTCACCAAGTAATACATTTCCAGGAGCGCAATTCATAAACGTCATTAATGTTGGAGTAGATGTAAATTGTCTAAGACTTGTTGATGCATGTGCGTTTGATTTATATGGTTGGGCTTCCCTACCATACCCACCGTGACAAAAAACTCCAATGAAACAATATTTTATTTCATCTTCTATAGGTGAATCATCTAAACTCGGAGTTTCTTTTTTTGCAAGACTCATATTGTTTCGATTTATATATATATATAATATATATTACACCAACCGAAACCGTATATTTTATACGAAAATTAAAATCATATATGCTCATTTTATAGTTGATTATTATAAGGCAAGTCTAAAGGTAATAAAGTGACCAACCAAAGGTGACAAAGTGACCGACCAAAGGTAATAAAGTGACCGACCAAAGGACTCGCCGACAGATAAGGCAACTTTAGTTGCCGGCGTTAATTTATTGTGTCTCCATAATAAATTAAAGAATAGTCTCTACAATATATAAGAATGCCCCGAATTAAGCTCTCTGAACAATACCATTCTGAACGAGAAGAACTTTGTAAAAAACTTATTGAAATTGTTGGAACCGAGTTTCTACTATGCGAATTGGACGAAAACGTCGAGAAACAAACCTCTATACTGGCGTTGAAAGATGATATCCAAAAGTGTTTTGCTGTAAGTTCCATCTCTGCTTTCAAACCCTCATTAACCGATGTAAAGAGGGATTACTTAAATATTGTGCGGGGGATTTTGAAAGAACAAGGCTTTGTTTTTGAAAGAACTGGTCATATAAAAACATGTGAAAATGGATTTTTGAAAAGGACAACAAAATATAAAATATTTAGGAATAACTTGTAAATTATAAAGTTTCGTTTTTTCCAATTTATTATCTTTAGGAATAATATACAAGAATGATTAAATACACAACCACTATGACTGCCCCGAACGACAAAGACACAAATACTCCGATATGTAAAACCGCTTTAGACGCAGAGTCATATGAAAGGCTCTGTAAAAAAACACAAACATGTTATGAAGTTATCCCAGATGATGTCCCGGTTTGCCTCTATGCTGATATAGACAGCAAACACACCTATGGTGAGATGGAATATCGCGAAATAAACACACAGATTTTTATTGACTATGCAAAGCGGGCACTTACCAAGGTATGGTCTGATGAGGTTCCTCGATTCGCGATTGCAACCGCGAGTAGTCCGAGTTTTATTGATGGCGGTGAGAGAAAAATGTGTTATAGTATTCATATTCATATACCAAATATCAAAATGATGAAAAATGAACAGAAACGGTTTTGGAAGGAAATGAATGATTTTATGAATACCAATTCCGAATTCAAAGACTGGTCGGAATACCTAGGAATCAGAGAAAATGACTTTTTCGATTTAAGTGTTTATAATCCAAACGGTAAATTGCGTTCTGTATATTGTTCAAAAAAAATCAAAATCGCCCTCTAAAAATAGTAGAAGGAACATTCAGAGATACAATTGTATCTCTTGGCGATGAAGACGCAGTTGTTAAAAATGTAGATACTATTGTTGAAGAACCGCAAAAAACAAAGATTAAATATAATAATTCTACCAAATCCACGAATAAATCCACGAATAAATCCACGAATAAATCCACGAATAAATCCACGAATAAATCATCAGAAAACGTAGAAAAAATATTAGAACTTGGTAATATAATTGAAATGAAATACTTGGATGATTATGATGACTGGATAAATATAGTATGGTCACTTCACTCAGAATCAGAAAATTACGAGGATGCGGCGCGCACAATATCAAAACGTAGTAAAAAATATTCAGACGATGGATTCGATAAGGTATGGGGAGGATTTAACAAAGATAAAATATCAACCAATAAAACAAATAAAAATGAAAAAATATCGATTGGAACATTTTATAACTATTGTAAGATGAGCGATGAAAAGATGTATAAAGTTATTTGTGAGAAATATAACCCAAAAAAATATATTTCTATTCAAGATTTGGAGGACGTATATAAATGCTCAATCATAATTTCACCGGAATTAAAGAAAACACTCGTATTATGTAAAGAGAATTGGTATGTTTTGGTTCCAGAAACCCAATTATGGAAACAGATTAAAGAACCGACATTTTATGTTATAAGTGAAATACGTAAATACATTGATTATTCAAATGCGCAATTAGCAATAAAGATGATTGGTATCGAAGGCGAAGAAAAAGACAAACTCATTGGAATTCAAAAAGATTACCTCCGTTATTATACAAAAATAAATGCGTCTGGATACATAACAATGTACGTCAAAAATTTACGAGCCCAATTAGTAAATGATTTTTTTGAAGAAAAACTAAACACAACTCCAGGCATATTGGCTTTTAAAAATGGTGTTATGGATTTGAAAACTAAGACATTCAGAGAAGGGTTACGATGGGATGATTTTTTGACGGATACAATTCCATATGATTGGGAACCAGTCGAGCAATCAAGAATTGATTATGTAAAAAATGTTTTACAAAAAATTCTTAACAATAATAGCGAACATTTGGAATATTATTTGTCTGTTATTGGATACTCATTTATAGGCATGCCTCAATTGGAAAAATCTTTGTATTTTATGATTGACGGGACTGATAATGGAAAGGGTGATAATGGAAAAACATTCTTTTTTGATATTTTAAATACTCTCATGCCGCATTATGTCTATAAATCAAAGGGATCAATGTTAGAAGACGGAAATATAAAGGTTCATAAACAACTCTGTATGACGAAGGGTAAACGACTTGTTTGGTTGGATGAGTTTTCTACAAAAAAGACAAATGCAGTTTTAATTAAGGAAGTTGCCGATGGTAAAACAATCGAGAATGAAATTATGTTTGGGACAAGTGAAAGTATAAATATCCTCTATAAACTCTTTATTTTAAGCAACCACACACCAAAAGTGGATTCAAATGAAGAGGCAGTTTATAATCGTTATAAACAGATTTCATTTGGGTCTCATTTTGATAGAACAGGAACTAGGACAAAAGAAGACCCAGAAAAATTATTATTTGTTGCGGACTGCGCTCTTAGCGATACACTTAAAAATGAATACTATAATGAAATATTCAATCTGGTTATCGAGTATGCAGCAAAATATTTTGTTAGCGGACTTCCCAAAATACCTGAAAAATTTCAGAAAGACGCACAAGAAACCAAATTAAAAAATGACGAATTCAGAATGTGGTTCAATGAAAAGTGTGAGATTGATGATTCTAAGAGATTAGCAATGGAAATATTAAAGGAAAAGAGCGGTTTTGATGATAAAACTATAAAAGAAGGAATGAAACGGATTGGAATTAAATATGATAGTAATTTATCAAAAATGGGTAGAAATATTTTGGGAAAATCGTATAAGGGTGGATTTGAAGGGTGTTGTTATAAAGAAAATAATGATGAATGAATTTCTATTATTTCTATTATTTCTACAATTTTGAAAGTATTCTCATGAAAGACTATAAAGTATACAACTCTTGAAAACATAGAAATAATAGAAATAGTAGAAATAGTTTCCTTTTTATTTTACAACCCTTTTTGTTTTGTTGAGGTATATTAATTATATTTTAAACATTCAAATTATTAATTAATAGTATAATCAGATAATCATTTCAGTCATTTCAAAACTTGTATTCTGTCAGTTTATAAGTTTTTTATAAAAAAATAAACAAAATAATTTCTTTTTTTTTATTTTTTTCTCGTTTTTTTTGGAAAACAGGGAGGGTCTATGTGAAAAAATGATTATTAATATAAATATTAATCATAATATTATTTTTATTAGCATAAAATGGTAACACTCTGTTTATAAACGACCAATCAAAACTAAATCATTTCCAATCAGATAATCATTTCAGTCATTTCAGTCATTTCAGTCATTCCAATACGTGTATTCTGTCACTTTACAACTTTTTTATAAAAAAATAAACAAAATAATTTCTTTTTTTTTATTTTTTTCTCGTTTTTTTTGGAAAACAGGGAGGGTCTATGTGATTAAGTGCCTTTTCAATATATTTATTATAATAAATAATAAAAAAATGCCTAGAATACGCGTGTAAAAAAACAAAAACAGAAAAGGCACATCAAAGGCATTTACAGGCGTATCAGGCATTTCATAAAAAGTGAATCTATGTTTTTTATAAATGAAGTTTAATAACATCATTTATAAAATTGAAAAGAATAGTCTCTGCCATATAAAAAACAACAAAATAAAATGAATCATATATTATCTCTCGGAGCAATCAATAAATCGACGGGTGAATATGTTTATCCCAAAATAGCAAATAAAAAGGACGAATACGTTTGTCCGGAATGCGATAAGGATTTGATCTTATGTAAGGGTGAAATTCGGGTTCATCATTTTCGTCATAAAGTGGATAGTGTTAATCCTTGTAATCATTATAACAACCCAGGAGAAGCACAAATCCATAAAGACGCCAAACTGCTAATGAAAAGTCTGTTGGAAAGAAAAATACCAATTTCATTTGTTAGGAATTGCGCGTCTTGTAAAAAGAATGAAGAATTTGAAATCCCTGAAATAAGTGAAACTTCAAAAATATTATTGGAACACAGATTCGAATTTAATGGTCCGAAAACCGCCGACGTTGCGTATACTGATAATAACGAATTGGTATGTATATTTGAAATATGTAATATGCATAAAACAAGCAGCGAAAATCGTCCGGAACCTTGGTTTGAAATTACTGCGCTAACACTTATTGATTCTGTTTCTAATAATAATGATACTACATTGAAAATACCCTGTATAAGATGTGAAAAATGCGATGATTGCGTTGAAATTGAAAATAAAAAAAATGAAGAAAAAATAATAAATCAACAACAAATACGAAACCAAAAAAGACTCGAATATTATAGGTATTTAAATTATAATAATCCTAATATAATTATTATTCCTTATGAATATACTGGAAACATAAGAGAATACCGTGTACTTGTTAGTAAATATATATATCAGTATATTGAAAAATATGAAAATAGCGATAAAAAACAATTATTTTATTCAAATTATTATCAACATTATAAAAATACTCTTTTAAATATACATAAATATACAGGACTCAGTGGTATATGTGGAAATCATTGGAATAAAAATATTATCGATATTAAAAAAATAAATGAATTAATAAAAAAAGATAATCTTATAAATCCGATAAATATGTTTAGACATATAAAAGATTTATTTGAAAAAAATGTTTGTAAAAAATGTAATAATGAAGGATATTGTGTTTGTGATTTAAGCAAAACGGAATTAGAATTATTAACCAACGACAAATGTTTAATTTGTAAAGATAGTGGAAAACTGAATGAAACCGTAGTTTGTTTCTATTGTAAAAAGATTTGAATTGACAACAATAAATATTCTATTTAAGAACCATTATTTATTTAATTTTGATTTCGCTCGTGTGAGATTGCATTTCTGACACAATATTCTTAATGATGCGTGTTTATAATGATAATCGACCCATTTGTTCTTAAAAACAGAATCAATTTCCAAAAAACATCTTCTATGCGTGTCATCATTTGTGTCTCCAAAATTATTCGGTATGTTTATATGTTCATTTTCCATAATATTTATAAAATTGTACGCGATATCGTCAAAATGAATAATGTGGTCTACGTGTAATTTATCGGTGTTTCCACAGAATGCACAAGGTCCTTCGTTGGACATTTTAAATTGATATATTTGATCATCGATACTGCTTCTCATAGCAGACATCAAATTGTGTTTATCCCCTTTTGTTTTTCCAGTTATCGCACATTTCCAAGATATATCGACCTCGCTTGTGTCATTGTTAACAATCATAATTTTAAGAGCAGTCGCGTTTAATGTATCTCTCAATATTTTTATATTAGACATATTTTTCGTTTTACAAATAAAATTTGGATGCCGTTTTAATATTTCAATCAGTGTAATGTAATGTGATGGATATATATTTTTGATATCACTACAAATACCAATATCATTGTATATAACATTTTTTACAAACGCTTCAAATTCACCCTGTGTTTTATATATTTTTCCTAGAAATTCTATCGGTTTTCTTACCATTCTACAAATAATAATAAAATAACTATTATTTGTTTAATATTATATAATAATAATATAACACATCTTCACTATATTATTTTCCATTTTTGAAGAATCGCATCCTTGTTTTTATTAGTGCTATATATAAACCATTTTTTATATATACTGTCCCAATTTGCTCCAAGTTTTTTAATCTCATCTTTTGAAGAGAATGAAACAAATAAATAAATTTTACCACTAGAATATAATTCTATGTCACACGATTTACAAATATTTTTACACATATTAGTAGTTTCCCTTACGGACAAAGGTGTTTCTAATGAACCGCATCTTTCACATTCGGCATACTCTGATTCTTGACGGCCGCAACACGTAATAATATTTATTATTTTGTAATCCGTTTTTGTAAATATTCTTTTAACCCAAAACAGAGAATCATATTTACAACGCGCACAATCAATATATGTATTTTTTCCTATTATATCAAAATTATCAATTGACGCAATATATTCTATTTTATTTGGTATTTCAGTTTGTGATAATACCCATTCTATACTTATAAAATATACATAAATATCAAATTCACTATAGTAATAATAATTTTTAAAAACTATTTCAGACAAGTTATTTACCAAAAAAATACAATATTTTTCATATCTTCCTTCTTCTGATTTACTATCTTCTTCGTATAAAATTAAATCAACCGTCTCATTTGTATACGATAATTCTATATTTTTTTCAACGCATAAAAATGGATTTTCTTCATCAAAATAAAATGGAGTAATACACTTACCATTATTAAACCAATTATATACAATATCAATCGCTCTTGATTTATTTTCATCATTTAGTTTTTGGTGTTCAATCCCAGAACTAAACCAATTTTGAATAATATCAGATTTTGAATTTGATGGCTTACATTTATCGGATTTTGAATTGGATAACTTACAATTATCACATTTTTCACATCGAATACACGGTATTTTCAGCACCGTATCATTATTATTAGAAACCGCCTCTATTAACGTGCTCGCGTCTATTTCAAACCACGGCTCAGGTCGGTCTTCACTACAAGTTTTATGTGTATTACATATCTCAAATATACATACAATCTCATCGTTTTCAATATACGCAACATCCGCGATTTTCAACCCATTATAATCAAATCGATATTCAAGTATTATTTTTGAGTTTTCGTCGACCGTTGGAATATCAAATTCTTCACTAGTCTCACAGGATACACATTTTCGAACAATTGAAAACGGGATTTTTCTTTCCAACATGCTTTTTATTAGTCGTTTTGCGTCTTTATGTATTTGGGCCTCGCCTGGATTACTATAATGATTACACGGAATAGCGGAATCGGTTTTGTGGCGATAATGATGAATGCGCTTCTCGCCCTTGCATAAAATCAAATCTCTATTACATTCGGGACAAACATATTCATCAGTTTTATTAGCAAAAAATGGATGTATATATTCACCTGTTAATTTATTGATAGCTCCTAATGACGCCATTTGTAATAGTTGCGGCAATTATGTTTATATATTTATGATAAAACGATAAATAAAATATGTTGTGTTCTATATTTTATTTATACCCCGCATCTTATAGTTTCGAATTTTCCAAAGCAATTTATATGAAAGTATTTATGTAAAGGGTGATATTTTCAAAAACTCACCTGTATATTTTCTAATAACATATAGTAATTTTGTTTCAGGGTCCCAATCACTACACCAATTATGTTCGGAATTTATAGCACGTAAACGTTGATTATGTAAATGATAATAATCACACGCTTCTTGTTTAGTTTTAAATATTTTATTTAAATAACCGATATGTTCTTTTTTTCCATTCCATTCTGGATGTGTATTGTGTCCATTACTAAAAAATTGTTGAACTTCTAAAATATACGGCATATTATTAAATATAATAAAATTACCTTTAAATTATTTTAATCAGTATAAACAAATTATAAAAAAACGGTCGATTTCACCCGCATCTTAGAGTTTCGAATCTTCCAACTCCAATTCGCTGTTTTTCATATACACAAACTCAATATTGTAATCGATTTTACGCAACTCATTCACTTGCTCTATCAGCAAGCGCCGCTTCTTATCATAGCCGCCGCTCAATTGTATCCACTGCTTGTTCTCATTGAGTTCATCGCCGGACGCCGCCTTCACAAATTCTATGATGGTGCGCTCATATTCCAAGACCGCCTCGATTTGGTTGATCAACCACGACGTAATCGGCGTCCCGCCTGTAGCAAACGCGTATTTCGTATTCGACATGATATATTTCTGAACAAACTGCCAGTGTCCGTTTCTGAACAGATAAACCTCATCCACGATTTTCAATAAATGCACCAACCCTTCATAGCATTTCGCATCGGACAACTGTTTAAATATCGGGTTCGCCTTGTAATGCGCTCTCAAATCCACGAAAAAATTCTGAATACATTTCGGGCGGTATGTTCGCAAGTCTAACAAATACTCGGTCAGTTTGTTGTCCGGATAAAAATCCACGATGCCCGTAAAAATGTCGATCATCGGGATGATGCTGTCTTGCGCACCGGTTTGCCCACGGTATTGCTGCGGGGCATCATCGAAGCAACCCTCATACACGAGTCCTTGACCGAAGATTTTGTCGTTGCCCTTGATTCCCATTATGAAAATTCGGAAATCATTGTAGCGCTCGTGTCGGGACGCCGTCCACATATCTCGTCGGCGGCGATTCATTTCCTCCATTACATCGCCGCACAATTGTAAACTGGTGATGTCATTTTGGTTCGACCCGAAATCCATTACAGAACCGACCAACCTTGGCGAAACCTCGTTGATATACACGTGCACCATTATAAACCCGATTTCGTCGGACGTTCCGGTGAATTTACACGCCATATCCAGGTTTTTCCAATGTAAATCTCCAGCAGGGTCTTTTTTCACATAATTTCCAAGCGAGTAACTATAATGATAGTCTAACCACGGATAAACGTCCAATTTATTACTCACCAACACCAACGGTAGCGCGATGTTTTGTGGCAAAATCTGCCGAGCGACTCCATAATTTCCAGACTGTATAAACTCTTGATAGGCGTGTTCGAGAGTGAAACCAGAGGTAATAAATGTATATGCTCGGTATAATGCTTGTAAAATGAAGACGTCGGTTTCTTTGTCGATTGTTTTAGAATAGTCGGGTATTTTTCCTACTTGACTCACGATTTCATTGGGAATACCCAAAATGCCTTTTTCTTGGAAAACGTGTTGGTTGTTTTCTTGGAAAACGTGTAACACATTTATCAAATCTTGTAATTCTCTATATTCGTCTGGTAAAACTCGTAGTGG